AAATTATTCCCGGAATCATATAGTGATTCACTAACAGCAAATCAAATATTATCTCTTCAGGGAATATACCCAATATACAACAGCGGCAACCACAAATTCTCGTACTCGTTATAAATGTTATATTAGAGTGATGAATTTTTTATCTTATTAAGGATATTATTATGAGTATACTTAAGAAATACGGTTCGAGGGAAGATGCAGAAAAGGTTCAAAAATTATCTGTTTACCTCGCAGGTTGCACTTCTGCATTAGTAACAGGTTCAGTCAAATTAGAGGAATAGCCATCTTTATATTTATCTTATTAATATATTAAATTATTAGGGGTATTTTATGGAATCCAGTGAGTTTGAACCTATTCAGGGTAGTATTGTAGAAGTTACAGGTGATCGTCATTTAGGGTTATTTAAAGTAAAATTACTTAAACAGCGTCCTGATCTTAATAAGGTCGATGAAGATGATATTTGGGAGGCAGAGGTTACTCAAATAATAGACCCCGCATATTCTTACAAGGTTGGTTCTAAGGTATTTATTACCTTATCTCAGGGTGACGATGTTATTGACCCTTTTATTGAAGCAGATTTTACTTCAAAAGATTGCAGCGAGTCAGCAGATTCTTATGGAGTAGCTCCAGAGGCATTGGAAGCGTTTGTAAGGTCCTATTTCAATAGAACTTCCTCGGATTTAACTTCTGTAAGCTCTAACGAATTGGTTATTTTACTTCATAATTCTCTTGATATAAATAAATTTAAAATTGCATTTAATGATAGATTTAACCAAAATATTGAATTAAAATCTGAACACGCTCTTGATGATTCAGTAGAATTAATATATTCTTTTATCCCTAGGGGATTTATCAGTTCGGATATGACTTCTATTTAACATCTGTTATTTATTTTTATTTTTTAACATATATTTTTATGTTAAGAGATAGACAGATAAGAGAAGCATTTTTACCTACGATCACTGAAGGTCTAATCATTCCAGAGAAATCCATTCACGAGAAATCTCATATAACAGATATTTCTGTATTTCGCGATGACTTATTTTATGCTTATGAAATAAAGTCAGATTACGATGATCTTCGTAGGTTACCTAATCAGGTTATTGAATACTCAAAGCACTATGATTTCTGTTCTATTATTACTACAGCAAAACACGTTTTAGAAGTCTCAAAATTAGTCCCACTTCATTGGCAGATAATTCTAGCATGTGAATTCGGAGAATCAATTTCATTCCTTTCCTTAAGAAATGCTTTTTTATCAGATGATATTTCCGTGGAATCATTATGTGATTTTCTTCCTACAATAAATTTAAGAAAGATATTATCTATTCAAAACACTCGTAAGAGAACCAAATCTCGTAAAGTAATGTCGCAAATGATTGCACGAAGAAAAGATCTGACTTCTTTCAGGAGCAGTGTGTATTCCTATTTAAAGAATTAACAGGGTACCCAAGAACTCACAGTAGAACAAAATCCATATCATTCCTCTAACCCATTAAAATATGCTATAAATACATCTATTATTTTATAATTTAGTATCCTAATTATATTCACCGTCTACATAGGGCGATAAATAATTAATAATTTATTTGGTAATACTTATCGGAGATTTATATGAAGTTACATAAAGCACCTGCTAAATCAGAATTTAAAATTGAGTCTATTGATGATGTAATAGACCCGGATGAAGATTCGTGGGTAACTTTAGAAGCGAAGAGAACTGATCCCGATAAAGAAATAAAGAAGATGTACGATATCTGGATTGATTCAGATGAGATTTGGGACATTATCATTCAAATATTGAAAACTCGTTATGACATAGAAAACCTATCTAAATACTCTAAAGTAGGCAGATACATGAACAAGTATTTCAAAAAATCTCCTTCAAGACAATTTATTGAGAATTTCAAGCCAATGTTTCCTACTATAGGAAAACGTATGTTTCATGCTTTTAAGAAATATGTGGTCGATCCTAGAGCTTTTGATTCCTTTCCTAAAATAAAGAAATATATAAAAACCTTACTTAACTACCTAAACAGTTAACTTTAATAGAATATTCTTTGTCTCGTATACCTACTATCTATGAGATCCTCTTTCGGAAGAGAAACTTCGGAAACAAGAAGACTCAGAGCGATGACAAAGCCTCAAAAGATATTAGCTTCCTTTTGGGTTTTAAAAGATTAGGCTATCTAAACCCTCTTTTAAATAGATATAAAGAGAAGATTATGTGGCTGGCGGAAGGAGATGTCGATTTTATCGAACCTATTACTATTATCGATGACGAATTTTCTTCTCATGCAGATGCAGATGCAGATGCGGATTGTGGTATCAGTATCATCTTCAGACAAGGAGGTAGTCCTTTCTACTGAAGGTAATTATAGACAGCTTAGTTCGGATGAGTTAGGATCTACATTTCATATTCCCCCGAGTGAAGTTCCTACGGGAGCTATTAAAATTATAGAGAATAAGATAAAACGAGTATTCACTAATATAACTACTTATCTTTCACCTAATTTATTAGGAAAAGTTAAGTCAATAACTCCTTTATTTCTTAAATCTGCAGTACTTGTATGGAAAGTAGTGTGTTTAAGTTATGGCACCTCGTGGAGAGGTTATTCAGCTCCTTGTCCTGAGTGCAGAAAAGGTTCTGTTCGAACAGTAGACGAAATAGATAAATAATACAACTTACATTTAATTTCTTATAGTTTATATCGCTATTTAAGGAATTATTATGTCTATAGAAAAAGAAGCAGCTCAGGCATTAGCATCAGGTGAATTAGCCCCTTCTCTTATTAAGGGTATTAGTTGGATATGGCTAGTTATCGCTTTAGGTGTGGCTATGTTATCTACGGTTATATATAAATATGTTGTCAAAGCATTGGCGGATAGATTAATATTATTCATTTCAAATGCAGCTTATACAGATAAAGGTAAATTAGTCTATATTAACGGGGAGAAATGGGTTATTCATAAGCTAGGTCTTTTTAGAGTCGATTTAATTAAAGCAACTCTAGAAGAGAACCGAGGCAATAAGGAATACATGAAGAAGACACTTACAATTCCAATTACAAAGTATTTAAGTTCCAGCATAATATTTTATGAGTACCCTAATCTGTACAGTGATCAAGATCTTTCAGATTTAAGTAATGGTAAATTAATAGAAATAACAAAAAGAATAGATGATTTAGAATCTAAGTATATAGGAGCACAAAAATGATTTCATGGCTAAAAGATATTTTCAAGAGTTTTCTGCAAGGAAAGACAATTTCACAGGTAGAGGAAGATTATAAAGACCTGATTGAAGAAGATTATAAGGTAGAAGAGAATAAACCAAAACAAGGTTTTATTGGAAGTCTTTTATCTAAGTATTATCCTATCTGGCTTATTATAATGATTCTTATTATGCTAGCTGCGATTACATCTAAATATTGGTCTAAATTTATATTCAAGAATATTCGACCTTATATTCTAGATGTATCTTCTAGATGGAGTTGGTGGGGTTTTTCTATCTTTGTTATTTTTGGTTCATTGTTGGGTTATATTTGGGGATGGAGAATGCTTCATCTTGATATAGAAGTAAAACAGCTCTTTAATATTACTCAAGATGTTCTCCCTGCATGGGCTTTCTTTAAACATACTGTTATGTTAGGGGATAAAATGGTTTTAGGATTCTCCTATGAGGACCTTTTCTTTTACCCTGTCGGAAATGCTTTCGCTTATTTAATGTATAAGTGCATAGGGGTGGACAATTTACTTAAGGATTTTAAATTTGAAATAAAAATCAAAGGAAATATAATATTTCTGTTATCTCTTATAACCTTCTCTATGTGGGCCCATGCTTTTGTAGATTTTGGAGGACGTATTATGGTAGAATGCTTTGTACCGCTGGGTGTAATGTTATATTTTCTTTGCCTAAATTATATAAATTTCAAGAGATTTCTAATATTTCAATTATGGGTAATCTTTATGGTTTTTTTATGGGATTTTACATCGGTAACTCTTTTTAAGAAGCTTGCAGATGTTTTTAATCTTCCTTTTGATCATCTATCTATGTGGTTTTATGGTATAAAATCTACTTCAGGGAATATTTCTTCTGTTTTATGGAAGAAGGATGTGTGGGCGTGGTTTTTCAAAAGAGAACCTTTCTCCATTTTAGTTACTTTTCCTTTGGTAACGTCTGTGTGGTCTGTGGGGTTAATTGCTTTTATAGAGAATTTAGGAGATTTTATATGCGTTCAAAAAAGGAGAGGGAGAGGTCTAAAAGACTAGAGTTTTCAATTGTATTTGGGGCGATATGTAAGATTATTGCCAACATTATATTTTGTTTCTTCTTAGAGAAACATTATTTAATATCCTTTTTTATAATTTTAAGTATTGTCAATGCTGTTTTCCTTATTTTATATTTTAAGAAGAAGGTAAAGATAGCTTTATTCTTTATTTTATCTATTGTTTTAGATACGCCTACATTATTTGCGTGTCTCCTTATTTTTAATAAGCCTGAGTTAGTCTTATTTCCTTTTGTTGTTTTAAGTATGTATGCTTGCTTCAATACTTTATTTATAAGATCGTCGACCATTAAATTCTTTTTATTCGTTTTCATTTTTGTAGATGTCTTAATTTTATGCCTAGTCTTTAACTTTTCTATTATTTCAAAAATTATTTTCGTTATTTTGGGTTTCTTAATTTATTGGATCATTTTAAATGAGCATTATGTCTACAACAATTTTGCTAAAGACTTAGTTACCTTTAAGACTCGTTTAGAGAAGTCTAAGAAAGATCTGATATTAGGTATTGTCAATGCTTTAAAATATCGTGATAATGATACCGGAATCCATAACCTGAGAATAGCTTACATGTCTAAATTAATGTCTTCTATTCTTAACATGCCTTTGATATTTACTGATACTATATATTATGCTTCATCCTTACACGATGTAGGTAAAATGGCGATTCCAGATAATATTTTATTAAAGCCCGGTAAATTAGATCTAGAGGAAAGAGTGATTATAGAGAAGCATTCAGCTTTGGGAGGATCTTTTATCAGAAAGGCGTTGGGTGATGGAGGCATAGCATTCTTGCGAGATATGTCATATAATATATCTATGTATCATCATGAGAGGTGGGACGGTACCGGATATCCTGAGAAGCTTTTTGGGGATAGGATTCCAATAGAGGCGAGAATAGTATCTATCTTAGATGTATTCGATGCTCTATCATTTGACAGACCTTATAAGGAAGCATGGGATACTTCTAGAGTAGTTACTTTTATTAAAGAGAATTCAGGCAAGATGTTTGATCCTAGGATAGTGGATATTTTTCTAGAGAATATAGAAGTATTTATCAGTATAAGAGATAAATCTTTTGATGATCTAAGTACTTATTTATAATATTATATAATATTATAGGTGATTATATGCGATTTACTCCTTTGACATCTTCGGCTATAGGATTTATGTCTAGCGAAGATTCTGTTATTTTTACTTCTTCAAATTCTAAATCATTGTTAGAACAATGGAAAGATAATAGTTTTATCTTCAAAGAGGAGTTTGATTGGGCATGTAACAGGAAAAATATATCTAGAGAAGACAGAGATTTTATATCCCGAGAACTTCGTAAGAGAGGTGTGGATATTAGAGATTCTGAGATAGATATAGAAGAGCTTCGTGTAAGTAGACTAACCTATTTAGAGTCTGGCTCACATATTGAAGATATGGTAGATTATGTTCACGGGGATTCAAACAATACAAAAACTCGTGATATCAATTCATATAAACGTTTGGATAGATATCCTCCATCAAATAATATTCATCTTGCTTCGGATAAGTTTCTTAGTGTTTCAATTTCAGACAAACGACTTAAAGTATTAAAGAAAGCGATGCTCGGCTTAAATCTTGTTCGATTTAATTATACTAGAATTACTGATGGAGTTTCTACTCCAGGTCGTGTAGTAGAACTTTATGATATTAAGAGAGGGAAAGGAGGTCGTTCTGGACGTTCTGGTGAGATAGTAGTTTGGGCTTATGATGTTTCTAAGAATGATAGACATATTAGAAAGTTTTATTTAAGTAGAGTGGCTAATCCATCTATTTTAAGAAGAACTTATCGCCCTAGGTGGGATGTATCGATTGAATCTTCTCTTAATAGAAGAATAGGTGATATTTAATAAGTATTCAATAGAAATTAACAGGGTACCCAAGAACTCACAGTAGAACAAAATCCATATCATTCCTCTAACTAGTCTAAATAACCTCATAAGCAGCGTTGTCTATAATCACTTATTATTTTAAAGGATTGTAATATGGCAAGCACTCATCAGAATCTAGACGTTATAAAACCTACTCCTTATAAAGAAGATCGTAATATCCAATACGTAACAAGCTTAACCGTATTTCCTTCTATTCTTGAGAATCAAACTATCCTTATTTGGGACACTCCTTTTTATGATTCTACGGGAGGTCTTTCGGGTTTTAATATATACAGATCATTTGATTCACCTTTTGAAGGGTATAAGAAAATAAACCATAATCCTGTTACAGTTAAAGAATTTAACGATAACATGTCCTTAACGCTAGTTGAAGAGAAACCCTTAAACAAGATGAATATAACCATTGGATGTGATGATTTTATGGTTCTAACTTTATCTAGCAATTCATACAGTAATTTTTATTTAAGCGAGGAAACTGATTTAGTTATTCCTGTTAATGAGGATAGGACGTTTAAGAACCCTTCAAGAAACTTTTATACTTCTGTATTTGCAGAAGTTCTTTTAGATGGTCGTCGAATAGTACCTTCTTACATTGAGGGAAATCAGATTTATATTAATCTTTCTTGGATTTTAGGAAGTGACTCAGTCTATAAGAAATATAGAGATGCTCCGGTAGAGGATTTTCTAGTGAGATATTACTCTGCGGAAAGAGACCCCTATCAACATACCATGCAGGACAGAGTTTTTTATAAAGTACTTCCTCTGAATCATAAAGGAGAAGAGATAACTTCCTTAGACAACTCTACATTTGCTGAATATACTTTAACTCAGGATATGGACTGGGTGTGGAAAGCGGCATTGCACCGTAACTTCTGGCTTATTTGGTTTGGAGGAGAATCGTGTTTGGTTTACTTGAGAAAATGGTCGGGAGAGATTTGTTCATGTCAGACAAAAAGAAATGATAAACAAGTTGAGTGCGCAGGTTGTTATGGTACAGGAATTAAAGGAGGATATGTAGGTCCTTATGAGATAAAGGTTTTATTTGAATCTTCTAATAGAAATAGAGAATTTTCCCCTTATGGTAACCGTATGACAGAAGAGAGAAAAGGTATAATGATTCCTTTACCTTACCTTCGAAATGGTGATGTAGTAATCAAGAAAGACGGAACAAAACTTGTTTTAGGTGATGTGGAGAATATAGTAAACAGAGGAATTATCCTTCAACAGGAGTTTAATTTATCGGATACTAGAGCATCTTTAAAAATGGACTTACCAAACTCCCGTAATGTCAAACAATTCTTTGAGATTCCTGATAAACCTGGTCAGATAAATAGTAAAGGAAAAGAACCTTCATTTTCCCATATTAACATAGGTCTTAAAGGAAGCCCTGACATATAATCTGTATATAAACTCATGGAATCCCCTTTAGTATCTTTAAGTTCTGATATGGTCTTTGAAAGAAGCCTTCACATAGCTTATAAGGATAAAATATATCTCCGTCAAGAGTTCTTCTCTTATCTTAATAGCCTTCATTTAGAGGGAAGAACTTTAATTTCTTTGCAGAAGGAGTACGGCATCCGTTATGATTTAATTAAGAAGGCTTTTATAAAGTATGGCCTTAAGAGATTATCTCAGGAAGAAACAAATAGATTGATATCCAGGAATGTTAAAGAATCTTTAATTACTAAATACGGGGTATCATCTCCTGCCCTTATTCCTGGAGTAAAGAATAAAATTAAGAACACTTGTATTGATCGTTATGGTACAGATAACCCTTTTTCAAACAAAGATATCCAGAGGAAATGTGTTTCAAACAAAGATTATGACTCGCTCCTGTCTAAGACGAGGTGTACTACTGAACGTAAATATGGAGTGGAACACATATTAAGCTCTCCAGAGATTCAGAAGAAAATCAAAAATACTTTAATCGATAGGTATGGGGTGTCAAATATCTTTTCTTCTAAGGAGCATATGTCTTCCTCTAGAGATAAATGCGTAAAAGATAATTATAATAAAGTAAAATTGCGATTAAAAGAAGATGATTATGAGATATTAGATGATTATAAAGGTCTGATGGAGAAGGATCTAAATTATTCTTGGAAGATTTATAAGATTAAATGTCTAAAATGCGATTCTGTATTCGAAGATGATGTATATTTGAATCCTAAATGTTTAAATTGTTTTAAATCAGGGACAAGATTCTCTTCAAAACAGGAAAAATATTATTCTGATTTTTTAACTAATGATTTGAAAGTGGAACACTCCACTAATAGTCATCCTTTTCCTTGGATAAAGAAGGAAGATATTCTTTCGAGGAAGTTTAGCCACGAGGTAGATATCTTTATTCCTGAGAAAAGAATGGGATTTGAAATAAATGGCTTATACACTCATGCATCTGGAATAACTCCAAGATTCAGAGGCTCAGGTTCTTTAAAAGAGAAATCAACTTTATATCATCAAGATAAAACAATGGATGCCTTAGATGCGGGAATATCATTATATCACATATGGGAAGATGATAACCCTGATATAATAAAATCTTTAATCTCTTCAAAGTTGGGAGTAACTTCTAAAAAGATATTTGCGAGAAAACTTGTCTTTGAGGAGATATCCTCTACAAGATGTAGAGATTTTCTTCAGGAGAATCATCTTCATGGATTTATAGGAGCTACTAGGTATTTCGCTTTGCACAAGGAGGATGAAATATTTGCTGCTATGTCTTTTATAAATAGAGGCGAAGGTGTATTTGAAATCCAGAGATTTGCAAGCAAATTAAGTTATTCTATTCCTGGAGGATTCTCCAAGATACTCAAACACTCTCTTTCTTCTTTGGAGGAGGTTTCTACTCTTTTATCATATGCATATGTAGATTGGTCTCCTAACTATAAGAATACAGTTTATTACAAATACGGATTTTCTTATGAAGGAATAACTTCTCCTCGCCTTCTTTATTTTAATAAAAGAAGAAATGTCAGGGAGTCACGTCAAAAATATCAAAAACATAAATTAAAGAAATTATTCCCGGAATCATATAGTGATTCACTAACAGCAAATCAAATATTATCAAAAGAAAGTATCTATCCAATTTATGATAGTGGAAATCATAAGTTCATTTATTCAGTTAAGTAGTATCTTATATTTTAGGTAATATTCATGTTTAAAGTTAAGGGATCTTCTAAGGATTTTACAGATGTTTTACGAATGTCTATTATAGAAGCCACGGCTTCTAAGATTCGGAGTAACATGTCCGATGTTATCGATACAATATTTGATTTACAGGGAGCTAAATTCCTAAAAGATCGTATGAAGGTTCTTGTGACTCAAGACGGAGAGTCTATTTATTTCAACATATCTATAGATGTTAACAATTACCTTCAATTAGAGTCTATTTTGGAAAAAGGAGGCAAGCTTAGATTTATTTGGAGAAGGTCTGAGAAATCGTCTGAAGAAATCTCTAAGAGAGATGAGGCAGCGGGGAGAGATTTAGATAAGTCCTTAGAATTTATTAAGTCTCTTGATAGTATTAATGATTTAATGGGATATAAGATGCCTAAGATTCCTACTGAATCAGTGGCTAATAATTTCTCTAAGGGAGAGGATCTTTTTGAGTCTCTTATTATGAAATCTATGGAGTTATAAAATATGTTTAGTAGAATCGACCAACTTCGATTTGTTTTAATCGATTACTTTAACGCACGTCTTCATGAAGACTCCAATTTTCATCACATGTCTTTCCCTTACTATGTGGAAGCCCAATCTTCTATACCTCCTTCTAATATTATTTTAACCGCAGGTTCTCACTCAGATGAAAATCCCTTTATGGGGGATAGTTTAGGGAGGATATATTCTCATTTTACGCTTTATAAGAAACCCGACGCTCCAAATACTTCCATTGTTAATTTTCAGATTAAACCCTCTTTTGACTCATCTTCGATTTTGGAGAGACAGACAGGAATATATCAAATAGATTTTATGGAAGAAGATAATATAAAATATGCTCTTGTATCTTTTCTAAAATTGAATTCTATTGATACTACAGATTCATCTGCTGTTTCTATTGATCTCGCTTCAGATGATATTCTTGAACATACTATAATAGTTTATCAAGGTAATGCAATTTTAGAAAAAGATTTGTATTGGACTTATGATGACGGAGTCATTAATTTTATTCAAAACCCTTCTAACGGGGATATAAAGATAACACCTTTAATAGACCCTCCTCTTCAAGTATATTTTTTAACAAAGGATTCTTTAAATAAGTCTGAAGTTAAAGACGGGGAGATTTATGATGATTTAATTCCAGATACACGTATCTATTTAGGAAGAATCACCTCTGGGGATATCTTTAATATAAAGAGAAGTTTAAAAAAGGAATTTTCTTATGATATCTTCGGAGGTTATGTTAATATGAGTATTTCCATTCTTGGCTCCTTCCCTACAGAATCTGACGCCGAAATTGTTCGTAACAAGCTATTAGACCTTTCAAGGGAATTAAAAATATCGGGTACAAATGTAGATTTAATTATTACTGATATCGCAGGTTCTATGGCAGATGGGACGGAGTTAGATGTTTCAGGAGATGTCTCTAAAGATTTTGAGATAACGTTTAATGTTAGAAGCCAGTTTCAGTTACTGGCTCCAAAAATATCTCCAATGTTTAAATTATCTAGTTTTGCTTTTGAGGCAGATTTAGAAGGGTTTCAGGTAATAAGTATAGAAAAAGTATCTCATTTAGATACATTTAGGTGATAAATATGCCCATATTTGATTTTATTTGTAGTAGTTGCGGTTTTAAAGAGGAAACCTTCGTCCAGAATAGAGGAATTTTAAAAGAGTGTCCGAGTTGTAAGACTTCGGGAAGCTTTGCCGCTGATGTAATTGATTTTTCAAAAAGCAATGTAAAGATGAAATTCGATGAATCTTACCATAGATCATCTTCAACAGACACGAGAGCATGGGATCATATTGTAGGTAAATCCGCAGAGAAAGGTCACCAACAATATGCAGAAGCTTTTTCAAAGAAGAACTCTATTCTAGAAAAGGGCAACGTTCCTATTTATGATGAGACTAAAAATACTTACGTCGAAGCGCCTGTTACCTCAAAAGATAGTTTGGTATCAAATGCTTCTGTAAAGTCTAGTAAAAAGATGTCCAATTCTTCATATGTTAAATCCATTCCAAATGACTTAGTTAAATAGTTTGATTGATTATTATTTATTTAATTAGTATTATTATTTGGAGTTACTTATGCCTATAGATGTAACTGGTTTAAGACCGGATGTTTACAGTGAAATAAATTTTGAATTAGAAAATCCGATTATACCGGCCAATACGCGTTTCCCTATGGTTGTCGGTCCTGCGGACGAACATTTTAATGTTCCGGCTACTGAGTTAGTTAGATATGGTATCAATCCAATATCAAAATATGACTTATCTCTTCAAGTGGATGGTCAAACGAAGCAATTTACGGTTCCTTCTTCCTATCTACCTATTGTAGATTCAGTAGGTAACGTTTCAGCTGACCCTAAAAGTATTACTGTTTGGTCCGGAGGAAAGAAACGTCAAGTCAAAGAGATAGAGGGAGCTACTGGTATTTTCAGCTTAAGCGAGATTCTTCCAGTAGGATCTGATTTATTTGTAAGTTTCGCTTTTGACGATTTAGATATGGAAGTTTCCACTGATCTCCTTTCTCAGGTAGACGGAACAAACACGGTTTTTTATGTTGACCAACTATATATAGTAGATGGTTCAAACAGGGGGATTATTACTAATGATCCTTCTAATATTACTTTATTAGTAGATGACGCTCCTTTTGAAGTAGCATCTCTAGACGGTGCATCAGGTAAGATAACTACTAAAATAGCTATTCCAAATACTGCTGCTTCAGCTTCAGTTACTTTTTATAGAGCATTTCCTCGTCAGTATGATTACGTTCCAGAACATAAACGTGTTTTGGAAATAGAGAAAGTTGGATCTAGACCAGATGCAGCGGATTATATTAGAGGGACTCAGTACGTAGTTAAAACACTTGATGGTTTTAACATTATAGTTTGGGGAAGTTCTATCTTAATTGATGATAAAGTAAAAGATGCTGATTCTGATGGTATTAAGAGTGTTTTACAAGCCACTGTTCATGACGATTTTATTATGAATGAAGAGCTTACAGATGTTGATTTTACAGTCAAGAACGGCTTTACAAAATCTCAAGTTCGTGATGGTTCGCATTTAGACAAAGTAACTCAAGATCCTTCTTTAGTTATTACTAGGGAATCAGCTACGGGAAGTGTAGAGACTTCTAGTTTGGTAGATACTATCTACGTTTTAGGTGACTCTAAAGAAATTAAATTCGCGAGTACTATACCTTCAGGCAAGATTTACAGTTCTTATTATAGAAACGTTATATCAAACAACACCTTTTCTGTTAAAGTAACTGCTAAAGGCGGTATCGGTACAGGTAAATACTCACTTTTAGATAAGAGTGATGTAGTTATTCCTCATGTTATTCAAGGAACTCATAATTTAGTAGGTGGCCCTATAGCACCAGAATTCCCAGGCGGGATATTTGACGGTAGAGTTACTCCAGGAAAAGCTGTTTTAGGTACTTATAATTTAACTTTTACCTCTTCTAAAGAGTATAGCGTTGAATTCGATGATGGTGTTACTCCTGTAGTTATTGGAACAGGTGAATTAGATCAGACCTTCGAAGATCTTGATAGAGCAGTTTTCTGGACTATCATTACACCTACTTTAGGAACTTATCAGTCTGGAAACATTTTAGCATTTGAAGTAACGGATGTTGATAGAGATGTTTCAGCGAGCCCAGTTTTTGATATCCCAGGTGTTCAATTAATCTTGAACACTACAGCAGATCTTGAAGTTGATGATCTTTCAGAGATAGCTACTTACAATATCGAAACTCCTATTCCTTCAGGAACTTACTATTATTTGAAATATAAAATAGAGAAAAACACTATTCTTAACCCTTTATTTCTAACTAGACAGGATTACCTTAATGGTAACGTTCCTATCTTTGTGGGAGAGAAGAATCTAGAAAATACAGGTGTTCTTGGTGTAGAAGCTGCTTTCGAAGCAGGGTCTCCTTATGTTTTATTCTTACAGTCTTATAAGAATTCTTTAGGATTCTCAGGCTCTCCAGAATATGAACAAGCCCGAGCAGTTTGGGAGAAAGGCTTTGAAAACAAATCAGACCCTTATTATATAGTTCCTATGACTATCAACTCTCAGATATTACAGACATTTAAAAACACTTCACTTCAATTATCTTCTTATAGATATGGTAGGGAATCTAGAGTATACATGTCAGTAGATCCAACTTTATCCTACAGAGAGATTATATCTTTTGTTGAGGGTTTCTCTAACGTTAGAATATCTTTATTCTATCCAGGAGATCCGGTAATTGATTTTGTAGATGATGAAGGAAATGTCGAAGAATTTCAAGTAAGTCCTGCAGTAATACCTGCAGTAATTGCAGGTTTAAGATCTTCAGGTTTATATAATATAAGCGAATCTTTAGTAGGAGATACTAAAGCTATTCCTTATATTAAGAAAGTGAATACTACTCTTTATGAACCATTTAATGGTCAATTAGACCTTGTAGGTGTTTCTATTCTTATAAATGAGGACGGCGTAGTCAAATTCTGGAATGAAAGTACTACAGATGCGTCTTCAGTTAAGACTAAGGAACCTACAGTAATAGAATCCGTGGATGATTTAGCAAAGACTGCTAGAAAAGCGTGTAAATCTGAAGTAGGCGAATATGCTGCAGATGATTCTTCTGTAGAGAAGATCATGAAAGCAGTATTATCTAATAAGATAACAGCTAACATAATTAGTGATTATGCTAACCTTACTATTTCAGCAGATCCAAATGATCCTCGTGTAACTAGGGTAAAAGTAAAAGTATTTGTACCTTCTATAAGGAAGTGGATTGCAATATCATTCGTTGTCTAGTAGATTGTATAAAAGGGTATGGAAGTACTCTATATCCCTTATGATATTAAAACATTAAGAATTAAAGATTCTTTATCTCCGTCAGATAAAGAATCTTTAATATCTCATTTTAAAGGAAGAATTCCACGTTCTCATCTGAGAATTTTAGAGAGTTCTTTTTCCTTTTCTTACAAGAGTCTTTCACTATCAATTAAAACACATTTATTCGTTCCTAAAGTGGGGTATGTATCTTTAAAAGATTCTATTTTTTGGGGAAAAGTTTATGACCTTTATAAAGAAGTTTCCTCACTTAAGAAACTTTATCGTGACTTAGGCATACATCCTAAGACTCTTAAGAAAGCTTTTAACTTTTTTGGTTTTGAGTTATTGTCGAAGAATTTAACTTTAGATAAATCTATAGAACGTATGAGACATACTAATATTCTTAGGTATGGAGGTCCTTCTCCGAGATATAGTGAGGATGTTAATGATAAGATTAAGAGAACGTGTGAGAGTCTATATAATGGATCTTCTTCATTTTCTAGTCGAGATGTTCAGTCCAAATGTAAATCATCATTTGCTAAGAAGTATGGTGTTTCTAGTTTCTTTGGTACTAGGGAGTATAAAGAGGGTTTATTAAGAACCCGTTTTTATAAAGTAAAATCTGATTTGGAGTCTTATGGTTATAAATTTTTAGACAATTTCATAGGCGACAGAGTCCAAGAAAACGGATGTAGGGAATATATAAGATATAAAATAAAACATTTAAAGTGCGGAACGATATTTGAAGACGATGTATATGCAGTTCCAAGATGCCCTAAATGTTTCTCATCCCCTTTTCATTCAAAATTAGAGTCCTTATATTCTCTATTTTTAGAGTCATTGGGTTTAGTTAAAGGAGAGAATTTTGTTGAGAACGATCAAGGCAGTGTTTTATGGAAATGTAAGTCCTCCAATTATAATAGAAAAGTTTATCACGAACTAGATCTTTTTTGTTCAGAAAGACGTTTAGCCTTCGAAATAAATGGTCTATATACTCATTCATACGGTCATACTCCTATTTTTAAAGATGGGAGAACTCTTCAGAAGAAAGATAAATTATATCATAAGAATAAAACCGGAGATGCTTTACACTCAGGCGTAGATCTTATCCACATATGGGAAGATGATAACCCTGATATAATAAAATCTAAGATACGGATTAAGTTATCTCATTTTTCAGTTAAGAGAATTTATGCAAGAAAATGTGCTATTATCCATGTAGATTCCTTTATAGAAAGGGAATTTCTATGTGATAATCATCTTCACGGTTACGCTTCAAGCCTAAATAAATTTACTTATGGTTTAATGTATGAAGATATCTTAGTTTCTGTTATTTCTTTTAGACGGATGAGAAATGGTGATGTTGAACTAGCAAGATTTGCTAGTTTATTGAATACTGTAGTTATCGGAGGTTTTGGTAAACTCCTTAAAAGAATTTTACCTCTTTTGAAGTCGGAAGGATTTTCTAATTTGATATCTTATGCATATTCAGACTGGACTCCAGATTACAGAAACTCTGTTTATTACAAATACGGATTTTCTTATGAAGGATGGAAACAGCCATCTATGTATTATTGGAAATATTCTTCTAAGAAGAGGGAGTCACGTCAAAAATATCAAAAACATAAATTAAAGAAATTATTCCCAGAATCCTTTAACCCTTCTTTGAGAGAAATAGATATTTTAGCACTAAATAAAATATACCCAATATACAACAGTGGAAATCATAAGTTCTGTTTAACTCTTTGATATTAGTTTAGTAATTTATATTTGAGTATTTAATTTACGATATAATAAATTTATTAATTACTTATATTAGTATATGAGGAGTTACTTATGTCATCCAGTTTTAATAATACCCCAGGTTTATCTCCGCAGACAATGGCGGCAGTTTCAATGAGAAATAAGATTTTTACAGATAATTATGGCGGGTCTACTTTAGATAAAGTAACCGACGGTTTATCTAATTTTGTAGGAGCTCTTTCTAATTTTGCTCCATCTCAATCTCGTTCAGTTCAAGAAGTTCGAGGAATTGGTATGGGGGATAGAATATTAGAAGCAGTTCCTAATTATCATGATATGTTTTCTATATCAGTAAGCAGAACTTTATTCTATTTATCCTCATTATTTGATGCTTTTGGTTACAAAGCGAGTGTTAACGGTCTTGTTAGAGCATTACACCATCACAAACATCCTTTTCGTATTAGACAAGAACTTATAGTTTCTGAGCAGGCTAACGTAGCTCAAGGAGCAGCAAATGCGATAGCAAATTCAGCATTACCTAATGGTCAATCAGCTGGAACAAAGTTTTTAACAAATGGCTTAGCTGCTCAAGCTATAATAACTCATTATCTTGGTTGCTGGTTTACAGATTATAACACAAGTTATACTTCTGATTCTTCTTTAATTTCCGAGGAAGGGACGATTAATTGTCCAGAGATTTCAGACGGATCTTCCGTTATTAATGATATTTTTACAGACACTGGAAATGTTCCTAATCTTGCATCTACTGTACTTTCTAGCGCTTTAAGCTCTGTTACAGGTACTGGAGGTCTTGTATAATATTTTATGGATTTAAATAAAATATTTCAAAAGATAAAAGAAGAGACTGTACATTTAGAAGAAATCGTGTATAAGGTCTCTTCTGAGTTTTCAGTAAAATTTGTAATTCAAGTTTCTCCTTATAGAGAATTAGATGAAATAGAAGAACTTAATCAGAAACATCTTGTTTCTGACAGAAAGGTAAATGAAACTATCTTCATTCACTCTGTGATTAAAATCAATGATTTAGATTTGAGAAAGGTTGATTCCATTGATATTTCATCCGGGGATGAGTATTCTGATATTAGAGATTTTTATTCAGATGCGAAGAAAGTAACTGTTAAAGAGTATTTAAAGTTTCAGGCTCAGGCAGTTCTATCCGGTGATATTCTATCTCGTATTGCATATGTTTATAATAAGAAGTATTCTGAATTATCCGAAGATGTGAGTTCTAATGTTCATAACAAGTATTTAGAGGAATTAGATTCAGCTTTAGACAAGGCTGACGATACTAAAGAAACTATGGCGGAGAATAAGGAAGATATTACAGAAACCAAATAGGATCCTTACTTGGAAGATTATAGTAGATTACCTAAGAAGGATTTAGAATATATTACTGATGCTATATATGATGTAATCTATTCAGGATCTTTAATATCAAGTTTCTATATAACCCCTTCAATATTTATAGAGACTTCAGTTTTAGATATTCCAGCATTACGTAAATATGAGAGACTTAAGAAACAATCTGTCTTATTTGCCAATAAATTCATTTTCAAAGAATCAGTTTTATCTTTTAATGATGGTTTTGAATCCGTGGAATCTGACCATGTCCTTTTAGAGGATCTATGGAATTTTCTAGAGAGTGAACGAATCTTGAATTATTTCTTTCTATATCTTAGAAAGATTAACAATTTATTATATCGATTAATAGACTTAATCCCCACCTTCTGTGATATGTACAAAGCAAAGAGCCTCTATACGTGGTATAAACATAATTGTACTACTAGGGATTTTAATGGCCTGAATTCTTTAGAGATATATTTCCTTCGGTTGATGGAAATTCGTGATTTAGACTTAAGCTTTGAGAATTTTAAATTCTTAGGCTCTATTTGGTCTAAGGATGTTAAGAAGATTCTAACTTCAGTTCAGAAGGGGTTTTCATGGTATCATGTTAATAATAAAGAAGGAAATTCCTCTTTAGATATGTCTGTTAAAGAAATGGAAGAGATGATGAAAAGATCCCTTTCAGGAGATAAAGACGATCATGATAAGTTTATGGAAGCGTGGGAAAAGCAGCAACGTGATTTACTTATCAAGCAGGCGGAAGAGGCTAAAATAGAGCAGCAGAAGCTTATTAAGGACTTTGATTCTTCTTTAGTTTACACTACTTTTGATTAAGGTTTTATAATGGGCGCAAACGACTTCTTAGTTCAGGTTACTGTAGACGAGGGTAACTTAGATAAGCAATTGAGAAGCATGCAGAAGCTGCTTATATCTTTAACAAAACAATCAGCAATTATTGATAGGATGTCTGACGCAGGCACAGATTTATCCAAACATCATTCAAAGATTTCATCGACTTTAGATAAGTCCTTAAAAGAGTCAATCAAAGATAATAAGAGTGGTAAGATATTATCCAAAGTTGCCAAAGAAAGAGTTAAGATATCTAAATTTAACGAGAAATCAATAGAACAGGCTGTCAAATTTGACACGAAAACAGCAGACCTGGAAGCAGCAAGATCTTCATTGTTAGGGAATCGTCATAAAACACTATCCGGTATGATAGGTAAATCCAAGCAGATATTTTCAGTAGAGTCTAAAATAGAGAAGCTCAGAAAAGATAGACGGCGACTTTCTGATTCAGGTGCGTCTACGGCAGCTTTAGATAAGCAACTAGCGCAGTTAGACCAGCTTAGGAGATATGGGACTACTTCTTCAGGGAAGGCAGTTAGGAAGCTAGGTGATACCATGGATGCGGCATTAGCATCTCCTTCAAGTACTTTATCCGGTATGGTTTCTAAATCGGTTGGAGCCGCTGGAAGTGTGGTTGCTGGGTTCAGTGATCCGTTTGGAATTACAAAGGCTGTTGGAGCAGCGGCACAAGTAGCTGCTGACAGTATTCAAACCTATGCTGATATTTCTATTCAGGGGTATAACATTATCGCTAATATGATGGGAGGAATGTCAGAGGCATTAATCCAACATTCAGAAGGAGCTACTTCTGTATCCGCAGATTTTGATAACTTTAAAGGAAATCTCTCTACAATGGTCGAGGCAGTAACAGATTTAAATAATTCCATGGACGATCTATCGGGAATGATGAGTTCCTTTGGTAATGCTGGAGATAGATTTATAGGAAATTTCCTTGATAATATGCTCAGCGCAACTTCTGAAGACCTGGAGAAAGTTAAATCCGATATAAGTCAGCTTACTGGGATAAGTGCTATGCTTGGGGCTAATTTAGGAGCGGTTTCAAACTTGATGTCTTCTTATTCTAAGAAACTAAACACTACTTTTGATGATCAGTTAGATATGTTTGAGGAAGTAGCTTTATCTGCTAAATTCAATACTGCATTATCCCTTGATGATTACACTTCAACGTTGCTAGACCTTTCTAGCAGATCTAGCAGATATAATAATTTTCTTGATGAGAGCAATAGAATGCTTTTTGCTCTATCCAAAACAGGTAAACTAACAGACGAGGAATTAAAAGGCGTGGTTCAGGCAGTAGAAGAGTCTAGAGGAGCTGTGGAAGATAACTTTTCTATAATAGCTGCATCTTTTACCGAAGATGATTGGTCTTCCTTAAAAACCGAATTCATTGCTCAGTCCGATGGCAGTGACATAACTAGAGCGGAGATAGATTCTTTAATTTCAGCAATGAGTCAGGGAACGGGATTTAATTCAGAGAATATATCTAAATTGACTTCAATGATGTCAGGCCAAAAAGCTTACGATCTTATATTTAAAGCGGCAGGCCCTGTTTTAGGTAAGAATTTATCTAATATGTCTATTAACGGTGTTGATGATATTTATGATACTTTTGCAGACATGCAGTCTAGAGGAGTTATTAGTCAGAAGCTATCTACTCAGATGAGTAATCAATTAGCGGCATTATATGATGGATCAGTAAATAATATAGGGGATCTTTTAAAGAGATTAAGTAAGCCTCCTCTTAAGAAGAAAGATTTAAAGAAAGCTTCTGATAATTTTTATAAGGCAGTAAGTACTATAAAGGAGTCTAATCTAACAGCTGACGAATTAGTAACGAGGAAACTAGGGAAGATTTATATAGAGTCTGGTGTTAATATAGAGGGTGTAGTGAAGAAGATAACGAAGGGCACTAAGCTATTAAATAAATTTTCGAAGAAAGATTCAGAGCTTAGCGAGAATAAAGTTAAGATGATTGCTCGCACTGAAGAAGGCGTTCAAGAGCATTGGGTAAAGCCTACAGAAGTAAAAGGTTGGCTATCTAAGAATCATGCAATAGAAGAAATTGGTTCCGGTGTTTCAGATAAGTTCAAGAGATCTTATGCCGGGCAGGTAGTTGATTTTAGAAAGAGAAGAGCTGAAGGTACTATGACGGATGAAGCGAAACAGAAGTATTCAGATTTTTGGTCTCGAGGTAAAGTAGAAGCTTTTGAGGAAGAAGTAAATGTTTATGTTAATGGGAAAGAATAATGCTTAAAACTAAACTCGGTGTAGATATGGCTCTAGATGCTAAGGAGCTGGAGAAAGCTTTTAAGAGCATAACGATGAGCTTAAAATCTTTAGAGAAAGCAGGAAATCTTTCTTCAAGTCAGGAGAAGACAGTTAAGGATATCTCTGACTCTATGGGTGACATTCTTAAGGTAAAGAAGAGAATTTCTAGTTTAGATAAGAAATCTGAGAATGTGTCAAAGAATATTAACAAGGTTAATAAGAGCTTGTCAGGAGACCTGAAGAAGCAGGCGAATCTTTCAGAAGAAATATCAGATCAGGCAAAACAGCGAAATAATTATGTTAAAGATGCTAATAAGAATTTTAAAAAGGTAGATTCTGCTTTATCAAAACAGTTCAAGAAGATGAAGAATTTATCTTCAATAGAAGCGAAGAGGGCGGATATAGAAAAGAAGAGACAGGCCATGCTTTCTGTGGACAAGGGAGCTGATACTTCAGTAATAGATAGGAAGATCAGAGATTTAGATAAAGCCCAAGGAGCTTTAGATTCAGGAAGCAAGATTGGAGCAAGTCTTTCCGATGGGGTAGATAAAGCATTAGCATCTCCTACGTCATCTCTTGTGGACATGGCAGGAGGTATGGTATCAAAAATGACTTCACTTGCAGCAGGCATTCCTTTTGTGGGTGGCGGTGTAGCAGCTTTAGGAGAAGCAGCGAAAGAAGCAGCAACTCAGTATGCTAAACTTTCTTTCAAAGGTTATGACATGTTAGCCGATTTAACAGGAGGAGCTACAGAAGCTCTTATTCAGATGGGAGGATCCTCTAATGATATTATAACAGATTTCGGAGATTTTAAAAGCAATATAAATACCTCTGTTCAGATGTTGACAGCTGATGGAATGTCCTTAGGAGATGCCAGTGCTATATTAGAACAGATGGGTAACGCAGGCAATGATTTTGTAAATAATTTTATGCAGGGAGTTGTAGGCAGAGCAGAATATCAAGATGCCTTACAAAAGTCTATTGGAAGTATAGGATTTTCTAGCGCTTTATTAGGTCAAGATTCTGGCGAGTTTACTTCTATTTTAGTCGATTATTCAAAGAAATTAAATAAGTCTCTAGACACTCAGTTAGACGCTTTTGAGTCTGTGGCAGTAGCCGCAAAAGATAACGGTGTTCTTTCTCTGGATGATTATACACAGACTATACTCGGATTAACTTCTACTTCTGATCGTTATAATGATCATTTAGATGCAAGTAATAATATGCTTTATTCTTTGGCAAAGTCAGCCAAATTAACAGCGGATGAACTTAAAGGTTTAGATGACTCTGTTGATAAAGCGAGAGACTCTGTTACAAAGAATTTCTCTGTTTTAGCAGGAAACTTCTCTCCCGATAACTGGAAGGAGCTTCAGGAATCTTTAACAGAAGGCAAGGACCCGATGGCAAAAGCGGATATAATGTCCTTAATTGATTCTATTAAGAGCGGACGAGGCATGAATGAGCAGGCAATAGGTAAGCTTACAGGGATGATGTCAGGCCCTATGGCTTTTAAATACGCTCTTCAAGCATCCTCATCTTTTTTAGGCAAATCTTTAACAGATGTTAATATCTCTTCTTTAGGCGATCTTTCTAAAACATTTCAGAAGTTCAAAGACGTGGGTGCCATGGATAGTGGACTTGCTTCTTCTTTATATACATATTTAGGTTCTAAATATGAGGGAGGTGATGTTACAATAGGTGAGTTAATGAATAAGGTGTCTGGAAGAGATGTTAAACTCTCTGATTTAAAGAAGACTATGAAAGCACCATCTAAGATGGTCCAGACAATAAAGAAAGCTAATCTAACTGCTGATGAGATGATGGTTTTAGATTTAAAAGAGATTTACCTTTCAGCGGGAGCTAATATCAGTCCTGTTGTTACCGCTATGGCAGGGGCAGTAGAGAAATCTGTTGATTTTGCAAGTGGGTCGGGTAAAAAGAAGAAAGAGAAACCTAAGAAGATTCGTGGGAAAGTTCATCTTATAGGAAAGAAAAGAGATTTACGCCCTGGAGAAAGACCTTCTGATGTTAAGAAGACTAAAACAGTTAAAGCGAAAGATTTAGAGAAATATATAAAAGAGGGTTGGATGGTTAAGAGCTTTAGTAAAGACGTTCCTGAGGAATTTGCGCAGAAGAACATGGGAAATGTTCTTGAGTATTTTGCAGGAGATAGGGACGCAGGAGCTAAAGAAGAAGCTTTATCTTATTTCAAAGGGGATTTAACTTCTGAGAAATCTTATATTACTGCAAAGAAAAGGATAATAAATATTATCTATAATAGAGGGAATTAAGGATTATTTATGCCGGTTTCATTATTTAACAGAAGCATTGGAGATAACTTTTCAAATATCAAGAAAGGTGTCGATAGGATTAAGAATGGATTAGCCTTTCGTCCTGGACTTGATTTCTTTGCCAAGATTGAGCTTAAGTATCCTCAGGAATTTACCAAATTACTTTCCGTTAAAGAGTTTGAGTTTCCATCTTTACTTTTGTCTAATGGTAAGTTCAATTACAGTTTTCAGCAGAAAGATGCTGTGAGTAGGACAATGGGAGGGACAGTTATAGATGACTGGTCTTTTATAGATACTACGATATCTGCTACCAATATAAAGGCTGTATTTGATGCTCATTTAACAGAGCATGCTCTTAGTTTTAATATACCTTTGGTAGGTAAGAATATAGATATTCCTATTGGGTTTCTATCTAGAATGCCTTTGCAGAAGACCTCGTTACAAGAGCTAAAATCTTTATTTTCAAATCCTGAAGGCAAAGGAATTTCCATGAATGATAGTATCAAATACATGGAAGAGAAGAGATCAGATAGATATAACAGATATATGGATAACAGAGGTCCTTTCTTAGTAGATAAAATGCTTTCTATGTTTAAAACAAACGGCACTTTATTTGATCAAGATAATATTCCTATTATATCAGGAGATGTGGAGATATCCACGGATTACATCTGGTTATCAGATGGTAACATCTCTGGTAATAAGGATTTTAAGAAACATTTCCGTCCTGGATCTTTTGGTTTTGTTAATAAGCTAAAAGAGACAGTTTTTAGCGATAAAGATTTTGAGCAAAGTTTCATGGATAATTATTCAGAGAATCATGTTGATATTATCCCTTCTACGATTTACAGAGGGAGATTTGAAATGTTTAATTTTAGCGTAGGAGGAGAATCTCCTTATTCTATAGATTGTGGGTTTACCTTTACTCCTTCTTTTTGTAGAAAGAAGATTATGACGCCAGATATTCCAGCAAAAGAGGATTCAAACGATGGCTAAAGAGTCAAAAGCTTTTAAGAAAGGTTCATCTACAGAAGAACCTAAAGAGAATAAGCAGGATAAGAAGCCTAAAAGAGAAGGATCCTTTATCCACGGAGGGAATTTCTTTTTACCTCAGATGGAGTTAAGGGTAGTTCCTGTTGACGAAGAAGATAAATTATCACCTCATCTAGGTGTGGAAGGCTTCCCCGAAGACAATGCTTTAAAGTTCTCAGTTATGCGGCCTACAGAGACTAAATTTCTAGCTGATGCAGAACCTGAGTATTCATTTTTCCTTCATTCTCCTCCTTCCGATATGCAGGTCAATTTCCAGTCGAATGTAGCAACATCAGACACTAGATATACTAAGATAATGAACTATTTAGGAGGAGAATTAATCACTGCTTCCTTTAGCGGAACAACACGTTCATGGCATCATAAGCATATAGGTGTGACAAACATCTTTAGAGGTGAGACAGATTCTTATAGAAACTTTATGGAGTTTATGATCCTATTTATGTTTAATGGCCGTGTTTATCATACTAATCCTAATCCAACTATTTTTGATGACTTAGTTAGAGGAAAATATATAGTAGCGCCTGAAGATATCTTAGAAGACTCTACATTTTTAGAAGAGATAAAGAAGAAACCAAGATACTCGGCTTTTATTGCTATTGATGTGGGATATATAAGACTTTATGGTAAATTCAGTAGTTTTTCATATGAAGAGGTGGGGCCTTATAATTACTCATTTAATTTTGATTTTACTGTTTGTGATATAGGATATACGGAGGATTATGCAAGTGATACTCAATTTGACATGTTTAGCTTTTATTATAATAGAGATTTTGGAGCTAAAGTGGAATCGAGCGGGCTTAAGGTAACCCCATTTCCTCTTTTTAAGAAAGATATTATAGTAAGAGATATGTTTCTAAGAGTCAATCAAGATGTCCTGGGAGACCATTATAGTAATGATGGGTCGGGAGATAAAATTACAAGTAGTAATTATGCAAAATCTTTATCCTCAAATGATGATTCTAGCACTTCTTCTGTAAAGTATAAGGATATTCTAGACATTCTTCCTAGGGTAGCCACATATAACAAGTCTTTTGTCAGCTATCAGATGTCATATTCTTTGGAAGATAGTTCATGTTCTTTCGTTTACGCTTTAACGGACTTTGAAACTTATGCATTTCTTAAGTTTCAAATGAGCCCTGTCCATATCTTCTCAGAAGTAGAGCTTTTTGAAACAGGTAGATTTCCTATTCAGAAGAAAGGGGATGATAAGGGATTAGAAATTACGACGCCTTATTATAGAAGATTTTGGGGTGTTGCAGTTAGCAAGAACATTTCAACTGGCGTTAGTGGAGGAAAGGTTCTATCCGTTAATTGTAACAGTATTCTTTATTTCTTGAAGAGAAGTAAGTTTCCTATAGGATCGAATCCTATTCAAACATCTAAAGCTATTTATCTTCAAGTTGACTCAAAGAAAGGTTCTGATAAACGTGAAGTAAAAGAAATCGATGTTAAAGAGTTAAGCATGGGTGCTTTCTCTCAGGCGAATATGAATATTTTTGACTTGATTCTTTGGTCTATAATGAGAGCGATGTCATATTTTATAATGCCTGAATCCCAGGGATCAGTTACAGCGGCTACGGGAGATGCTAAGGTTTCAGAATCTGAAAAGATTGTTTGGTCGAAGACGAGAGAAGACGTTCAATCTTATTGGGCAGAAAGACTGTCTCAAGTAACTCAATCTTTAAAGTTTTATGGAATCAGTGATGCTACTTTCTATCAGACCAAGGCGGAGAAGTCGGGAAAAGCAGAGGATGAAAATCCAGATTTATATAAAGTAAAAGTATCTTTAGATACTTCTTATTTAACTATGTTCAACCCTAGATGGATTGATGTTTTAGAAGACAAATTCAAAGATGTTGAGCAGACGGATGTGTACGAATATATAAAATCTGTAACTTCTACAACGGGAATGGAATTCTATCAGGATGTTGATGGGTCTATGGTTATAAAATTCCCTTTTTATAATTTAAATATTTTTAATTATAAACCTTTTACCGTCGAGACTCTAGATATTATAAACATTGATTACAATGAGAGCATGGAAGGTATAAACACTTTCTGTGAGATTACAGGATCTCTGGATTCAGCAAGATCTCATGATAAAGCGATATGGGCTTTTCATATAGACTCTAATCTCGCTGCTAGATTTGGTCTTGTAGGAGAGAGCAAGCCTATTCCTTATATAAATACTATAGGTTCTGCTAAGGTATTTGCTATTAATTATCTTACTTTATTAAATCTCCAACAATATTCTTTGAGACTTCAGATAAAGTCTCGTCCAGAGCTTAAGATAGGATTCCCTATTTATATCAAACATTTAGATGTTATAGGATATGTAACAGAGATTAGTAGGTCTGGTTCTGTAGGATCTAATAGCGATATGGATGTAACTTTAACAGGTCTTCGTTTCAGATTATATAACAAGGAAGGTAATATTCTTGCTAACCTAGGTATAAGACGTGATATCGAGGTAACAGAGGTTGATATTGAGAATTCTTCAAATACAGATTTCAATGCATATGATCCTGCTTTCCCAGGATTTAGGTATGACGGAGCGAAGACTATTCCGGTACCTGAAGATTTAGATGAGATAAATCTAGATGACGGCTCCTCAGAGAATACTCCTTATGAGCAGTTATTTGCAGTAAGCCCTGATCCAGATGGGGTAGATTCTTTTTATCCTGTTACAGATAGATTTGGTTTTACGGTTGTAGGTGGCCTTGCTTATGGTAGAGGCATGAAGATATCGTCTGATGGACAAAAGATATTATACGATTTTGATATGTCTCTTCCTGTTTACAAAAGACAAGGAGCAGGCAATAATATATTGAAAGAAAGCAGTCCTAAAAACGTTTCTAGAAATGATGTTGTTGAGGCGAAAACATTTAAAGAGCTAGAAGAGAAAGCAACTACTTATACTTTAGGAGTCGCTGATAGTGAATCTTCCGGAACAACGACTTCTAAGAGACAAGCTTCTTTGGAAATTAACAATAAAACCTAAGGATCAGTAATGCCTATTTCAAGATATGATATAGATTCATTAACAAAGCTTTATAAAGCAGGTAATTCTAAGCCTCGTAAGAATTGGCTAGTGTCTCCCGAGAAGAATGAAAATGTAATGTGTCAGGTAGTGGATTGTGATCCATTTAATTTTAAACTTATTGTAAAGGTCCTCTATACGAATAGGATAATTAGTAACGTTAGATATTCTTTATCAGGATCCCAACGATCTTTATCAGGATCCCATCCTTTAAGAGGTACTTTTGTTAACATTTCACCTTTAACGTCTGGAAAGACCTTTTACTCTGAGTGGGTAGTTAACTTTACCCTCCCCTTCGACTATCTATCTGGATATAGAAACTTATTATCTCTAGGAATGTATCCGGGATATTGGAATTATCCTTTTCATCCTTATCACTTATTGGGAGATACATTCTCTACTTCTGATAGTCTATCAGAATCAGTTCAGGGAGTTTTAAATTATCTTTCAACTCGTGATGGTCAGCAGGTCTTATTAGACCCCGTTTCACATCAGATGATTATTAATTCTGTTCAAAGTGTTCTCCATGCTTCTGGCGTTATCAATCTTAAAGGACCTGTTTTTAGAAACATGACAGATGATTTTCCCATATTAACAGATGGGTCTGTTGTTGAGTATCTGAATAAAGGGTATGACGGAGGCAATGGCTTAGATATGTCTTGGCAGAAAGCGACTGATTTTTCTTCATTAAACAATTTCTCTTCTTTGACAGAGGATTCTTCTGTTTTATTTGAATATAATAATAGACTTCCTTTATTGAGTTTAGATAAAGAAGAATTTGCTAATTCAGATCCTATCGAAGAGAAGCCTTACCTTCTTTATGGTAAGGGTACTTTTATTCCGTCTCATTCTAGTATAGGTGATGGTTCCCTAGAGTACGGAAAGATTTATAAACCTAAAATCTATTCGGCATCAACAGATACAGCTCCTGATAAATCTTATGAAGATATAACCTCAAAAGATAAAGAAGGCGATGATTATGATCCGCTAGTCTCATGGACTATACTTCCTGCAGAAGCTAAAGCAGACGACGTCTATGTAGGGTTACATAAATCAGGTAAGATGTCTGTAGCTCTTGGATTAGATAAAGATAAAAGATCTCTTGACTTAGATGCTCCTGGAGTAATTAAACTTACGGTAGGGAAGGATGATGATAGTAACAGCCTTTTATTAGATTTAAAGGGAAAGGCAGTAGTATCTACTGAAGATGATATAGACGTTACAACTACAGCAAATGCTAATGTTGTAGCCGAAGGAGAAATTAATCTAGAAGCTGGCGGTACGGGAGGAACTACGATTAAAATGGATTCTTCTGAAATAAATATGAACGGTGGTAAGTTCGTAAGCAGGCCGTCATAATGGAAAAGAATTTTTGTAATGAGGATGTTGTTTTTGAGTTTGATTTAGATGCTTCATCTGAGTCCTCGATTTTTACTGCTCCTGTTAGTAACGGAGAAGCTGAGACAACAACTTCTGGAGTAATCCCTGGAAAATCTTCATGTAACGATTGTCCTAAAGGTAAAGCATTAATGGATGGGACGACTTCATTTTCATGGAACGTTGCTCTAGCACCTTGCCCTATCGCATCTTTGGCTCCGCCACCCTCTCCTAATCCGGGTTTTTCTTCTGTTACTTTTATAGCGGGCGGGGGATCAATTTCAGGTAATTCCGATTTTAATGACTCAGAGTCAGATAAAGTCATGTTAGATGATGCTGAAGGCAGTTGTGCAGGGACTTGGACTTGTGTTCCGTCTTCGGGAGGCCCTCCAGTAACCTTACCTTGTTCGTGCAAAGTTACTATAAAAGATTCAGGTCAGGATAATGTTACAGAGGATTAAATTAACAGGGTACCGGAGAACTGACAGTAGGAGAAATTCTATGTTATTTCTTCTAACCCTTATAAAGAGAGGTCTAAATGCCTATTTCGAAGCATCTTTTATCAAAGAAAGCTCCTAGTTTATATAGCCTGTTTGACGAGGATAAGATTAATCAGGCTCGTAGAATGGACGGAGGGATATCTGCTTTAAACAGAGTTCAGAAAGAGATGCGTGCCCGTGTTGAGGAGATTTTCATCCCCTTAAAGGTTAAGAAGACTAACTTGTGTTGCGAAACATGTAATTGGAGAGCACCTCATCTTAAGTATCTAGTATTACATCATCAGAAGAAACGAAAGTTCTCTTCGATTTTTTATCAGTACTACTATCAACAGAATCCTGATTTAGATAATGATGTAGAGGTATCGTACTTTGCGGATTGGGTAGTAAGAGAACATAAAGAAGAAGAACTATCTTTAATATGTAAAGAATGTCATGTCTTCATTCATTCAGAAAATAGATTTTTATTTGAGAAGACAAAGAAATCCGTGGATGAGGTAAAAGAGTTGAAAAGACTTCATGGATTTAAGAACCCGTTACTTAATCGTAATTACTTTTAGTTTATTATAAGGTATTATATTTATAGGCGTTTACATTGTACAAATTTGAATTACCTAACTTAAATGACGAGAAAGATAGAATAGTAGCGATCTCCTCTCTAATAGATGATGATGTCCGTGACAGTTTTTCTTCTTATGAGAATGCGTATGCCACTGCTCTTGTAAGCAAGTTCGATTCAGCGATCTCCTCTATTAACGCCGCTATATCCCTTGATGACTATGATTTTATTGATTTTCCAGTATTTTCAGATAAGAAAGAGTTAGATAATTCTCTCCATACGTCTCTTCCCTCTGATAACATCCACGTTTTTAAGAAGATGTCTGATCTTCAATATGTAGATAAGGATTTATATTCTCGTCTTAATTATCTTATGAATCGCTACAAGCTACTTTTAGTTCATTCATTAGACAACGATGTAGATAATATTGATATTATCAAAAAGTATAAGACTAAGTTAGTGAATCTAATAAATAGTTTTTTATTTATAAAAAATAGTTCTGAAAGTATTGAGCCAGCGGAGTAGTTGAATGTCTTATGATTATGTTGTTGTTCAGAAATGTGATCATATTTTCTTTGACTTTTTTGAGTTAGAGGAAGACAGGCAGCTTTTCTTAGAGATTCCTTTTTTGGCATCAGAGAAAGTTGATGTTTATTATAATAGACGCCGTTTAAGCAGGGACTCTTATTATATTCGTAACCATAAACGAAGAGATATATCAGGTACCTTAATAATATTTAAGGATTACAGAAGAGAATCTTCTAGTACTTATAAAGTTAAGATTTCTACAGTTAGAGGATCTTGTCCTAAGTGTGGCGGATCAGATGTCACCCTTGAATTACGTCCTCTTGGCAATGGTGAGATAGAGAAATTGGAGAACGGGTCTCACTTGAGACAGCAGTTCCTATTATATTTAAGAGAGAAGTTCAACTCTAATCCTTTTTATTATGATTTAGGATCTAAATTAAAAGATGCTATTGGATCTAGTGGTGTTAACGTTTCCTCTGAGATATTTAGAGTTTATAGGGAATATTTTAGAGTCCGATCTAATTATGATGATATCATTAACAACCGAGATCGTAGCGATTATTTCGATATAAAGAACATCGTTTCTTCTGAAAAAGAAGCAGACAGTCGAGTTTTAAATTTTAAGATTATCACTTCTAAGGGTGATATCTCTTCTTTTGTTTAAGGATTATTTATGAATTTTATTTTACCAACTACTTCTATTAATTTCTCAACAGACTCAAGATCTATTATCTTCTACGGGGAAGATACTAATGTTGCTTTTGATAATGTTGATTCTGTGAGAGTTACAGTAAATGGTGATGATGTCCCTTCTTCGTATATCTCATTTAATAAGACTTACTTAGGTCCTGTTTTTGAGAAGTTTGTTTTAAAATTTACAGTAGATCTCTTTAAAGGAACTAATCTAATTTCAGTATTTCTTCTTCAAGGCGTTGTAGTATTAGATCAATCTGATTTAACTGTTGTTTATAGTTCAGAAGCGCAGATAGCTGCTGGACTAGAACCACCTTCTACTTTAGAATTTAATGAATTTGAGTCGAAAGTAGAATTATCTTGGAAGATGTCCGATATTTCTGGAATAAAGTATTTCAATGTTTATCGAGGTTTAGACTCTTCTTTGGAGCAGTCTACTCTAACTTTAATAGACTCCGTAGAAGTAATATCATACTCCTTAGTCACTGAGAATATTCTTGTGGACGAAAAGCAGGTAGAGGATATAGTAACGGGGAATATTAAATTTACGAAAGAGTTTGAGGTCGCAGAATTTAATAAATTTAAGGCTGAGGTACTCTTAGACGAGGATAATTTAGATAAACCTCAATACTTTGTTGTAAGTTCCGTATCAGCTATAGGAAACGAAGTATTTGAGTCTAGATTTTCTAATCCTGTTGAAGTTGTTTCTTTTACTATCCCGGGCCCTACTGATTTATTACCTGTACCTTCTAGGGTAGACCTAGCAGCAGATTTTATTGATTTTTTAGATGGCTTTGATAATTTAAAAGATGATCAAGGAAATCTTCCTGATGTGTTACCTCTAACACCTGTAACATCTCTTGTTGTAAATCCTGTATCTTACTTCCTACATAGGTTGTATGTACTTGATGAATTTCGCGATAAGATTTCATTTCTCCCTACCCTGTCACAGTTAGATGATGCAGACCAAGACGGCGTTTCAGATGATCCTAACTTCGGAGATAAGGCAAGATATGCTAGCACTTTTAATATTTCTCCTGAATTCATTCAGAAGTATATCGATAACATTTTTGATTTACACGCTTCGAGAGAATCTTTAAACCGGAAAGGTATTTTATCTTCAGAGACCACTATATCTCTTACTTGGACTTCTAACACTCTTCCAGATAGTTTAAATATTGATACTACTACACGTTTTATTGCTCCTAAGTCAGTTACAGGACTTTCTAGAGACCTTTTCTTTAAATCCTTAACAGATGTGTCTATAACGGATCAAACCAACGAGAGTTTCTATCAGGAGAGTTTAGGAAGATATCGTGCACTAGTTCGTGTTAGATGTGAGACAGGGGGATCTATAGGAAATATTTCTGCTAATGCGGTAAATTCGTTTGCATCTCCACCGCCTTTTGCTATTTCTGTTACAAATGAGAGTATTGTCCTCTCGGGAAGAGATAGTGAGTCAAACGGGGATTTGGCTAGAAGAATTTATGCTTCTAGAAGAGGTAGTTTAATTTCATCTAGATTCTGGCTTATACAAAAGATTTTAAATAGCAGTAACATACTTCAGTACTTTATCGCGAGAGCGGGAGATCCTTATTTACTTCGAGATTATGATTGGTTCCGCCAGGAGCATATAGGTGGAATGACTGATATTTACGTTAATTCTACAGCAATAGAACAGAGAGAGGAGATTATTCCTCTCCAAACGACTTTTACTCTAGATTACACTATTCTTGCTCGGTATGATATGGATTCAGGTGAGTTTTATGCGTTTTTACAACCGGACAAGAACCATCAAGAATTTATGAGAATGAATATTATCGACACAGTTACATCCTGTGAGAATGTGTCTAGAGGTATTGACTATACTTCTCAGGTAGAGCTTCTAGAGAACAAATTTATTAGAGTACCTTATAGATTTGATGACGCTACTTATAACTGGGCAGAAGGGGAAGTGTGTACAGTAACATTTAATTTACTTCCAAACAATTTCATCTTGAAATTAAGCTCTCCTCCTGTTTTAGACCTTTCTTATGTTAATGATGAGCAGGGTTTAGGGAGAACATCAATAAGTGATTTAAAGTATTTAGAGCCAGGTTTTATGTTAGGAGGATCTCCGTATTCTTTAGATGTCGTTCATGTCGCTGGATATAATCCTGTAGGAGGTATCGTTAAGTCGAAGGAAGAGCCTACGTTATCCTTATTCAAGGCAAAGGATGTAGCCCTCTCAAAAAGAGGAGTTGATGATTCTACTGTAACGGTGGAATTCGAATCAGCTTTATTAGATCCTTCTGAGTTTGTTATAACAGAGGATACTGAAACATATCAGACTTTCATTCGTTTAAGCCCTTCTTATGCATTTAATACTGTTACAGCTAAAGTTAATTATGATTACAGAGAGAATTTTACAGTTAAATATTCTTATGATCCTGTAGTTAGAACACTTCATGATTCTATTGCTGTTGATAATATAGTAGGTAAGCGTAATATGCTTGTTAAGAGAGCTAACTCTTTATCTCTAAGCATAGGAGCTGATATCTATATTCTGGATTTATTGAAGAAAGCAATAACAGATATTGAAATTAGAACAGCTATAGCAAGATTCGAGTCCACGATACCTTTATCAAATAAGATATATCAGTCAAACTTAGTTTCAATAGTTGATTCTAATGACCAAGTAAGTAAAGTTGAAATCCCTTTTAATGAATCTTCATATTTTGACTCTACCTTAGATTTTTATGAATTATCTCAGGGCGAAGCATCTCTTGTAGGGGACTTCTATGAAGTATCTCTTCCTCGTATAAATTTTGAAGGAACCTTCAGTTTATGGAGTGGGAGATTATTCAAGTCAGTAAGAAAGACTTCAGTTTTAAGAGGGGTTGAGGGCGGATTTGAAGTATTCGGAGGATTCAACTTTGGTTCTTATCAGTATATAGTTAATACTCAGGAATTCTTTGATAATTTTCCCGAGAATTTAAGATGTTTATCTTTTCTTAGAACCGATTTAACGCTTTTTAGGAATTCATTTAGTGAGGGATCAGCATTAGATTACGATTTCTCCCTTAACATTGAGAAGTCAATGACAGTTTATATGATAATAGATGATTCTCTTTGCGATATGTATGGATCTTTTGAAGATGATTATATGGGAGAGACGGATGCTAGTTTAGGCGGATCTCGTCCTAGAGCAGAGTGGATTAGAAATGATGCTACTTGGGTAGATACGAATGATACTTTATCAGCAGGGGTTTTAGCTGGAAATACTTTTAAGATTTTTAGAAAGTTTTATTCTACAGGAAACCATATTTTTGGAGGCAATCAACATAGAAGATCTTCTGATATCGATTCTCTATCGTTTACTTGTGATGGGGCCTTAGCCACTATTACATATCCTAGACATGGGTTTAAAGCATCTAATGATATTACAATATTTAATTCTACAGCAGCTACGAGTCTTCCTAATGGAAGCTACTTAGTAGACTCAGTAATAGACGATGATACTTTTATAGTTCCTGTATCTACTACTATAGTAGGCTCTGGTACTATAAGTCTTAAGTCTACGAATTCTTTACAGGTTGTGGATCCCTATATGTTTAACTTGATTTTCTCTGATCCTTCTTGGTCTTTTAATACTTCTGACGATATTTTATACACGAAGTCAGGTCAAGATATCTCATTTGATATTCCAGGACATGAGTTATTGGTAGGTCAGTCTTTTGAAGTAACGAAATCTTCTGATATAGTAGCGTGTCCTTTAGACTTTTATGACATTTCAGGAATTGCAGGGGATACTATTACCTTTCAGTCTGGAAACACTAATGCGGGTGATGGTATACTATCAATAGAACAGTCCTTTGGACAAGAGAAAGTAGGGGAAGAATTTAAAGTAAGAATCAACCCTTTTTATGATAAAGCAACAGGGGCTAGATCTTTAGCATCTAGATTAGTATTTAGTTTTAAATTAAGAGACGACGATATAGATTTAGAAGATTATTACGTTCCAAGAAATCAATTTGTTAAATTTGAGAATATAATATTTAATTATATTCCTGAGAGTAATAACGAGTAATTATGTTAGAACAATCTTACAATCCATATAAAAGACTTGAAGAGTATTTTACTTATCTGAGCTCTAACTTCAATAATACTTATGCAGCGCATGATCAGTATACTGAGGAAATGGCCCGTTTAATAGAAGATTATTGTTTGAGAGTCCGTGAACGAGTAAATAGTATTGCCTATGAAGAGGAAGATATTCAACTTACGGGAAGATTAGCAGAGTATTTAGGTTTATATGATCAAACCTATGACTCCGAATTCTCATCCGTTGTATGGAGAAATTATCTTATTTGGATAAGAGATCTATTAAATTTAGGCCCATCTAAAACACGTACAGAGCAGACATTCTTTGATCTATTTAATTCTAGACTAGATATAATAGATAATACAGACTTTAATGCTCCCTACGATGAGACGAAAGAAGGTTTTAGTAATGTTCTTAATATAGATTTCTTTTTTGATACTGAAGACTTTGACCAAGACAATTTTATAAGTATCTTTGCTGCGTATAAAGATTTATTACCTACTTACTTATACCATAATGTTAGATTAATTCCTATTCTCGAAGATGTTATAACCTTTACTGAATCTATAGATACTGAGTTAACTTTCGACTTCTTTGACTTCTTGACAGTGGATTTCCTTAAAACAGGTGACTCCTTTATTAATGTTCTTGATAAAGGCGGATTTGATGCTAGTGCAGGTAATGTAAATTTCATCCCTTCGATCAAAGAAGGGGACTTCTATAAAGTAATTGTCCCAGGAACCGTAGGACCTTACACGCTCAATGAGGGTGATTACTTAGTAGCAGAAACTGATAAAATGTCAGGGGTCACGATTGAGGATTTCGATATCCGTGGTGTTACTGTTGCAATAGATAAACCGATATCGGAACCTATTCTTCATGAAGTAATGAGCTTATTAAACTTTTCATATGATAGTATTACTACTGTAGGTAACGAGCCTCAAAGGATATCAGATACCTTGTCAATAGATCCTTCTTCACTTCCTTCTCCTGTAGACTTGACAACAAGAAGCTATGTTAATAAGATGGTAGCTTCTGATTTTAGTAATAATCATGATTATTCTGCTAGTGTTGCAGGATTAACTATTCACGGGAATGTATTATTTTATGATGTACATCCGTAAAAATAATATTTGGAGATAAAATATGTTTTATGATGATAATTTAAAGATGAGAGGCATCGTCGATATAGTCCCTTATGAGAGATTTCTAGATGGGAGAGTTGTTAAAGGTGATCCAATAAATAAAGATAATCTTGTAGTTAATTCTGGGAGAGACTTCGTTGTGAGAGCTATTGCAGATACTACTTATGATGCTCGTATCAGGTATATAGCTACTGGAACCTCTAATCTTCCGCCTGTACAATCAGACACTGCTCTTAAACAGCCTGTCAGTTTCGTGTCAGGTACTACTCCTAGACCTATAGACTCTTTTGATCCTCCAACGATACTTACTATAGGAAAGATAGTTCTTAAAGCTTCTTTACTAGGAAGTTATTTTCCTCCTGGAAATACAGATATATTTGAATTAGGTTTATTCATATCACAGGACGGTGATTACAATAACTTTGATGTACCTGCTGTAATGTTCTCTAGAATTGTATTCTCTACCCCCATTACGGTTCATCCATTTGACGGTTCAAGCGAACGAGGTTTTACTTGTAACTGGAGTATTCAAACATAATTTATGTATACTTACGTTAGTAAGTTTCAGAATTTACTAAAACTGCTTATCAAAGTTAAAGAGATCAGCCCTATTTATGTAGATTTAATGTCTGGGATAATTTCAGGCAGAGAATCTTCTTCAAGAATGACTTCTGTAATGCCTGCTTCTCATCGAACAAAAGTTCGTAAATCTATTGGGTTTCCTAGTAAAGAGTCTATATGGATTTCAGAGCTAGGATTTGTACATCTAAACAGTGATTTTTGGGATCATCTATACTCCGAATACTTATCAAAATCATTACGTCAAATTTCCATAGATAATGGAAATCTTTCTATAGCTACGATAAAGTCATATTTTAATAGAAGAGGGTTTCCTTTAAAGTCTAAAGAGGAGTTAAGATCCTCTATTTCATTTTTAACAAAGAATGCATTAAACACTAAATATGGGGTTAATTCTCCTCAGCAACTGAAGTCTGTTTCAGATAAAAGAATAAAAACTAATATGAAACGTTACGGAGGCAAATCCCCTGCATCATCATCAAAAATCTTATCAAAGATGATAAGAACTTCTTTATCGTTATCCTATGATAGACTTTATTCTAGTTTAAAAGCGTATAATTTTACCATTTTATCTTTGAAGGACGATTACAAAGGCGAAAGGTACTACGATAGTGATAGCATCCTTCGAGATTTTAAATATTCTTTGAGATGTGATTCCTGTGGATTCTCTTTTAGTCAAGGAATCTTCCGTATACCTACTTGCCCTAATTGTTCGGACAGTTCTAGCACCTTCATCTCTTCAGGAGAGAAGAGAATATTATCTTTTATTAGAGGCATGGGCATAGAATGCTCTAGCAATTACAAGAGATTTGTGAGTTCAGGTATAGCTGAACTGGACATATACATTCCGTCAAAGAACATAGCAATAGAATACAATGGATTCTTAACCCATTGCTCCGGTCACAACGGTTTAGTATCCCCTTTCAGGAAAGAGGAAATGATCCTTCCTAAGAGCAGATCATATCACAGAGACAAAACAACATTATGTCTTGATGGAGGTATATCATTATACCACATCTGGCAGGGAGATCCTTTACATATCATTTACTCAAAGCTACGTGTTATCTTAGGAGATAACTCTAATATTACTCGAGTATTCGCAAGAAAGTGTTCTTTCCGTAAGATATCCATATCTGAATCTTCTTTATTTTTTAATAAATATCACCTCCACGGGAACGCTTCATCTTCTAAGGATTTTATATTTGGGTTGTTTCTTGGTGACGAGCTTATATCATGTATTTCTTTCAGAAGATACTCTAAATCCTCGATAGAGATAGCTAGATTCGCTACAAAGTTAGATACCATAGTTGTAGGCGGGTTCTCTAAATTACTTAACAATGTACTTCTTTTATTGAGAGGTAACTTCAAATCGATTATTACTTATGCATATTCAGACTGGACTCCAGATTACAGAAACTCTGTTTATTACAAATACGGATTTTCTTACCTAGAACTTACATCTCCTTCTTTATTTTACTGGAAGAAGGGATCTGATACCAGAGTTCATCGCCAGAAGTACCAGAAACATAAATTAAAGAAATTATTCCCAGAATCCTTTAACCCTAATCTAACAGCAAATCAAATATTATCAAAAGAAAGTATCTATCCAATTTATGATAGTGGAAATCATAAGTTCATTTATAGGATATTATAATATAATATAATATAATATAATATAATATATTATTAAGGATTTAACATGAAAGCACGTCCATTTTTATTTTCACTGCCCTCAAGTTCAGATGACTTATCTCTTCGAGAGGATGCAATTACTCCTAAGAACTTTAAAAAACTTGTAGTTTCTTTAATGAGGGCTCATGCTCCAGAAGATCAAATTCGTAGGTATTATAAGCCTACCATGGAGTATCCATTAGTATCTTTTGGAAATCAAAATGCAATTATAGGCTATAGCGTGGGCTCAGGCAATCTTTTTGTAGATTTAACAGGTATAGATATTCCTTGGGGTGATAGACCACTAGTTTATTTAAGGAAAAAGATAAAATCTTTTGATGAAAAGACAGTGTCTAGAATTTTGTCTAGAATGATACCTGAAGCTTTTGAAATACTAAGGAAGAAGTATTCTTCAGATCAATCAAAACATTTACATTAAATCCTAATAAAATTTAATCTAAATATTTTATGTGAATCATGAATCCTTATGATTCACTCTCCTGTTTTAATTACTTATTCAATCCCTCTTCTTTATAACCCTACTTTATATATATTTATTTTAATATACTATCTTGAGGTTTATACATGTCTAATTTACCTATTTTAAATGATTCTTTAGCAATAGATTATCTTCCAGAATTTGTTCTACAGCGATGGAGTCCAGATTATATCCGATTTTTAACAGAATTCTACATGTCTCAAGGTACTCTAGATCCTGTAGACGTTTATGTAGATGGTGAAGACACTATTGTAAATCCCTTAACAATTCATGTTAAGAATATAAAATTCTCACGTGATGGTGTTTTAGTAAATTACAAGTCTGAGGGAAATCATACTTCTCACTATTTAGAAGTGACTTTTGATGACATTAACGATCGTGACAAGAACTTTTATTTTTGGGCGAAGTATTCTTTCGAAACAACTTACCGTGATTTATCTTTAGCAAATGGAGACTTTGGCTATGAAGAAATAACAATATCCCTTGATGAATGGGAAGTAGCTAATCCTGATAAAGTTTGCTTATTTAGAATTGCGGTTCCAGAGACTGGATCTATTACTCACTTTGATATAAACAGGTATAACGTAAGTTTGTCTATTCCAAAGTCTTTTGTAACATTTAAGTCACTTTACGACTCTAAATCTGTTTTATCTAGTTCTATTAATGGCGTAGTTAAATCCTTGGACCAATTAGATTTAATATTTGAACCAACAACTACTGATTTTTCTATTTCCTCAGGTCTCCATAAATTAGATGATTTTGTATTCTATAACCCGGAGAAAGTAACAATTACACTGAGAGAAGCAACCGCTTCTATTAATCAAAGGTATGGAGTTTTTGTAGCATTAGACTCTTACGGATTTATCAAAGTATTTTATACTTCCGTACAGAACAGCGGAGATCCTTTAGATGTTTCTGGCATTTTCGGAGGTTCTTTTCCTTCTACTTTACACCCTTTATGGTATTTTGAAGCAGAAGCAATTGCAGCAGGGAATCCTATAGGATTTAATTATGTTTCTGGGTCTGAGAGGGACCTACGTGAGTTTTCATATCCTATTGCTTTAGGCCAGACAGAATCTTCATCTAACTATATTCCATTTAATGACTTTCAAGACGGAATTTTCCCTTTTTATCCTTCTAGAACGGATTATTTCCAGAAGGCATGGATATCTTCTGATGAGCCAACGCTCCCTGCTAACGTTAAAGTAATGCAGATAGAAGTTCCTCCATCTGAGAGTGTTAATACCCCTTTAAAGTTTTCTGTATATCCTTCAGGGGATGTACGTTTTTCATTTAAAACGAGATCAGATATTGCGGGAGTTTCTTTCGGCTTAGGCGTTAAATACTATGATTATGAGGGATCACTTATAACAGACGATCCTAATTACATTAGTTTTGAATCAGATATTATTTATAACACTTATGAATTCTCCTTTGAAGAACCTAGTAAAATACTAGGTGTCGATGTTAGCTTTGTCGATTTTTATCTGAGTTTTAGCCACTCTCAAGGAACATTTCATTCCGTTTATTTATATGCTTTTAGAGCTATTAATTCAGGTTTAATCGGCACTTACGACCTTGTTATCTCAAGTCAGAGCAGTTTTGATTTTAATTTTGGGTTTTCCGGATCATCAGATGAGCCTTTTATTTACGATTATTCTGGAAAGAATGTGTATGTGAAAAGATCATCTGATGCTGATGATTATTCATTAGATCATGAGATTATCTTTAAAGGAGACTCAGGTAGAATTACTTTTGCTCCTGATGCTGTGATAAGATTAGAGAACGAGTTTTCTAAAGTATCCTTTCTGGATAATAGTACTATTCCCGTTACAGAGGTAGATTCTCCTGTAAAAGAAGTTTTTGTAAATTCATCATCTTGTGTATATAATAGAACTCTAGAATCGTACTCTATCGGAGACTATTTAGATATGGCATCTATATCTAAAATTGCTTTAGAAAGTCCTTCAATACCTGCTAATAATCAGGTATTAGATATAACGTCTGTAACGAAGAACGTGTCAGAATCTCTATTATCTTCTCAGGTAACAGCTATTTCAGATATCTCAGACTCTCAATCTTGGAAAGACGACATATATGTAGCGTATCTCCAAGGCGGAAACATTTTCATGTTGAAATATTCTTATGATGAAGGCGCCAAAGATTTTATAGTGGGTACTTCTAAGCAGGTTAATACAGGTCTTATATTTGTAGATTTAAAATTTATTAACATAGACTTAGGAGGAGTTAACTCTCGTCAGGTTATTGTAGCAAGATCTAGCACAAATACTTTATTTCATTTTTCAGATGAAACTTCTGGAGGCTCTGGAGGATTTTGGGATTCAGCTCCTACAGTACCTTATACTGTGAATTCTAACCCAGCAGCTACAGCTGATTTCGCTAGTTTAGAATTAAATGGTGCTTATGATGTAGCGAATTCAGTAGACCACTTATATATTTCAGGCATAAAAGGTACGGGCGTATCTAAGTCATACGCTTTTGCATTACTTTCATGGGGAGGTGTTGATCATTATAATGAGGCAGTTTTCACAGAAGTTGCAGTTATTAACGCTTCTCAGTATCAAGTAGGATCTTCTTATTTAAGCGGTAAATTCTACGGATCATTTCCAGGTGACTATGCTTCTGATGCTTTCACTATTGTTGAAGTAGATAATGTAGGAGCGGCTTCTTATTTCAATTATGCTGGCTTTGTATCCGCTGCCATAAGCTCGTTATTAGTAAAAGATGGCGAGATTCTAATATATCTGGTAGACACGGGATCTATTGTAGAAAGAATGTCTTTCGATTCAACAGGAGGTTTCGTATCTCTTGGATCTTTTGATATAATTCATACTTCAGTATCTAAATTAATTACTTCGATCAACAATTCAAATCTCTTTTCAAACAGTGATGAGCTAATTCAGATAGTTACTTTTGCTTCTAATGACATAACATCAATTACTAGCGTTAATGGTATAGACTATGATATTACTGATATTATCTCTGGGTTATCTAATAATGAGGATGTTTTATTTGGAATAGCGGGTAATGACTACTTCTTTATTTTAGCTAAAGAGAACGCAAGCACGTATTCCTTAGTGAAGTATAATTATCTTCATAAAGTGGTTCATGTAGGGGAATTAGTATCTACTTCTGATATGATTTTATCCCCTAATCCAAATATCAATTTCTTATTTGACGTAAATATTGATGCAAACAGTCAAGACGATTACGTTACAGATAAAGTAAATGGTTCCTTTCCAGTATCGGCTTATACATCAGGTACTGAGGTTAATCTAGATTCTCCTTCTGGGGTATTGGATACTCCTCAAGTTCCTGTATTTATGTCTTCTTTAGATGTCACTACCAACGGTTTCAGTCTTTTGATAGGATCGAATGAGTGGAACACTAGCATTGCCTCTCCTATTTTAGGAGACTCTATTTTACAGGCTTATACTTCGGGAGCTTATGGAGACATTTCAATCCATCCTCAAGCCGGTTTATGGAATGATTTTCTTCCTTCATTATATAATGGAGTTCTCCGTTTTTATTTGCCAAAAGTAACCTCGGGTGATTACTTAGGCGGTTTCATCGATATCTATTATATAGAAGACGCTATGAGATATGCTTTCGAAGGCACTGCATACAGTATGTATCTTGCCCAAAACGGATCAATATATCTTGAGAATAATATAGGAGATCCAACTAAACTTGTGGTTAGATGGGATGGAGTTCGTGGTTACGCTGGTGGGGGTCAAGGTATCCTTGACACAACTAATCTATATAACTCAGATATCACTAACTTAAAGATTTCCAATTCTTCTCATCTTAAGGGGTTAGCTTCTACAAATAAATCATTTGGAAATAATATCTCTCCTGAGATTCTATTAAACAATTCCATTGAAAATAATTTATTTCATATAAATAATGCAAATCTCTCTAATTTGAATATAAGAAATGATAATCCTGGATACAATTTCAGGGAGTGTAATAATATTTATGTTAACGGAACAGTAGATGGTCTTAAAACAGTTGGTCAAGGAGACTTAGATGAGTAATTTCTTCGGTATATATAAAGGTGTTACAAGAACACCTTCATGGAGTTCTTTTGATTTCGAAGCGACTCAAGCTGATAGAGGATTAATGGCGTCCGCGGATAAAGTAAAAGTAGACTCAGTAATTGCAGCTAACAATGATCTTCAAGATGCTTCAAACAATCAATTAATTGATTGGTCTAGAGACCATGCAGCAGTTGACTCAGGAGCATCTGCAGTTTTCCCTAAGGCTTTAGGTAAGATATATGTTCAAACGGCCCCTCCTGCTGGAGTATTTGGAGAGCCCGGGGACTTTTGGTTAGTTATATAAGGAACATATATGCCTTTCAAATACGGATATAATAGCGCTAATCCTAACGACCAGCCATTTGTCAAAGGATTTTATATAAATCAAGCAGGGCAAGCCAAGCAGGTCAGGCTTGCTTATGTCCATGACTCATCGGGAAACGTTAAGTTATTTTATGGTCATCCTTTTGTGCCTCCGGGAACACTTATTAACATCGATCCAGATTATGAGTCTCTCATAGATACTACTTTTTGGGATAAATGTGATGGAACGAATCCTGATAGAGATATAACTTATTATGATGGATCTACTCAACAACTGAAGAGTCTGTCATTAAATCAGCGTATGCTCTCTAGTGGAGGTCCTTATTATAATGTCATTAGTGGTGCTTACAGAGGCAGTGATACTGTAGGTTTAGGCAATATACCTAATCATGGGCATTCAGATGCACATTACCACTCCTCTACAGGAGCGGAGGTCGTTCCTAGTTGGAGTTCTATAGGAACTTCACATCGTCATTATATTTTCATGCAGGATTATTATACTAACAATACTGCAACTTTCCCTACAGGTAATTCTGGAGGGTCTGGATCATCTACAATTGTTTTTAGTTATAGTAATTCTTCTCGGGGTTTTTTTGTTACTTACGGAAACAATGGGGGAAGTGGGTTACAGACACATTCCCATACGATATCGTCACATTCTCATAGCCTAGAGTTTAATTTTTTCGGAGCATCTTTCGGTCTAACAGGAAGTGGTCAGTCTTTCATTCCATTTAACTATAAAGTGAGAACATATATGAGAAACAGCACTCCTGATGGAACAATTGGAGATTCCTTTTTTGATAATGTACCTTTGGGTTCTATTATTTCTTTACATCCGCGATACGTTCCTTCTAAGTTAGATCCTTATGCATGGCAAATATGTGATGGTACCTCTGGAGTTATTATGAAGAGCGGAGGCATTGCTGTATCTGCTCCATTTTCAGTACCTGATTTAACAACAACAACCTTTTTAAAGGGGGTAGGTTTTCATGGAGGCACTGTTTCAGGAGGAAGGAAGGATTTTACGTATGCCAATATGGCTTCACATACTCATTCTATAGGTGCTCATAATCATGGAGATAATGCGGGACATCCGAACGAGTCAGCATCTGCGTCATTTTCTACTTCAGGCGTTACTAATAACTTAAATATGAATCATGAAGACCATTCGTATTCTTTTTCTGGAGGAGATACTGCAATATGTTCTAATATGAATGAGCAGCATGTTGTTGGGGTATTCTCCGTTTTAGCCACTATGACATCTTGGAGACCTGCTTTAGGAACGAATATATACACTAGTTACGCAGATGCGCATCATTCACATCAGTCTACAGCTCATTCTCACACTTTCTCTGGCTCATCGGGCATAAATATTGTCCCTGAAGGAGGGGGCGCGGATTTCTATCCTAGACACTTTTTATCAACTTTTATTATGAAAGTAGGGGAGTATGTATGAGTTTAGAGATTCCAATAGGAACTATAGTTGCTGTTCACAGAGATTTCTCTCATTTAGTAGATACTGCTGTATGGCAATTATGTGACGGATCTACGGTAACATTTTATGACTCTGTCCAGAGAGCCGTACCTATTCTAACAGATCATATTTTCCTTAGAACTGATTTTTCCACAACAGGAAAGTCAGGTACGCCGACTATGACTACTTCTCATCTCCCTCCACACGATCATGCTGTAAGTCCTCCTACCATAAATGGTCCACACACTCACGCATCTGCTACTATGTCAGGATCTCCTTCTACTAGTCTCGGAAATACTTTTGTCCATGGACATCCAGCTAATCTTCAGAGTTTAACAGCCTCCATACCTCAGTATACTACTTTACGTTATGGGTCATCGGGACCTAATATTATAATGAGAGGATCTAAGGGTGTAGATTTTCCTAACGGATCTAATGTAATAGCCTCCCAGGGTTCGGCTCTTTATACAGACTCTAGTCATTATCATAACGTATCTCATAGACATAGTCTAGTAGCCAATAACCTAGCGATGTCGTATGAAGGATCATCAGCGGCATGGTATCCTACTTATTTTAATGTATTTTTTTATATCAAGTATGATAAAAAGGTTTAATTATGACTCCTACTTATAAATTAAGATTAAGTTTTAAATCTCTTTTTAGAAGAGACAAGATTTTTAAAGATGCGATAAGCCATGTATTTCCGACTGAATTACAAGGAAATTTGCTTACTATAGAGACAGAAGATCATGCTACTTATTTATTTAATGTAAATGATATAGGATGTTTGGAGGTAGATAAGAAGGTTTTTCTTTTAAGAGTAGAAGCATTGGAGAGAGAATCTGCGGGAGCTTTTGAGGCCAAGAAACATTTAAATTCTTAATTATTTATAATAGTAAATACTTAAGGATTTTGTGTTGAAATTTATATCTAATTACCGTGATAAGCTTTATGTATATAATCATATTGATTATGATAATTTTGATTTTACAGATTATAGCAGTGTAATTGATATCCAAGACCCTTATTTAATCCATTGTTTAGTCTTGTTTCTATCTAAGAAACCCTTTCAGTTTCTTAAGGATATTCCATCTAAGAATTTAGAAGTTCTATTAAGCAAAATTACAGACCCAGTTGTTTTACAAAAAATAATTTATGCAGGTTTATTTGATGACGCTATAAATAAGCTATCAAAGGCTACTATTTTAAATCAATTAATAGAGAAGTTTTCCATTTCTACTTCTTTACAAGCTTTAGTCGCCACTTATTTTCTTCGTAAAAGAGAAAAGTCGAATAGAGAAAATTGTAGTAAATATGATAATTTTATTCTCAAGATTTTAAGAGATTTAGATTGCTGTACTGTATTTGAGATATTTAAACACTTATCAGCAGAAGATACGAAGTCTTTCTACTTGATTTTACCTTATTTAGCTGTTTCAGATAAGCTGTTAGTACTTCAGAAATTAAAGAATTCTGTTAAGATTTCATTTTTCTTGAAAGACTTTAAAGATGATACTATTTTAATTTCAATTCTTCCACATGTAAAGGAAGGGCTTGTTTTAGATATGTTGAAGAAGCATTTAGAGCAATTTGTGGGGCAGGATATATAATGAATCTTGCATCCGTTTGTATTGAATGTTTAGAGGATTTATCTTCTGACGAAGGTTCTATTGTTTTAGAAGAGCTTGTTTATTCTTGTAAGGAGAAGTTATATCCTTTTTTAGATGATACTACTGTTGATTCTTCAAAGGATTTAGACAATATGTCTCCTTCTGATTTTTTAGTATTTTTAATTGCTCTTTTGAATAATAGTTTATCTTAAAATAAATTATTAGGTGTTTTTATGTCATTAAGTCTTATTTCAGAGGCTGTTAAAGCTCGTTTTTGTTATGCTCATTATTTAATTGAAGATTTTAATATCTACTTTGATGTTTATTTAGACAAGTCAGACAGATCTTTAAAAATACCTTTAGTAGTTTTCTGTAAAGATATTCCATTATATTACGTCGTTTATTCGTTATCGCCAGCTATCCATGACGACGTATTTTCTTTAAATTTGGATAAGATTTACCAGAAATCTTTATCTTTTTATTTGTCTTATTTTATTTTAACTGAGTTATCTAAAGGAAAAGAGTTAGGTAATTTTACTTCTGATTTTGAGGATACATTAGAACATATATTTTTTGACTTTGTATCGAAGTTAAATATTCATAGAGAAAAGCTTATTGTTTCATTTAAGGATTCGTATAGAGATTCAGCTATTATTTCTAATATTTCCTCTTTTAATAAAGAGAAGATAACTAATTTAGAGAAAGTCGATTCGAGATTAGAAGGTCGATTTAACATTCTAGCGAAACAGGGTTTCTTATTCTCTCTGGATACGAATAATCCTAGTGACTGCCGATTTTGGGCAGACTCTCAGTTAGGCAAGACAATTTTTATCTATGTTAGAGATAAGCTAGTGGAATTCCTTCAATTAAATCTATCTCGTGATGGCGGAAATTCTATGATAAAATTCGTAGATTCTTATTCAGACCATAAATTTAATATTTTCTTGAAGAACCTTGAAGACACTCCTTTTTCTAGCGTTAGTGGATCAATCCCTAAAGAAGATTCCTTAACATTTAGAGATAAAGAGATTACTATTAATAAAATTATTAAGATCTTAAATAAAGAGAAGTTTAAGAAAGATGACTTCTTTAGTGATTTATTTGAGAGGTTACAAGATGAAAGTACGTCCATTGATAAGTAGCGAGGGACTTTCTTTAGATAAGAAAGTAGAAATGCTCCATAAGCAGAAAGTTATAGGTGTTAATGAATATTTAGATTTAAAGAAACGTATCGAATTAGGTTTATACAACTCGGTACAAAAATATATTGATTTTAGTTTAGGCAGTCCTAATTATTAATTTATTATATAATTAGTATATACAGGAATATAATTATGAAAATAAAACCGTTTATCTCTGAAAGTGAAGAAGTTGATATTGTTGAAGAATCCGTTGACGAGATAGATTCTGATTCTATTGATGAAGTCGAAGAAGTAGAGGAATCCTCTCCAGAGACTGATTATACTAAGGTTTTGACTCCTAAAGAATTAACAGAATCTGAAGAGATTCAAGAAGAACTTGATCTATCACTTGATTATCAAGATTTCTTAGATAGAAATGTAGACGATTTAAACAAGCATTGGGATAATTTTAGAAACGACCTTAAATCTGTTTCTTCTATTTTAGGTGAGAAGGTTATTGACCCGAAAGCATTAAAATCTTTATTACAACTTGTTAAAAGTGATGTTTCTTCTATAAATGGCTCTATTTCCTCTGTTTCTAATTTCTTTAAAGATTTAACCGATAGAGTAGAAGATGCTTTAAACTCTGCAGAATACCTTACTTCTTCGGCTTTATCTGAATCTGGATTTAAAGCAGAGCATACGGATAAGTTTTCCTCTGATTTTCTTAAGAAGATGTATCGATCTCACGTTTCTAGCATGAAAGCAGAAGGTGATTTCACCTATTTTGCATCGGACGAGTTAAAAGAGAAGTATCAAGAATTAGATGTTCTTCTTCTTAAAGGCCATATTAATAAGGGGATTGCCTCTACATTGATGTCTGTTACAGACGAAATGCTTAAAAGAGGTCTTCTTAGCTCTTCTAGTTATTTATCTTCAGATTCTTACAAGAAGATAAAGCAGTTTGATTCAGCTGAAGCGTTGTCAATGAAAATAGAATTATTTGTTGAAGGGGATGATTTATATGCATATATCTCAGATGAGGTAGGTGGTTTAGATAAAACAACTAAACATAAGGCAGTAGACATCTTCAAGAAATACCCTCATATTTTAGATGCTCTAAAGAAAAAAGGGTTTAAAACAGCAGAAGAGATTATAGAATCTTTCGGAAAGAAGAAATTATCTAAAATAGATGTAGTTCTTGACATTGATGGTGATATTAAAGAAATAAATAAAGAATCTTAACTTTAACCTTTATCTTTAGGTTGTATTTTAGTATTAATTCTAATACTAAGAGATTTTATGCCCCAAATTGATTTTAATTTAATCGCCGATTTACCTCGTCAACCTCGCCCTATTCAAAAAGAAGCAGTGGTATTCTTGATGCATACTAACAGGTCTATTTTAGCAGACGGGGTTGGACTTGGAAAAACTTCGTCAGCACTTTTTGCTTACGAGTATTATAGAAGACTCTGTGGAAATTCTACTAAACTTTTATTCTTATGTAAGAAGACAGCTTTATTTAAAATAGGCAGAGAAGTTGAGGTAACTTTAGGCAGAGAGCCTGTTATTTTTGTTCCTACTGGATCTATTAGTAGAAAAGCTGCGTGTTTACATTCATGGAAACATGATGGTAACGACGTTATGATTATGACTCATGACTCCTTTAAAAGAGAATATGACGAGCTTCTCCCCCTTATTTGCTCTGATAGAGATGCTTTAGTAGTGGATGAAGTTCACAGATTTAAAACATTTTACCCGAAAGCGTCAGCCAATTGGAAATACTTAAGTAATATTTCTAAGTATTTCAAGATTCTTTGGACTCTTACAGCCACAGCATTTGAGAACTCTCCAATGGAAGTTTATGGTATATTTAGTGCGATAGACCCTTCCTATGCGGGATCCTTTGACTGGTTTCTAGAAACCTTTTGTAATTTTAATACTATTCAAGATACATACTACATTTACGGAATTAGAAATCCAGAGTACTATAATTATGTCTACCGAAAGGTACTAATGAGAGCATCTTCAGATGAAATGCCTAAAGGTCATATTCATGAGATTGTGGTAGATCTTAATCCAGAGCAAATAGAGAAATACGCAAAGATAAAAGCTCAATATGCAGAGCTTAAAAGATATCAGATGACTTTTGGAACTGCAGAGAACAACGAATTACAGGTTTTAGTAGATGCTCCCGCATTAAAAGGTTTAAACTGCGGGTCACCTAAAGCAGAAGCATTATTAAATTTTATGAACAATAATCCAGACGATAAGTTTGTTTTATATTCTTTCTTTAAAGATATTTTATATTGGTATTGTGACTTCTTTAATACTAATGAGATTCCTACAAGATACATAAGTGGCGACATTACATCTTCAGCAGAACGCGATCAGATAATTCAAGAATTTAATAAAGATGATGGAGGCATTAGAACCCTTCTAGTCAATTCAGCTGCAGCAGATTCAGTGGATTTACCTGCAGCTAGATTCTTGATTATGATAAACCTTCCATATTCAGCCATTGAATTTGAGCAGGTCAAAGGACGTATTATGCGTTTAATTTCTACTTTTGAAGAAGTTCATTATTTCATATTATTAGCAGGAGAGGTAGATGAGGATCATTGGGCTATCTTAAATAAGAAAGGAGACCAGTCTCGTAAGACTAAAGAACAATCTCATCTAGTTTGGAAGAATCTCCAGGAAAGGGCATAGAAATTAACAGGGTACCTAAGAACTCACAGTAGAACAAAATCCTACTATCTTCTCTAACATCTCAAAATAATATCAAAATACTTATAATAAGAGTACAAATTACTCTTATTATAATTCCTTATTATTATAAGGAATTATTCATGTCGACAAATATTCATAATTTTTTAGCGTCGTGGAGAGAACTAGTCTTCAAAAGAGTTATTAATCTTCCTTCTGATTTAGCTAATTTCAACAATACTATTAAAGGCTCTTTAGCTTCGTCAAATGTTCAAGATGCTATTGATGAGTTAACAGATAGAGTTGGCGCTACCGAAGACATTACATTACCTCCCGTTCAGAATTTAACTAACTTGAAGGCTATTGATACTACAAGTATTCCTGACAAATCTTTAATTCTTGTAGAAGATAGCGGACTTTACCGCTTTAATTCTACTGCAGTTGATCCTGAAGATACTCCAAAGATTATAGATCCTACTACGGGTCCTGGTAAGTGGATTCAGATATCATCTCCTGTTACCGAACATAACAGGCTTCATGAGATTCAAGGAGGAGCATCCACAGAACGTTACCACTTAACTTTAAATGAATGGAACGTTTTAAGAGGTAATGTTAAGTCTGTTATATCATCTACTCCTCCACTTTCTAACATCAGTGGTGACGGTGATATATGGATTCGGTCATCAGATCATAAGACTTTCATTTTTGACTTATCTAATGATCGTTGGATTTTTATTGGATTTTCATCATATAGCGCGGGCAGAAACTCTAACTCTTTTTCGGATTCTTATTTTAGAAGAAGCACAGTTCCCACTAATACCTCACCTATATTATTGCCTTATAATTCTTTATTATTTAGAATTGATTTATCAGTGAATAACTCCACGGCTGCGTGGGATTTGGAAATCAGAAAGAATATACCCGATCCTTCTCCTGTATCTATTCCGATATCTTCTGGTTCATTTAGACAGAGTTTTATTAGAAATGATTTGTTTAATAGCAATGATGAAATAAGTATTTTCGCTAACACAGCATCAGGTCAGAACATTAACAGACCTACTGCTGTTTTATTTTTTAAAGAAGTAATTGCAGGTATCTAAACATGGGTTATGAAATAATAACGACAGGTAACGTTCCATTAGTAGATCTTCAAGGATTGGGTATAGATCCTATTCCTCATCCATCTACATTAGATTTATTATCTTTTGGTTTATCCTTTGAAGAGATAAGCTCATCTAGTGACTTACAAAGAGCGATATTAGACCAGGAAGTGGTTGTAGATTATAATGGTAGTATCATCGATAATACTGTTTTAGAGTCAAGCTCTGATCCTAGTATCGCTTTATTAACTGAAACCTTTCAGATTAAATCAGAAAAGGATCAGCCAGACGGATTTCCAGGTTTAGATTCTAGTGGTCATATTATTGATTCTCAGATACCTTCTACCATTCCTCGTGATACGGATTTATCTAATCATATTAATGACAATGATCTTCATCTTACTTCCCAGCAAAACTCTGATTTAGATGGGGATAAGTTCTTACATAGAGAAAATGATTCTTTAGATGATATTCCAGAAGGATCTACTTATTCTAAAGTTAAGACTGATTCTTTAACTTCGGGAGAAGTGGACCATACTAAGATTTTGAATAAAAATGCAGAAACGAATATTAAGCATGTAACAGATGATGTTCTTGCTTCGGCGGAGAACTCTCCCAATTCTCTTGCAGCAGGCAATCCTATTTCAGATAAATCTTATACAGATTCTCAAGATAACTCATTACAGTTACAAATAAGTTCTAATGATATTGACATATCTACATTACAGTCTGGTAAGGTCGATAAATCAGGATCTATATCTGATATAACTTCAAGAAATCATTCTGATTTACAGAACAAAAACGACGAGTCGGACATTAAACACATCACCGATGATCATTTAGGAGCCTTGAATAGTTCTACTAATAGTCTAACATCGTCAAATCCTATAGTAGATAAGCTCGAGTTTGATACAGCTATTGACAATTTACAATCGGAGATTGGAGGAAGGCTGTTGCCCCCTGTCCAAGATATTTCTTCTCTTAAAGCTATTGATACTACAATTGAAGCCGATTATAAGGATAAAACATTATGCAATGTGGAAGATAACGGTTTATATCGATTAGATCGCCAAAGCACTGAAACAGAAGATCTTGATAGAATAATTCAACCAACTACAGGTCCGGGTAGATGGCTTAAAATGACTACTTCAATTAGTGATCATAACCTGTTATCAGTAATTCAAGGAGGGTCTGCATCAGAACGTTATCACCTTTTAGCGACCCAACACTCGTCATTAACAGGAGGATTTTCTTCTGATGCAGATACTTACCATACACATAACTTAAAAGTTGATAAGTCAGGGTCACTAGATCAGATTTCATTGAGAAATCATTCAGACTTACAAAACAAGAACCTTGAGTCTAATGTTAAACATCTAACTGATAGTTTATTAGCTTCTTTGGAAAATGCTCCGAATAATTTAACTGCAGTTAACCCTGTTACGGATAAATCTTATTCTGATACTCAAGATAGTGCATTACAGTCACAAATAACGTCAAATGACGGGGACATATCTACATTACAGTTAGGTAAGGCAGATTCTGTTCATACTCATATCCCTTTAGAAGTTGGTCTAAATAATGTAACAGACGATGCTCAGCTTAAAAGAGAGGCTAATGATTTCTCTCCCTTTGGAGAGAAAGTTAATACGGTTCCTTCAGACAGAATTTTAGTAGAAGACAGTGAAGACTCATTTAATAAAGTATGGTCCAGTATTTCATCTATTGCAGCAGGTAGTGCTAATGTTTTTCATGCTTATGATGCTGGAGGTAACTTAGATATTACTTCAGGATTTCAGGATGTATTGCTAGACACGGAAGTTAAGAAAGATTCTTTTACACACTTGAACGACTCTGCGGAGATAACTTTTACAGTTTCGGGGTGGTATCTTGTTCTTTATTATTGTGGTACTACTGGAGGAGGTAGAGCAGATTCTATGTCTAGACTTCAACAAGATTTAGGATCAGGATACGTTGATATACCTGGAACAGATTTATTCATGTATAATAGGCTAGCGTCTATAGGTAAGAATTCCGCAGCTGCTACTATTGTTAGACCTTTTTCAACAGGGGACAAAATTAAGATTATTGCTAAGAAAAATGCTGGGTCAGGGAATATTTTCACTGTTGCTAATGGTGTTGGGATATCTATTGTTCAAATAATCAATGCAGTAGATGGTTCTGGTGTCTCTAACTTTGGGGAATTGTCTGACGTAGTATTATCCTCATTAGTTGATAAGCAAATCGCTTCTTTTGACTTCTCTACAAACCAGTGGAAGAACGTTACTTTAGACTCTTCTTACATATCGGATTTTGATGAGAAGATTTCTGAGAATAGGGATTTAATTCGTAATACTAAAGATGTTATGATAAATAGCCTGAAGATATCTACTTTAAATCTTTCTGAGGCTTACGGTAAGAATTCTTTCTTTGTAGACTCTTTCAACAATATCGATTTCATTGATGTGGAGTCTGTAAACTACTATTTGGACCCTAATGATTCATGGATAGGCTTAAATCCTGGAGGTAACTCTACTTTTGTCGATACTACTCAGAGCAATTTTGACTTAGGGGATTTTGGAAGCAATACTAGTGAATCTTTCTCAGATTTCGGTGGCGATGGGTCTATAAGAAAACGTCGTACTATCGAAGGGAGTATTTTATCTCTAGAGGATTTCGAAGACCTTTCTAACATTTCTGGAGTTGGTTCAGTTTCCGTGTATCAAAGCAACGCTTCAGGTACTTTTATTGAAGGATCAAAATCTTTAAGAGCTCATATTGATTTCTCTGCTGTTTCATTAACAGAGACAGGGGATGTACTCATAGATTTAGGCGCAGGCGGAGTGGATCTTTCTTCCTATAAGTTTTTGAGATTTTCTTTTCTTAAGTTAGAGGGTAATTTATTTGATTACACCTTAGCAGTGATAGATACTGCCTCCGCCACGTATAGTTATACTCAACAGCCTTTAGACCAAGGAATTTCATTTCAGGAAGTTTCAGTTAGTCTTATAGACAGTTTTACGACAATTGATGAAACTTCCATTAGATATATAAGACTCCGTTTTACAGAATTAGCATCTCAAAGATTTCTTCATATAACGGGAACAACGTTTGCACAGTTTGCTATTTCAGCAACAGCTAAAGGATGGCAGACCTTTAGAGTTACGGAAGATGTAGAATGTAGAAGGGTTCGTATTCATGCACGTTACTCAGGAGCAGTTCCTAATAGCCCATTAAACGTAGCAGTAACAGATGTTTTTGGAACAACTAGAGGGATTGCAGTAGTTCAACCTGGTGATGCAAGCACTACGTGGCAGGAGTTCTATTTAACGTTTGATAATATCTTTGATTTAAAAGCGGGATTCGACTATCAATTTAAAGTCGAATCTTTCAGCACAAATCAATGGCAGATCCGTACATTCACAAATGCGGGTTATGCTGGAGGTACTTTTTGGGAAGATAACGGAGGTTTCTTCGATCCCACGAATACTAATGATGATTTAGACTTTAGCTTATACAAGCCTGCAGTAATAGAAGATATTTACATTGATAAAGTAGAGGCAGAGGCAGAGTCAACGTATATTCAGAACGCTACTTATACAAGTAGAAATATTGATCTAGGTTTAACCCCTTCTTCCTTAGATTCTCTTTATTGGGATTTAGTAGGATCTTCGGATACAGTTACTGTTCGGATTAAATTCGCAGCAACTGAATTAGGGTTACCTGTAGCTCCGTGGAACGGTCCATACTCAGATCCTACAGGCACTGGAAATAATTTAACAGGTATCACCCAGCAGCGATGGATGCAGTATGAAGTATCTTGGGCTTTAGGAACGACTCAAGATTCAGATAGTATAAAATCACTTAAATTGAATTATTCTTTACCAGTGGGTCAAGGAACAGCTACAGTTATTTCTAAGGTAGTGGCTCTTCAAAGCGATCCAGAAGATTTCATTTTTTACTTTGCAGAAAAGGAAAGAGAGGGAAGCATAGATTATTCTATATCACGGGATGGTAAGGCTACTTTCCAATCCGTTCCTAGATCTCAGAAAGGCGTGCTAGTTCTTTTCTCATCTGGAACAGGGTCTAGTCTTCATTTAAAAGCAGTAATAACGGGAAATAGTCAATTATACGGATGGTCAGTTATACCTGATACAGAGCCTATTAGTTAAAGGAGCTAAGTGTGAGAGAGATTGTAATAAAACCAAAACAGATACCTACTGATGAGTATAACAATGTTTTAATAAGCCCTTTTAGAAGGATAGGAGGGCGAGTTTCTAGACAGAAAATGGAACAGCCTGAGTTAATTAAGGCAGGACAACTCAATATAATTGATTATTATATTGATAAGGATATGTTTATTAGCGGAGGGGCTTATTGGGTAGCTCCTTACTCTGTGGATCATGTCCATCGTGATGACCGTGTTAGTGTTTCTATAATAGATAAAGATGACTCACTTGGAATGTTTATCTTATTTTGCGGTACTTGTGGTTATTTTAGACAGCCTCAACAAGCAGGAGATCTTTGTCCGATGTGCGGGTCTAATGAGAGATTTGTACCGGGAGTAGACGCTATTGATTTAGGAAAATTTGTGGAAGATGAAATTGTTATGAAAGGCAGTAAGGAAGGAGGGTATTTTGCTGATTTAGCGTCTCATAATGGAGGCCTTGCTTTTTGTACTTCAGGTTTATATAGAAGAGTTTACTACAATTCGTTTGGGGATATAGATATTACTTTATTCCCTAAATTTTATCTTAATATTTAAGGATTATTTATGGAAAGACATATAAGAGTTGTAACTAAAGACAAGAACAGGGAATCTAAAGAGGAAGTAACTTCTAAAGGCCTTAGAAATAAGGCTAAATTTATGGAGATGTCTGATTACGATAAACTCCGTATTGTAGAACAAATTAAAAAGAAGCAGATAGGTAACTAATTATTTTATAAGGATTTTTAAATGTTACATTGTGTGCAAGAAACCTTTACTAATTATGATAAAGAGGAAAGAGAATTAACAAGAGTTTATAAAGAAGGAATTATTTCCTCAAGAGTTTATTTATCTCGTTTAACTTTTATCCAGGCTAAATATTTCGGATGTTACTAAAATGTATTCTAAATTGACATACATCATTATATCGTGCTCAATAGGAGCTTTTATAGCTCTTTTAGGTAAAATTGTGTGGGATTGGCTAGCTAATAGAAACAAGTCTGATTTATGTAATCTTGATGATCTTAAAGATCTTATCATTAAAGATAAGAAAGAGATTCAAGTCATACTAAATAGTTATAGAGATCGTTTAGAAAAGGATTTAAATGGTTTAGGTAATAAAGTATCTCAGCAAGTCATTGTTATTTCAAATGAAGTTAAGAGTATAAACGTTCGTTTAAATAAAGATTTCGTTAGTATGGGCGATTTTGTAGAAGTTCAGCAAAAATTAGACAATATAAAGGAACGTGTGATAGGTTTGGAGAAGTATAATGAATTCAAGCAAGACTCATGAGGAAAAGATTGATATAGAAGATATAATATATAACCATTTTTATAATTTTCTTTGGGGAATCCCGGCTCTTATTTTTATAATTTTATTGTTTCTCCTGAAGAAATCCTTATTATTTTCTTTAATAGCTTTTATTATTTCAGTATTTATATCATTTTTAATTATGATAGGTATTTTCCTTCTATTTATGAGAAATAAGCCTGTTTGTTGAATTTTCAGGAGAGATATGTGAATTCTACTAAAGAAAGTAATCTTCTGCTTTATTCGAAAGTTTTGACAAAATTATATAATATCTTAATTACGATTTTCCCTTTTACATATTCTTTACAGATTGTAGGTTCGGTTGTTGCAAGTTCAGATCAGGGTACAGTCTTATACTCGATTAAGATAGCTGTAACTTTTTTTACTTTCATTGTTTTTATTATAACGAGATTTTCAAAGAGATTTAAGGAGAGGATATTACCCTTTGTAATATTTTTCCTTATGTTTTATTTGATAGCTATTATGGGTTTTACTGTTATAAGAGAGTCTCATAATATGATGCAGCATTTTTTAATGGGAGGGGCTTTAGTTTTATGTGCTGTAGTATTCCCTAATTTAAGATGGCTGATTCCATATATGATATTTTCCTTAGGTATGGTTTTTTCAACATTTTATTTTAGTCATGGATTACGTTATGCTATAGGAGGTTCAGTAAGTATTTCTATGATGTTTTTACTGTTTTTCTTTTTCTTTAAGATTCGTATGTATGTAGACAAAGAAATGCTGTCTATTTCTCAAGAGAAGCAGAAGCTTATAGTAGAAAACTTAAAACATAAATCTCTTTTTAATAGCTCTTCAGACATTACTTTATTTTTTAACTCTGAGCACTGCGTTACAGATATCAACTCTTCTGGATTGGTTAAATTGGGTTATGAAATGAGTTTTATCAAAGGGAAGTCTCTCTTTGAACTTCCATTTTTTGATGACAGTGCGAAGATTTTCTTGAGCAGAAGTATGGCTACTATAGAAGAAGGTAGACAGTCTGTAGTAGATTTTAAAGTTAACTTTATTTCAGCATTTGCTAGCAATCATTACTATGATCTCCAATTATTTAAGGTAGTAGAGGAGAAGTTCTCAGGCATTGCTTGTGTTGCTAGAGATTTTTCCAAGACTTATGAAATGCAATTAAAACATGAGGAGACAGAGAGACTCCTTCTATCTATTATACAGAATATTCCTGTAGGGGTTCTTATTATAGATTCAGGAAAAAGAATTAAAATAGTTAATGATGCAGCATGCAGCATAACAGGATATTCCAAGAAGGATTTACAAGGGAAGCATTGTTATATATTTTGTGAGCACGGATTTAAAGATACTTGCCCTATTGATAAGGGGTGTGATATGGAAGGAGAAGAATCTTATATTCTCCATAAGGAAGGTACAAAGATACCTATATTGAGATCAGCAAATATTGTTTATATAAATAAAAAGAGGCATAAACTAGAGTCCTTTTTTGATGTTTCTCGACAGAAAGAGGCAGATAGAAAGTTAACGGAGATGGTTTATAAAGATGAATTAACTGGTACTTTTAATAGAAAAGCATTTGAGGAAAAGATGTCAGAGGCTTTTTATGAGGAAGATCATCGGGAAGATATGAAGGTGTTGGTAGGGATAGATTTTGATAATTTCAAGTTTATTAATGACAGTTATGGTCATACTGCAGGAGATACCGTTTTAAAAGAGTTTGTATCTCGTACAAGATATTTCCTTCGTGACTCTGATTTTTTATTTAGAATCGGGGGAGACGAATTCGCTTTATTTTTAGATGATATTAAATCCGAGATGAATGCTGTAGCTATTCTGGATAAACTTAGAGCAGTTAACTCAGCTAAACTATGTTTAGAGTCGGGACAAGAAATTTCATATTCATGTTCTTATGGGGCGGTAATTTACCCGGAACATGGAAAAGACTTAGAGACTCTGTGGGATAAGGCAGATAAAGCGTTATATTGGTCGAAAGAAAAAGGAAAGAGTCAGATATCCTTTTTTGGTGGTGAGATATATGATCTCTATGATAGAGACAAACAGGTGAGAAACCTTATTCAAAGTTGTATGGATAACAAGTTTAAAACTGTTTTATTTCAGCCAATACTAAGAGGAGGAGATCTTTATAAATTTGAGGCACTCTTTAGATTTGACATAGAGAACTTCATTTTAGATAATACTGAGCTTTTCTTTAAAGAAATAGAGAAAGATAAGCAGATGGTTAAGAATATAGATTATTGGGTTGTAGAAGAAGTAGTTAAAGTTTTAAAGAATCTTAAAGTTCCAATTAGTATTAATGTATCGGCGAGTCATTTTGATTTAAATTACTATAATCATATAAGATACTTATTAGACTTTAACAAAGTAGATCCTTCTCTTCTATTTATTGAAATAACAGAACGTGCTGTATTTACTAATATTAATGTGGTTAAGATAGTTAAAGTGTTTCGTAACGCGGGCATCCGTCTTATTATAGATGACTTCGGAAGTAAACAATCAGACTGGGACCGTTTATTTGAATTAGATATCGATGAAATTAAAATAGACAAGAAATATATTGATAGATTACAAGAGGGTGATAATAAAGCATTGAGTATTATTAAAGCGTTTAAAGTTGCTGCGGATGGATTGAATATTTCTGTAATAGCTGAGGGAGTTGAGACAGAAGGTCAGAAGAAATTATTAAGTTCAATAGGAGTTAATAATATTCAAGGATTCATTTTTAGCAAACCTATTAGAAGAGAGGAAATGTCTAAATTCATTTAGTTTTTAATATCTTAGATATATAAGCAGGAGATTATTATGCTCAGTTATGAGGAAAGAGTTTTACTTTTAAAGAATAGAAATTCATTAAATAAATGGAGAAATTCCTATAATTCTTCTGACGTAAGATTTTATGATTTAGGCTTAAAAATACTTAATATTGTGAAAGAGAAGCCACTTTCAGGCAATGCTATTATAGGTGAGTTATTTTCTTTAGGGATTAAAGATGAGGGATTTATTATTAAGTCTCTCGACGAATTTAAAACTAAAAATTATTTAACCTTCTCCGATGGGAAATACTATCCTACCGAGGAAGGGCTCTCATTACTAGGAACTCAAGAAGTTACTTCAGAGAAAGATCTTATGGAAGTATCTTCATCCAATACTAAAGATATGGGTGTTCTCGAGGAAGAAGCAAATAAAGTTTTAGATAACGAAGGCAAATCTTTTAAGTCCTCTGACTTAGTTCTTGATTTATTAGGAGAAGAAGCTTCTTCTTTATATGACCATCGACTTAGGGAAGGTATGACCGAAGAAGAATCTCTTAGAAGCTTATTAGATGAGAATGAAATAGCTTCTAATGGTTTACGTCGTACTCTAATCAAGTTATTGCTTTCGGCTCCTACTGAGGAGACTGCTTCTGATGTAGAGGGATATTATCCTGTTGTTGTTTATAAAGATAAGTACTTAGCGGTTTCTGATTATTTATCTTATAAATTCTCCGATGAGGAAGTAAAAGATTTTAATTTTAGAATTGATATCGGTGAAGATACTGTAAGTTTTATTTTTGACGATATTTTTGAAGCTCAAGTAGCTCACTATTTAATTAAAGAAGATTTAGATGAGTCTGTTTTACTTAATAAATCCTTTATTTCATCAGAAGGAGAGAGACTGATTTTGAACGTTTCTTATGCAGTTCCTTTTAAAGAAGGATTCGTTTCAGGTATATTATCAGACGATACTACTTTTGGTATTACTCTGGATAAAGGAAATAAATCATTGATTTCATCAGAAGGTTCTTATGATGTTAATATAAACATAGGTAGCGAGGGTACTGATTTTTTAGTATTTCCTGACGCTTCTTCTTACGTATCTTTATTAAACTCAAAAATAAAAGATCATTGCATGTTATAGTCTCATAATTTTTAGTATATATTAGTGTTGATATATACTTTAGGAGATTATTATGTCTAATAAAATATCAGTACTCGTTTATGGATCTTTACGTGAGGGTTTTGGTAATCATAGATTATTAGAGCATCCTGATGTAGAGAAAGGTTCTAGAGGTATGATTAAGGGATTTGCTATGTATAGTTTTGGTATGTATCCCATGTGTAGTGTGAGCCCGGATGATACTATTTTTGTCGAGAATTACTTAGTACCTGAAGAAGTATTTATATTTCTAGATAGATTAGAAGGATATCCGTCTTTTTATAATAGGAAACAAGTTGAATATAAAGATATGCTGAGTTGGATTTATTTCGGAAATAAAGATCAGGTGCGTGGTTTACCTAAGGTAGAGGAGGGAATTTGGCAAAGGTAATAGTAGTAACGAGTGGTAAAGGTGGTGTAGGTAAATCCAATGTTTCCTTGAATATCGCTTATACGCTTTCAAAATCATCAAAAACTCTTTTATTAGACGCTGATTTAGGTATGGGAGATATAGGTTTCCTTCTTGGAATGAATTTTGAGTATGATTTAACTGATTATTTTTATCGTAATAAGATTAAGATGGCTGATATCATTTATCAATACTCCACTTTATTTATTGTAACTTCTGGATCTGGTGATTTGGATGCAGTTAATCTAAGAGATTCATATAAGAGAAGTTTTTACGATTTATTCAAATTATTTATGAAAAAGTTTGATTATATAGTTATAGACACTTCTCCCGGTATCTCAAAAAATACAATGTTATTTCTTGATTTGGCTACTGAAATTATATTCTTATCCAGTCTTGAGCTTCCTTCGCTTATGGACTGTTATCAACAAATCAAGGTATTTAATTCTATTAATTTAGTATGCAAAAAGAATGTATTATTTAATATTGTTAAAGATCTTGAACTATCTTCAATGAAGTTTAATGTTCTTCAACATAGTGTGAGCAAATTTTTAAATTCCGAACTAAATTTTTTAGGTTCATTGAAGAACGATAGTAGTATTGGGTTAGCAGTAGAGGAACAGATTCCTTTTGTTTCTCTTTTTCCTAAATCTTTTAATACTAAAATAATAAGAAGTATATCCAATAATTTATAGGGGTTATTATGGAAAATGAAAACAGAACTATAGAAGATGTTGATTCTCCTGCGCAGATTAACTTATCATCTTTAGAGGATAACTTTAGCTTGTCTAACCTGCATGTTTCTTTATTAAAAAAATTCAGGACGTCTAAGTTACTAATAGGTATTATATTAATGAGTTTGATAGTTTGTGTAGCTTCTATAGCGGTTTTATGGTCTCAATACAAACACTTAACTTATCAAAATAAGTTACACTATCAGATGCTATATAATATAAATAAATCAGCCTTTAATGATAGTAGAAAAGAGGTTGCTACACTTTGGTTTAGCAGTGTTGCTTTATTATATTACCCTTATTATACTGAACAAGATATGTCAGATTTGGCAGAGCTTGTCTATGAAACAGGGGAAGTTAAATATAATATTCCTATGGAGTTTTGGGCGACTTTCTTTGCTTACGAGAGTTCTTTCAATTTTGAAGTTGTTCATCAACGTACTGGAGCTACGGGATTATCGCAGATAATGCCTGTCTTAGGATCTTATTTAGCTGAAGCATGTGGTATTCCTTATAAAGGGTCTAAGACTCTTAAGAACCCTTTATACAATGCGCGTATGGGTATGAGATTTTACAAAGATTTATTTGATGAATATGGCTTCAAATTTGCATTATGCGGGTATAATTGGGGAGAAGGAAAAGCAAATGAGTGGAAGAAAGCCGGATCAATCCCTAAGACAAAAAGATTTTATTATCATAATTTTTTAAGGACTAAGGTTGAGATAGAGCAGGCTACAGGTAAGAAGTATCCTATTCCTTATATAGATAGTAAAGATTATGCGTATATTGAGTCAAAGTATTTAAAAGAGAAAGTAGAGAAATTAAAGCAAAAGGTAAAAACAGCTACTTCTAAGGGAGATACTAATTAGATGTCTGAAGTCAGGTGTTCTATCTGTAATGATAGAGGATATATTCCCTTCAAGGGAAAAATAAAGAATTGTTCGTGTTTTTCCAGAAATAGACTTATCAATTATTTTTCTCAGGTACAGGCCTTTTATTGTGCAATCAAACCTAAGAAATTTGAGTATGATGAAGACGTTCAGTTTTTATTTTCATCAAAAGAGGAGTTTAAGTTTGTCTTGTATGATCTTTTAAGGAAAAGATTTCCCTGCAAGTACTTGTATCTTAACTTCGCAGCTTTTATGGATGTTGCTTTCAGTAAGGACGGAGAGTCTCTTAGATCTATTTCAAGAGAGAATGATTTCTTAATTTTATCTTTAGATAGCGTAAATAAATCGGCATTGTCAAAGATGGGAATGTCTTTGCAAGATTTTATCTTTTATTCTAAGTCATTGAAGAAAAAGATTCTTATTTATTCTTCTCTAGACAGGAGATCCTTGTCAAGTATTATGGGTAAGGAATTTGTAATCAATTTATTGTCTACTTTGGTAGTGGTAAGTAAATTTCCTAAATTAGACCCTACCGAAGAAGTGATTCACAAGAAAAGAAATAAATCGCAATTAGATTTTATTTCGCAAGGTACTAGAGAGTCAAAAGACGCTCCTGATTCCTCAATAATGGATTTATTTCGGGACAAGAGAAGCTCTGAAAAGAAACAAAGTGATAGGGAAGTGAAGAATATGACTTCTTTAGAAGATTTAAATAGGATGATGGGTAAGGGTCGATCTAATCCATCTATGAGAGTATCTTGATGTCTGACTTTGATGCGGTTTCTTATGTTAAAACCCTTTTATCAGGTTTTCTTCATCCTGGGATAGCTTTAGATATAAGAGAAATGAACTATGTTTATTTCTTAGAATCTGGAATAAAAATACTTGGTCTTGAGAATGTTTTAGAAGATGTTCAGAATAAATATTCCAGTGAGAATAGTATTCCTTCAGTACAGTATCTTTCTACTACATATCCAATTCAAATATCTCTGTTTAATGATATTATAGCAGTAAATACTAATACCTTAGCCAATCATTCTGAATACAGAAATTTAGTAGATACTTACTATAATTTTTATAGCAAGGAACATAAAGCTAGGGTCTATGAGAAAGCCTCAGAACTAGCTAAAGAGAATCCTGTTAATGCTGATCGTTTTCTACAAGATAACATAGACGTCCGTCAAAGAACTGTACAAACTATTTCTGAGTTTGATGTTAAGAACACCTATGATGACACTTTTTCTAAAAATTGTATTTTCGCTCCTTATATTAGACCCTTAGACGATGCTATAGATAGATTTATAGCTCAAGGTTTATTAATAACTTTAGGTTTTACAAGTCATGGTAAGACTACCTTAGCAATGAACCTTGTTTATACCTCTGTTGTTTTCCAGAAAGCTAATCATGCAGTCCTTTCGCTGGAAATGACTAAAAGAGAATTATTATATCGTTTAATTCTTAGACACTCTCTTCATGAGAAGTTTGAGGAAGACTTTGTAGAATTAACTTTAAATGAGTTCTTATTCAATCGTATGAATGATGAGCAGAAATATTTTATTTTAGATATCGTATGGGAAGATTTTAAACAATATGATAATAAATTATTTATTTTAGATCATAGTGATTTTGATACGATAGATCCTTTTGAGGTAGAAAATCGTTTGATACTTATTGACAAGAAATGTGGGAAGCTTCATGCTATAACTGTTGATTACATTCAATTATTTGCAAGATTGGAGCAAGATGTTCAGGGTACGAGAAAGAAGACAAACACGGAGATTATTGCGGAGTGGTCGAGATGGTTTCAAAAGCTTACTAAGAGATTCGCTAATCACAGGGGATTATTCGTTAATCTCCTTACTCAGGTTAAAGATTCGGCATGGAAAGAGGCAGTCAAGAATAAAGGAAAATATTCAATGTCTTCTTCAGGAGAATCTGGAGAAGTAGAGAAGGCCGCGGATTATGTATGTATCTGTTTTGTGGACGAGGAGCTAAAAGCAAATAAATCAATGCAGCTTCAATTACTTAAGAATAGACAGGGGTATACTGTAGAGGAACCCTTTACTATTGCGTGGTATGGAGAGAAGTTTTATGCAGGTGATTTCGCTGCATCAACAGAGGAATTGAGTTTAGAAGATTTAGGTTTAATTTAGGACTGTTTAGTTGTATAAATAGTTATATTTTACTCCGAGAGATATACCCTCCCAATTCGTATCTCTCGGTTTTTCTGTGTTATAATTTCATAAATATATATATAATTCTATACTACGATACAGGGGTTATTAATGTCATATATCAAATCTGTAGAGAAACAGGTCATTAGAGCACGAGAAGCTTATTATAATACGGATAAGCCTATTATTTCAGATAACAGCTACGATCAGTTAGAAGCTCTTCTTAGACGTATAGACCCAATGAATGCTCTTTTAAATGAGCAATCAGTAGGAACAGGGGGAAGTAAGCTTCGCCCTGAGAGAGGTTCTGTAATTCATTCTCAGAAGCTGTTGTCCGTAACTAAATTCTACTCCATTGAGGAGATCTTAGCGTGGATAAGTAGATTAGATATTCTTAAAAGAGAAGTATCCATATCATCTAAATTAGATGGTATGGCGGTAGTATTGAGTTATATAAAAGGAAATTTTAATCATGCCGTGACAAGAGGCGATGGTGTTGAGGGTCAGGATATAACAGATTCAGTTATTCATATGTCATCTATACCTAAGAAATTACCCGTACCTTACGACATAGAGATTCGAGGAGAAGCGGTTGTTTCATCTCAAGAATTCGTTAGATTGAATGGAATTCAAGAGGCTGCGGGAGAAAAACCATTTACACATCCTCGTAATGTAGCTGTTGGTGCAATTACGACTAGAGACTGGGAGAAATCTACTCGAGTTAAGAATGTGGATTTTATAGCTTATGATGCTTTAGGTGACGGTACCAAAGGTACTTTTACAGATAATATAGATCTTATTTCATCTTTAGGGTTTAATACTATTAAATGTTATACTGCAGATAAAGATTCTGAGATTACATCTATGATAGAGAAGGTAAGATCTTTTAACAAGGATTGGAACTATTCTACAGATGGTGTTGTTATCAGAATTAACGATAATGCAAGTTACTATAACTTAGGTAATAACGATAATAGTTACTACTGTCATTGTGCCTTAAAACCTGAGCAAGAGTTTGCAATTACGAGAATAGAGAAGATCGCTTTTGAAGTAAGCAGGAAGTCTGTTCTAACCCCGGTAGCATATTATACTCCTACATTTATTTCAGGGGCTATGTGCAGAGAGGCAAATATTGCGAGTATTCAAATGCTTCGCAAGATGGATCTTCATGTGGGAGATACAGTTTTAGTGGTTCGGAGAGGCCTAGTAATTCCTGTTATAGTCGCTAATTTATCCTCAAGAACGATCAATGATAATTTAGTCAAGGAAGGCGAGATAGATTTCAATGATTATCCTACATTCGAGAGATCTTCAGAGAAGGTGTATATTCCCTTATCGTGCCCTACTTGTGGATCACCTACTAGACTTATTAATGATGAAGTAAATCTTCTATGTACGAGAGAACCTGAATGTACGGGATCTACTGCAAGGCGTCTAGATTTCTTTTGTAAGGTTTTAGGAATAAAATATATGGGAGAGGAAATGGCTCGTAAGATTCTAGCTGTTTATCCTGATCTTAAATTCTCTCATATTATTAAAATAGCTGAAATGTATCCTATAGAAGGTTTAACAGGGAATCTAGAACGAATCCAGAAACAGGCAGAAATAGCACACGCAGCATTAAAAGCTGATTGTTTAAGCAGACATCTTCTTTTTACGTCTATAGGCCCAGATAATATAGGGGAGAAAAGAGCATTAAAATTATTCGAGGCTGTGTCAAAGCTTGATTCTAACTTAGAGAGCTTACAAGTATCAGATATCCTAGATCATGTAACAGGTACTGCAGAGAAGTCAGCGATTCAGATTAAGGAGTCTCTCGATGCTTCATTAGCGGAGTATTACGATTTATGCCTTGCATGGGATATTAGTCCTTATACTAAGATAGACGCTCCTGAAGAATCCAGAGGTACTTTTTGTGTAACAGGAACCTTATCTCAACCTCGTAAGGTTATTGTATCTATGCTTGAGGAAAAAGGATATTCCAACTCATCGGGCGTATCTAAGAATCTAGATTTCTTGGTATGTGGTGATAAAGCAGGAAGTAAGAGAGCTAAGGCAGAGAAGCTAGGAGTCCGTATCATTTCAGAGAAGGATTTAGATTCTTTATAACCTTTATATTTATAGGGGATATAAATGAGATATTTAATAATTGTAGATGTGGATTATAACGAGCATCCAGATCATTCTTTTTCTTTTGTATCATCTGTTCTTGATTTAGTTCTTGTTTTTGATAGAGTTTTGATTATAGGCCAGGGAAATAGAATCTTATCTTCTATAGTATCGAAAGAAGTAAGAGAGAATGTTTTATATAAAGATACTAATTTAAAGCATATTCCGTATGAGAAATCTTCAGACGATACTCTAAATTATTTAGAGGATATGTCCGTTGATGACGTATTTGTATGTGGATGTTTTTATGATCTAGCGGTAGCGGATATATCAGTTTCTGCATCTTCTTATTTTAATTCATATGTGATAGAGGATGTATCAAGGGAATATTTTGAGAAAGGATCTCCTGATTATTTAAGAGCAGTTAAAGATATGGCGAGAGCGGGAGTTAACTTTGTAAATAAAGTAGATACTTTATAAAATAACAGGGTACCCAAGAACTGACAGTAGGTGAAAAACCTATTGTCTTCTCTAACATATCAAAATACCTAATAAATAATGTTATAATTCCGGGTATTTATGGTATATAAGAAGATAATACTATTATCAGGAGATTAAATGTCAACGAAGAAAAACGTATTTGCTAATACTTCTAGCAAAAGAAGGGTGACAGTTCAATTAAGAGGATATGATCATGAAGGATTTTATGAAGGTTCTAAAGAAGATGCTCCTCGAACATATCAAGTAAAGAATGCGACAGAGGAAGAAGTTACGAAGTGTATTACTGAAGCTTTAGAGAAACAGTTCGGAGCGTGATTCTTGTAGAGGTAGATAATTAATTTTATCTACTTTCTTCGTAATTTTGGAGATTTATGTGATAGAGTTATCAGTAGCACAGCAGAATACATTATCTGAGATTTTAGCGTGGTGGAATAGAAAAGATAGAAAACAATGTTTTAAGTTAGCTGGCGTAGCAGGTTCAGGGAAATCGACAATTTTAGCAGAGATTCCTAAAGCAGTTACCACTACTAAAATAGCTTTTGTTGCTTTTACAGGAAGAGCAGCTAGTGTTCTCAAGTCTAAAATAAAGAATTTCAAAGGTCATATAGGAACTATTCATAGCTTAATATATGAGCCCTTATATGATAAATCTAAGAGATTTTTAGGTTTTACCAAGAAGTCATCTTTAGAGGTGGATTATATTATTTGTGATGAAGGCAGTATGGTATCTTCTCAGATTTATGATGATCTGGTTTCATACGGCATTCCTATATTATTTTGTGGAGACCCTGTCCAACTTCCTCCAGTAGAAATAGATAGAAACGCTTTAGATAATTCTTACAGAGAGTTATCCAGAGCTTTGGAGAATTGCGATATCTTTCTTGATGAAATCCACAGACAGGTTGCAGGAAATCCAATAATTAATATGTCTTCTCTAATAAGAGAAGGTATAATGGATTTTAATTATTTCAGGAATCACTTTAGGGATTGCCCTGAGATAGTATTTTCTCCTTTTGAGGATATCGCAGCTACTCAGGATTTCGATTTTATCAACTTTAATAATGATATAATTATAACTCATTCTAATCGTACAAGAACTTTTATAAATAATAATGTTAGATCCTTTTTAGGTTACAGCAAACTTCTTCATGAAGGGGAACGTTGCATATGCCTGGTTAATAATGCTAGTAAAGGCATTTATAATGGTAATATTGGTACTATAACTAAAATAAAAGATTCAAGCAATGCGCAAGTTACTGAACTTTGTGCGAACTTCTCTTATCCTTATCAAGGCCATGTCTTAACATCTTTTATAGGCCAGCCATATAAAGGGGGTCAACCTTTTGCAGTAGCAAGAGCTATGGGCAAGAAAATGAATAAGAGCATTGATGTTTTTGACTATGGCTACGCTGTAACAACAGCAAAAGCCCAAGGCTCTCAGTGGAGAGATGTCCACGTAGCGGTTCCTTATTATTTGATGGAGTCTCCAGAGAAATATAACTATCAAAGATGGTTATATACGTCTGTTACGAGGGCAGTGGAGAGAGTTTTCTTGTATTATTAATTATGAATTTTGATTTAAAAGCATTTAAAGATTTTATTAATGATACGGTGTCTATTGGAGAAGTAGCTAATATTTTAGGGATAGTAGGTAAATCTCATCAAGGGGATTATAGATCTCAGAACGTATTTTGTCCTATTCATGAGAATGTTAACACGCCTCATGCAAGATTAAATATTGAAGGTAATCATATTTACTGTTTTGTTGATAGTATTCAACTCATGCCTTTCTATCTCTTAACCGAGGTAGGCGGCGTATCTATTCAAGAGCTACAGAAACATTACGGTAATGATTATAGCAATTATCTTTCAGTTAAGGAGAAAGATCCTGAGAAGATGTTAGATTATTCTCTAGTTCTAAAGATGAAGGAAGAGAACAAGAAAGTTCGTAGATTTATTAGTTCTATATTTCAGGCTATGTCAGAGGATTCTACCCTTCTCTCTTATAAGAAAGGGGATATTAAGTTCGGGGATATTGTTGAGTCCTTGGATACAGTTCTTTTGAATAGCCTACAGGGTTATTCATTGTATAAATAATTAAGGAGATTTTATGCCAGGTTACGAATCAGTAGGTCAGTCTAGGAACAAGATGGGTAATAAGACCTATGCTCCTGCAGAATTTGTTGGAAGAGCTTGGATGAACAATGCTTCTTTTAATATAGTAACATCTTTAGTTCAACTTGAATCAATATTAGATGAATTTTTATTAATGGATACGGAAGTAGTCGCCTTTGATACGGAGACAACGGGTCTCGATCATTTTACCGATGTTCAGGTAGGGTTTAGTTTTTGTTTTAAACCTTTTGAAGGATATTATGTACCTGTCAGACACCGATTTTATGAAGATAATGTAGATCCTAAAGAAGCTATGGCTCTTATCTCAGACAAGCTCAGAGGCTCTGGCAAAAGAATTGCATTCTTTAATTTAGAATATGATATAGATATAATGTTGGGGGATAATTTTACTTATCTTAATCCAGAAGGAGATACACCTCTTAAGAACGAACTAAACCACGAATTAATTGAGGAAGTCCAGATACTAGCCTTTCTTCATGAACCAAATTTTAATAGGCCTTCTCTTAAAGGAACTTCCATATATTGCTTAGGCTTCGAGATGTTTTCATATGAGGAAACCGTTCTCGGCAAACCTGCGGATAAAATATCAAAGACGGATAGGAAGAAGTTACCTTCAATGGATTTAGTAGATCCTGAAGATTCTTATGTATATGCATGTTCAGATGCTATAATAACTTATCAGCTATACCTAGCATTATCTGAGTTTGTAAATAATCTCGGTATGAAGAGATCCTACATGATTGTCAAGGAATCTATTTGTAGATTCCGTCAACTAACTCTTACAGCTATTCCTATGAATGTTCCATATCTAGCTAATATGAGAGAATACGTGTCAGAAGCTATCGAACAAGCAAGAAACAACGTATTCGAAATGGCAGGAGGAACATTTACTATAAACTCGACTAGAGAACTAGCTCAAAGACTTTTAGAGGCCGGAGTACCTTTAGTGGAGAAAACAAAGACAGGTCAGTATTCCACAGCAGAGGGTGTTCTTTCTGCGTTTAAAGGCCAATATGACATTATAGATGAACTAATAGATTATCGTCATTTATTGAAGCAGTCAGGGTTCCTTGATGCCTTAGAGAAGTATTGGACATTTGATACATCTAAAGAGAAACATGATCTTCTTGATATCCCTGTCTTGGGGCAGAAGCTAAAAGAAGATGGATTAAACCTAGAGCTAGGTCCTGCAGGATTTGTACTAATTCAATATAACAATCTATCTATTCCTACTTTACGATTGTCTTCGGGAGGTAAATCTACTATTGCATCTGGATGGAACCAGATAAATTATCAGCAAATGCCTAAATTTAAATTACGTCCAGCTAAACTAATATCTACTACAGCAGAGAAGAATATTATAGAGAAGCTTCCATTCATCGATGATGTAGTAGAGGGTCTATATGTTTGTGACCGGTGTGATGATGAAGGAAAGCTTGTCGATTGCTCTAAAATAGAGTCATGTGCTTTGAAAGGTAATTGCACTCACTTAGAAGAGGAAATAGAATTTCCAAAATTAAATACAATCAATTTCAGACGTATGTACTCCGCATATCCTAACCATATATTCATGAATGCTGATTATGCCGCTGAAGAGATTATGCTTGCCATTTATTATAGTGGTGAGAAGATTTGGTTAAAAGCCTTGGATGATAGCGTAGATTTACATAAAGTAACGGCCTCACGAGTATTCAATACTGAATACGATTCAGTAACGACAGATATGAGAAAGCTTGCGAAGACAGCTACTTTCCTTTTATTGTATGGAGGAACTGCAGATGGTTTAGCAAGAAGTATGAACATCCCATTTCAACAAGCTGATCAGATAGTTAGAGGCTTCTTTGCAGGACTTCCTGATTTAGATAGATGGATTGAGACTCAGAAAAGAGTTTTAAGAGAAACATCTTTTATCAAGAACCCTTTTGGGTATAAAAGACCTATGCACTGTTGGATTAATTCTGGTAACCCTCCCTTGATAAGGTATGCTGAGAGATCAGCAGTGAATACTTTCATTCAGTCTACCGCAGGTTTCGTTATGAGAATAGCTATTTGTAGATTGTATCGAAAAATACGATTGATGGGTTTAGAGAAATTCATCATTCCAATAGGATCCGTTCATGATGAATTATCTATTTCAGTCCATAAATCAATTGTTCCTTATGCAGCAAAATTATTGACTTGGGCAATGACAGACTTCGATTTACCTAATTTACCTAATATATCGAAAGGAAGACGTCTTAAAGCAGAACCAGCAATAGGCAATACTTGGGGACAGCTTGTTGATATTAGTGAAAATGTCTATAATGATGTGGACCTTGAGAGAGACTTATCCTACTTCTTAAATGAGGCTTCTTAACGTTATAATTGATCTTTTATATAAATATAAATATAAATATAGATATCTAGGAAAGTAACGCTATGTTTAATCACTTTAACGAAGCTAGAATAGTATTATTTTACTCTAACTCTTCGAGAGTTTCTTCTAATTTACTTTTTCCTATGGCTCTTCCTAAGAATTCTTTTATCTTATCCGGCAATGGTTGTCTCTATAAAGTCAGAGGCAATGCCATGGTATCAAAGAGAAATTGTTCTATTTTGTTTCTAGATTCCCTTAAAAAGGGTTTAGGTATTCATACTGACCTCTCTAGTATAAATTTCGTTGATTTTGACGGCTTCTTCAAAGCAGCTTTCATAGAAATAAAAACGTTTAAGAGATTGTTTAAGACCTCTATTGTAAAACAGAATAAAGCAGCCTTCTTTCATCCCTTAGATAATGATTTCTCCTCCCCTAAGCAGTTATTCAACAATTCTAAAGATTTTATGGAAGCACAGAAGTATCAAACCGAGATATCTAAATTGTTGAGAGCCCACAAGTTCTTAAATTTTATTGTTAAGAATAAAAGCTTAGATGGGTATGCTTTTTCAGAGAAAGTTAAAGATATAACTTTTGGAGTAGAAGTAGAATTTCTTTTACATAATCTTAATTACGAGCAGTTCTTTTACAAGTTTAGGAATCTGTTCATATCAAACACTACTTATGAGGTTGATGTCTACAAATCCTCACGTGATGAGCAATTGGTTTTATATAGAGTCTTTATTAATAGTATTGAAGACTCTGACAATAACATCTATTTTGACGTTTTCAAGGATAACTCCATTAGTGGTTCAGGTTTATGTATAGAATTAGCTTTATCCCCAATCTCAAAAAATAGCTCTCAGAGATGTAAAGAGTTATATTCTAAGGTTTTCTTTATCCTAGAATTTTTAAAAGCAAAAGGATTCCTTACTACTAATTCTACGACAGGAACACATATTCATTTAGGTATGACTAGTTTAAAATCTAGAGATACTGTGGCTCCTTTATTAGCTCTATTTCCCCACATATATCTTCTTATAAAGAAGAGCTTTAAAGTTCTTTCAAGAAGAGAGAGATATTGTCAGGACATGTCTCTAGATATATTTAAAGCATTCTATTATCTTCCAGACATTACCGAAGGAGAATTTAAAGATCATTTCTATGAGGAGTATGAGTCCTCCGAATCTTCAAGATCTCGTAGAAGTAGTAAGTTTCATTCTTCTAGATATTATGCCTTAAATTATCACTATACATTTTTAAAAGGTACTGCGGAATTCAGATTCTTTAATGGTTATGAATCTTTCTTAGATTTGTTACTGAAAGTAGAGTTCCTTCTTTATTTATGTGATTGGGCTGCTAATTTACGTGTATGCTCCTCTTATTGTTGGTCTAATCTAGTAGAATCCTTTAATAAGATTAAAGAGCCTCGTATAGCGTCTAATTTCTTATATCACATTCTTGACTTAGATAAATTTAAGAAGATCTTTATTCGGAATGATGTTTCAGAAGGATTATTTAAAGACTACTTTGGGGAGAAATCTCTTAACATGAATTTCAAAGAGGAGATAGATATTTTTGATTTAAACGTTTTGGGAGAGTCTTTTATATTTATCCCTGGTCAAGGTAAATGTTTGTTATCTTTATTTAATCCTGAAGATTTAGATGAAGTTACTTTAAATACTATAAATTCGCTTTATGTAAGCGACGATGACTTCAGAGATTTTAAAAGTATGTATTTTCAATACACTAGCAGAAGATTTTATAAGGCTTATTTAAAATCTTTAAGATTTTTGATAAAGGATTATATAGGAACCGCCTCAGGTTCTAAGAAGGATTTTATCGAATATTCTACGATATTCGATAACCCTTTAAATAAGATTTCTGATGCTTTACTAAAGGAAAAGGAGAATAGTAATAATGAGGATTACATAAACATTTTTAGCTAGTATGTATATAAAGTATATTCTTAGTTAATGAGGTGCTATGTTATACGAGTTAAATGTTATTCTTCCTTTGAGATTATCTTTCCTGGATTATCCAGAGAACAGTCATTCAGGTTCATTATACATAATGGGTTGTGACAACTTTTGTTTGGGTTGTCATAATCCAGAGTTTAGTGACCATGATTATTCCATCGGAACATCTAAATTGGATTTACATACTTTAGTATGTAAAATAGTATCAGGTTTAAGAGAATTAAATACTAAGAATTTAGTCCTCTTGGGAGGAGATCCTCTCTGTTTTCATAACATTCAAGAAGTAAAATCCCTTATTTTATTATTAAAAGATTATGACATAGATATCTGTATATATACAGGAAAAGATATCTCTTTTGTTAAAGATAATGATGTCATTGGTTTTAAATATTTAAAATGTGGCGAATATGACAAGAACTTGTCTCAAATGTCTAACAAAACGGATGATTTTTTTGCTTTATCTTCTAAGAACCAGAAACTCTATGATAAATATAGGAATCTTATATCTACAGAGGGCTATTATTATTACAACAGGATGTAAATTTATGTCATACTCAGCCAATTTTGAAGAGATAATCGAAGACGCTTCTATTATAGAAGAGGATCCAAGTCAATCAAGAACTACGAAGAATATTAAGAAATGTCTTAGAAGTATATTATCAAAGAAGTATTCATTTAAAACTCCTCAAGATCTATTAGGAGCTGTAAATGCTATTTTAAAGATTCATGGACTGCATGCTGATAATTTTGATTTTGTTAGAAATTTCCAAGAATCTATGAAAGCTACTTTGAGCGATATTAGTATTGATGATAATGCTAATAAAAACGAGAAGACTATTAGAGGTTTGGAACAAGAGATATTTGAATGTCTCAGAAAAGCCCTGGGATATGATATTCTTTATCAGACTATGAGAGAGATGTTTGGGAAGAAAGAAGCTCAGCGATTAGCAGGCAATATGTATGATTATTCGTTGGCTATTTCTGATAGCACTAAAATCCTTTATCCATATTGTTGGAGTTTTGACGCTTCAAAACTTGTTTTATTTGGAAGACCTTTTGGTCAGTTGAAATCAAAACCTCCTAAGAGAGTAGATTCCTATATTGCTTCATTAACAGAGACGGTTCATCAGCTTTCTAATCACTTAGCAGGCGCTATAGCAATAGGAACGTTTTTCTTAGATATAGCACACATAATGTATTACTTGGAAGGAATTGAACTAACTCAATTGAAGAAAGATAGGCAGCTTAGAAAGAATATCGAAAATGAGTTTCAAACTTTTGTTCACTCTGTGAATCATCTCTCTCGTCAAGGAACAGAATCTCCTTTTACAAATTTATCTGTGTTTGATACTCCTAAACTTAGAGCCTTTATAGAAGAGATGGACTGGTACTTCGAAGGTGTTTGCAAAGAGACAGATGATCAAGGAAATAAGATATGGGATGAGGAGCATATGTCCTACATTATATCATATATAAAAGAACTTCAGTATATTTATTTGGATTTCTTCGATAAAGGGGATCCTGAAAAGAATGGACTTCCTTATAGATTTCCAATTACAACTTTAAACATTTCTGTTTCAAAGAAGCAGGAAGAAGATAACATCACTTATGATGTGGACGACGGGAGATATTTAAATAAAATATGTAAGCTTGACATATTTAGATATAATATCTTTGCATCGGAGGGCAAGAAGATAGCGAGCTGTTGCAGATTAATAAGTGATTCTGATATGATGGAACTAGCATCTCAGTCTAACTCTTTTGGAGCAGGATCTAGTGCTTCCTTAGGATCACATCGAGTAGTTACAATAAACTTAAACCGTCTTGCATTAGAAGCAAACTCTCTAGAAGATTACTATAGCAGGATGGATGCTCGGATAGAGGATGCAGCAAAAGTATTAAAGGCTCATAAGAAAGTAATAACTATCACTAATAACCACGGTCTTCAAATGTTTATGGAGATGGGATGGATCAATATGAATAGAATGTTTTCTACTTTTGGTATCATAGGTCTAGTAGAGTCTATTGAAACATTGAAGAGAAAATTTAAAATAAGAGACGCTCAGGAAGAGAAAATAGAGGTAGTGAAATATTTCAATCAGTGTGTTTTAAAAGTGTCTAACGTTTATGAGATTACAGGAAACATTGAACAAGTTCCAGCAGAAAGTATGGCAGCGAGACTCCCTGAGACAGATAAACTTTTATTTGGAGAGAAAGAAGTTCCTTACACTTTATATTCTAATCAATTCGTTCCTTTATGGGAAGAAGCGACTCTTTGGGACAGGCTGAGAGAAGATGGTAAATTCAACAGATTAATAACAGGCGGGGGTATCGTTCATGCTCAAATTGGAGAAAAGACAACTGCTAAACAGTCTAAAGAAATAATTAAATTTGCTATCAAATGTGGATGTGAACATTTTGCCTTAAACTCAGTTTATTCTGAATGTGTGGATGGTCATACTAACTTCGGTAATTTTGATATATGTCCTGAGTGTTCTAAAGTTATACTAACTCAGTATACAAGAGTAGTAGGATTCTTTACTCCAGTTAAGGATTGGAACAAGAAGAGACGTGAATGGGAGTTTCCTAAGAGAGCTTATGTAGAAGTTGAGTAGTGTTATAATTTTGCTATATTTAATATATATTTTATATTAGTTTAAAGGATGATTTTATGTGTGGTATGGCAGGATTTCTACCTAGAGGCAGTGACTCGTCTTTTAAAGATTCTCGTAATTTTAAAGAATCTCTAAAAGAGATGTTAAAGTATCTTGAGATTCGAGGTACTCATGCCACCGGTCTTATATCTATATCAGATAATGGATCTTTTTATACAGATAAATCTCCTGAGAAATCTTCTAATTATATTGACAATATTAATAATGATTTCGACTCAATAATAGAATCCTCTAAGGCTCTTATATATCATGTACGTCTAGCGACTGTAGGAGACCCGGAGGATAATATCAATAATCATCCATTTGCATCAGCAGATAATAGACTTCATTTAGTTCATAATGGTACCTTAGCTCATACGTATAATGGATTTAAAGAACAGGATCGTCTCAAAGAGATGCAGGAATCTGAATGTGATTCTGAACTTCTTCTTAGATATATAGAACATCTTAGAAAGAAGAAGAATATTTCTGTTCAGAAAGCATTCGAATCAATGTTTTCTACCTTTATGGGAGCTATGGCCGTAATTTTATATGATTTTTACGATAACAAGATTTTCTTTGTTAGAAACAAGAAACGTCCTTTATTCTTTATTTTTTATAAGAGCTTCATTTTGTATGCTTCTACTCAAGAGATCTTAGAAGTATTCGTTAATAGCTACTCTGAGTCCATGGAGAAAGACAATTTCTTCAGGGTAAACAAACATAAAGTTCTCACGTATGATCTAGAGAAGTTTTCCTTTAAGATGTCAAAACCCTTATTTCATAAATATGTCGTTGAAAATCCTTTCACAAGAAATATCTCAAGTTATTGCAATAATCAAACTACTCCTAACTTTATGAGCTATTCATTTAGTAACGACATAATTCCTGAGAAGGTCTCTTCTACTAAAGAGACACATGTTGTGGGAATGTCTTACTCGGTTGTAGAACGGTTGAAGTATATCAAAAGAACTAGAAAGACATTCTATAATTTTATAGAATCATCCTTGAGAGATGTACATTTTGTAGAATATTTAGAAGCCGCTTTACCTTGTAGTATCAGAGAGTTTATCCTCAACTACAATCTATTATTCATTTTAATAGCATATGATTTTATTTTTCATCAAAAATCTTTTGATTGGGATAAATCTAAGATAGAACAGGAATGCTCTCTTTATTATTTAATATTGAATATGTATTATGGTATGGATTTATCTTATGTAACATCTACAACGGATATCCCAGTATCAAAGCTTGGAGATCTTAATAAGTTAATTTTGGCCGATGAGTCTTTCAAAGCGCATCTTATTAGTATAGGAGTTCCTATATTATATACTAATATGCTCTTAATTACTAAAGCTTATGTAGATGAAATGGTAGGATTTAAATGGCCTTCGGGATTATATAAGAGATTGCTAAAATGCTGGGAAGGTATAGATTACCTCTCCCTAAAAGATAGTTATAATAATTTAGAATTCAAAGGATAATACATGTCATTAATTAGAATGAATTTAACTCAGTTAAAGGCTGAGGCACATATGAGAAACCTGGAAGTATCTTCATCATCCAAGGCAGGAGGGAAAAGAAGTGCTCCATGCATCAGGGATTACATAAAAGCTATTCAGGTAGATAATGGAAGAAATGAGCACCCGATTTACTCTAAACTTCCTGATTATACTTGTCCTATGTTAGCCAAACCTTCTTATGACCATAAAGAAGCAGAATTAAAAGAATTATTCGAGAATCCCGAGAATCCGTTTGAATTTAAATTAAACGGAATCCGAGCAGCAATAGTTTTAAAAGACGGAATACTTCGAGTATTCTCTAGACATTTATCAGTAAAGAGTTACATGCCCGTAGATTACACAAACAACCTTTTGGTATGTGAATATGAATTTCCTTCAGATATTTCTTTTGTTCTTGACTCAGAGTTGATGTCCAGGGAAAATTCTGTGAATACGGGTCAGGTAATCACACAATCAGTTTTAGAAACTACTAGATCTCTAATGAATATTGAGAGTGCAGTTCCTGTACAACTTCAGAAAGCGGATCTAGTTCATTTCGATTTTTATGTTTTTGACATAATGTACCTTAATGGAGAAGATACACGAGAGCATCCATACAAAGAGAGAATTGAGATTCTTCCTAAGATAATAGAAGTCCTACAAAAGAACATTCCAACGACAATAACGAGTTTCCTTCAACCGTTATACGCATTTGGTACTTACGAGGAGAAGATGGCTTTTTATAATAAGATTCTTGAGAAAGGCTTTGAGGGAATTATATGCAAAGATGCTAACTCGAAATACGTTTCAGATGAGTCTCGTCCAAAGTTAACTTGGGTTAAGAGGAAGAGAACTATTACAGAATCTTTCAAATATTTTTATGGCGATGCTCCTGCATATGCAGGTGTTTCTGATTTAGACGCTTTTGTTATAGACGCTATGCCTGGGGACAAGGGAAAGAAACGGAGCAATTTAATTTCTACTTTAATCTTTGGGGTGTACCTAACAGATGACGATGGGAATCTTCTTAAGGATCCTTCAGGAGAGCCTGTAGTTCATCGTATAGCAAGTGTCTCAGGATTCTCAGAAGAGATTAAAACTAATATTACTAACATTCATGAGGGATACCCTCGATTGAAGAAAGAATTTGAAGGGTCTGTTGCTTCTATAGATGGGGCATATATTTCATCAAGGTCTCGAACAATAACACATGCAGTGATCAGAGAATTTAAACCTGAGAAGAATTTCTTTGACTGTAAAATACCTCAGTCCTTAATTGAGAAGGCTTCCGAGTCAATTTCTGATGCAATGTTTTAATAAGTTGATCTTTATGTTATAAAATATAGACTAAAGTTATATTTTAGTATAGGATTTAATTATGGAAATTGCATTTAACCTTAATAATAATGCTATGGAAGCTATATCATCTGTCAATTTTGGTATTGAGTTAGAAACAGTTTATAATGGGGAAGATCTTTTAGGATTTTCAAATCATATAAATTGGATAGTAGCGTCAGATCTTTCCATAAGATATGGCTCGATATACTCACATTCGGCAGAGATACAAACTCCAAAGCTGTCTCTTAACTTAGAAAACCTTAAAGATGTTTTCTCAGATATAAGAGAGATTAGGAGAAGAGGCGCCCGGGTTAATAAAACATGTGGTATGCATGTTCATATTTCTTCTCCTTTATTTTATAAGGTAAATTTTATGTCCTCCTTTCTAAGTCTAATTAGAGAGAATCAAGAAGAGATGTTCAGAATATTTAAACCAACTTCAAGAAGATCCTTTAGATTCTGTAGAAGAGTACCTGATGTAGAGATTATCAATATGATCAGTTCTATTCAGGATGTGGCAGATGTCAATGGAAATATTGTGTATGAAGGGAATTTTTCTGGCCTGTCTAATAAATTTAATTTCATCAATTTTACGAATCTTGCAGGAACTAATAACCGTACAAGAAATAGGAAGAATACTATAGAATTTCGTATATTTAATGGTTCGATGAATTGCGGTAAGGTATTAGCAAACCTCGAATTTATTTTCAATCTTATTTACGTAGCCTCTAGAGAGGGATCATATCCGGACAGAAGTTGTGATTTAGTTTCTGATGATTTATTTTTAGATTATCCTTGGAGATACAATAAATATATAAAGTATCGTACTGTTGAGAATGTGTCTGATGTTGTAGATAATATGAATAGGGGAGAGGTAGAAGAGATGTCTCCAATCATCAGTCAGTCAGTTTCTTTTTAATTAATTTAATTCTAATACCTAAATAATCTTGGAGGAAGGAGAATGAAAGTACATTTTTCAATGAAAGAATTTCAAGCCAGAGGATCTTTTTATTTAGAAGAGTTTTTTATTTTAAAGTATTGCAAGAGAGATTATGCAAGCAAGTTATTTCATAAGTTTTTAATTAAATTTCACACTTTTCATACTGAGGAAGATTTAGAAGATTTAACTCAGAATTTCATGTCTACTATTTATTCTACAGTAGGGAGAGGAGGCGTTCCTAAAGATAACGTCTTTCATAAGTGGTGCCCTGGAGAATCTAAAGCTACTTTTGACAGTTACTTAAGTAGAATTATTCATAACCAGGCTGTTAATTTTGGGAAGAGAATGATCTCTGCATCAAAAGCAATTCAGAGTCATCAAGGCAAAACATATGATACTTTTGATGATTCTGTTGTTTTAGATGAATTAGTATTACTGAACTCTGTTAGAGAGATTGATGATAAAACGTCTAGAACTCTCTCATTAGAGAATCTTTATTTCATGCTTAAAGAAAGAATGGATGCTAAAGATATAGCTGTAAAATACAATATTTCTGTGGGATGCGTCCGTCAACAGAAGACTCAGTTGAAGAAATTATTTAAGGATCTTTATCGAAGACCTTCAATTGAGGATAGGAAAGAAGTAGTTATAGATTCTACTGAAATAGTTATGCCTATACGAACAGTGCCCTGTATGACTAAAGAAAGACTTATTAATTTCTGCGAGAATATTTCTTGTTTAGACTTATCTAACATAGATTTTCCTGTTTTCTGTACTATATGAACGTAATTTTCTTTGGAAGTTTCAGAAAGATTCGTCCGTTATTAAACAATGTAATAACTGTTTTATCAGATGCTTCTTCTGATGAATTTAGAGAAGTTGTATGGGACTATAAGAGAAGGAAGAATATTTCAATAGTATTTCATCTACCAATGACTGTATCTAGACAAAATCAAGTACTAAAGTTTACTGAAGAATTTAAAGGGGATGATATCGTATTATACTCTGCCCAATTTAGAGCAGATGTTATTGATACGATATTAACTCGTTTTTCGCTGAAGATAGATGAATCTTTAGTTATCCGCCCAGAGTTAGTTATTAATGAATGGAAGAAGAAAATTAAGTTAGAGAGACTAACTCCTATATCTTATAGAGCTTTCCATAGAGGTCATGTTAGAACGCGGGTAGGGCGTTTATATCTAAACGCTTTAAATAAATTATTAGTTCACTCTGACTAGTAATCACGGATCAGTTTTTATTACTCAATAAATTAACAGGGTACCCAAGAACTCACAGTAGAACAAAATCCTACTATCTTCTCTAACATCTCAAAATAATATCAAAATAAAATCTAAATTTACTTCTTACATTTTTATATTGTATATAAGGATATGGGAATGGAAGATGCAGTACTATTAGACAATTTGGAACCGTTCGGCGAAGACATTAGAATTCTTACAGAATTCTTTTCAGATGCTGGATCGATATTTTCAGATGAGCAGCCATCATCAAGGTTGCTACTGAATAGGAAGGGTTCTATTCTTCATGATTTAGACTTTGATATTTTAGTTGGAGCACATGACAATGAGAGAGAATTAGTAAAGTATCTATCAGATTTATTCACTTCTTACGAATGCTCTAGTTTATTTCTAGTAGTATCAAACAAAGATTCCAAACCTCCATATCAATCAGCAAGTTTTATCGCCTTCAGCTTGGGACATGTCGTAAAATTTGAGATTTATGAGGATGGAGATGATTGGTTCATATCAGAACCTATCGCACTGGAAGATTTCTCCTTAATAGACCTGGCCTAGTAGCTAGTGTTACGATTACAGTGTAAACATTGTTATATTTAGATGTGAATTTACTATTTAAATAGTAAGTGTTTAGTTAGATTAATAATAAATATTAATTTAGGAGTTGGTAATGAAAACAAGAGAATTTAAATGTAGTGTGGATATTTTTGATAAGAAGAGTAAGAGTCTTGTGGCTAGTTGATTTCCTTTAGTGTTACAAATTTAAATTCATTTATATAAAATTAATAAGAGATTAAAAAGGATTATTTTAATGTTAAGTTTGAGTAGATTATTTATATCTAATACCAAGTCACTTCAACTAGTGGTGAGCAATTCGTGTGCGGATCAAGATACGTTTATTTCGTATAATGAGGAGCATTGGGGGCTTTACCGGGAATAGCATTAATTTAAATATCGAATTAACTTGTTGTACCCGGTTCCTGAGAGAAGAAATTCTTTTAGTGCCGGGTTTTTTGTTTTATGGAGTTTAACATGGGGAAATAATATATAATTAGCTGAGTTAAGAACTCGTAGCTCAGCTGGTTTTAGAGCAGTATACTTTTAATATACGGGTCCTGGGTTCGAATCCCAGCGAGTTCAATTATTATATGTCACCGTAGGCGAGTGGTTCAAGCCATCACGCTTTCATCGTGAGAGTCACGGGTTCGAATCCCGTCGGTGATGATGGGTTCTAATTTCTTTATATAATTTTAGATTGTAAAGGAGTTCGTATGCCTAGACCAATAGAAGAAATTATAAAGAAGGAGGCAATTAGATTAAGAACGGAAGAATATTTATCATTGCGAGAAATTCGTCAGATGTTAGGTATTTCTAAGTCTACTCTATCTGTACTGTTACGTGATTTTCCTCTTAAACCTGAGGAGGAGTTACTTAAGATTAAGGAGGCTAGAGAGATAGCGAGAGCTTCTTGTATTTTGAGAAATGCTAAGGTAGAGGCAGATTCTGTGAGGCAGCTTCAACCTATTCCGGCGATGCAACCTTTTTATAAGGGGTTTATAGCTGAGTTTTATGTGAAATACAGACTTTTAAGAGAAGGGATTCATTTTCTTTCTCCGGAATACCCTTTGATTCACTGCGATCTTGTGGTTGCAGGCAAGTCTCATAAGCACTATAACGTAGAGATCAAATCGTGTACGAGAGGTTGCGATGTTAATGTAAATAGAACCGTTTATGTAAGAGGAAACAGCAGAGATTCTGTTAATTATAAAGATGTAAGTGGGATAGATTTATTTATTTTAGTCTCATTAGAGAATGAGAATATGTTTATCGTTCCTTATGGTATCTTGGCAGATAAAGCGCAGGTATGTTTATCTTCTAAAGGATCTTTATGGAAGTTCCGAGATCGTTTTGATCTTCTTGAGTGAGGAGAGATAGCTGAGATGGATTAGCGCGACTCTGAAAAAGTCGAGAGGTTGGTTCGATTCCATCTTTCTCCAATAAGGAAGAGATATTAATTTCTTCCTTGTGGTACTGTAGATTACGAGATCTTTAAACTCGATCTGGCTTTTGGATTTCCATTAGTTAGTTCTTTGACATCTTTAAACTTAAGTTCCGCCCTGTACAATGTGGGAACAATAACGGAAGAGAAATGACTTTTCATTTTTACACCGTGGCGGATTTCCCTTTATGTTATGGAATTAATTATTACTCCTGATAATAAATCAGGATTATTTATGGATATGTTATATGAGAGCTGTAGAGAAGAAATTCTTATTAGGTATTGTAGAAGATATAGAAAAGCTATTTAACTGATTTATTTTTATAAATGTTATAATTTCCAAATGAATAAATATATTTAATATTTTATTCAGGAGATTACTATGTCTAGCAGATTACAGAACGTTCCTCGAGATCCGGAGTACATTTCGTATGCTAATTTCATAAAACACAATTCTACCTATAAGAGTGTAAGATACTTTGATCCTAAAGAGTTATTTACTATTATTAATTCAGAAAGGGATTTATTAATCGCGGCAGTAGGGATATACGAGACTCAGTCTTTATGTGCTGTAGCGAAAATTATTCAAGTATATATAGATGATATTGACATTCCATATGATGAAGTTTGTTTCTTAAAACAGTGTGCAGGGTCTATAATTCGTTTTATTTTGTATTGTGAGGGTTGTTATAGTATTTAATCTAAAAGGGAAATCCCTTTTAGATTAAAAGAAAGTTACTTCATTTGTTAAGACATCTTATTATAAAAAGTTTGTTAAGGGCCTTTATCAGAATTTCAAGAGACAGAATTCACTACGATACTTATTTCTATCTCGAAGTATAACATATCGTGGTGTAATAGTCATAAATTAAATATCTCTAAGTTAGTGAGATACTTAATGGCTTTCTACGTAGATTATGATTTAATTTTTGATTTTAAATTATCATTTACTTTTGATAATTTAAAATCGATTAGAAGATCTTCAAAGAAATCAATTCTTGTTCCTGTAGGCTTAGTAGAATCATTTGACAGCAAGACAGAGAAGCTTCCAAGAAGCTTCGTAATCAATCATTTGCTATATTCTTATATTGCGAAGAATTCAGATTAATTTATGCTCCGTTAGCCCAATTGGCAGAGGCGTCTGATTTAGGATCAGGAGGTTGAAGGTTCGACTCCTTCCCGGAGTAATTTTATGGACGCGTAGCCCAATTGGCAGAGGCAATAGACTTAAAATCTATACAGTTGGGGTTCGACTCCCCGGGCGTCTAATTCATTTATGTTTGATTAAGGATTTAATCAAACATGCTATTTATACTCCTTTGTGTTTTACTATTTATATTATATAATAGATAGCAATATCCTAGTTCATTATTATGGATCTTTGCATGTCTTTTAATAGGCTTAATTTTCATTATTTCTAATATATTAGGATTTCCTTGGATAAAACCTTTAGGAACTTTTATAACAGTTTTAGGACTAATAATTTTACTATGTAAAAAGGAATTATTCGATGACTAATTTTAAAAAGATAAACAAAAGCTTAATCGGCCTTCTAAGATCTTTAGATGATTCTTATAAATCTTTATCCGATAAAGGAATTATGGAGGATGTCCACCGTAATTCTATGAAGAAAGGAAATTCTAGAGAGCCTTATACTTCCTATGGAAAGATTAAATGCTCTAAGGGCCATTTAACAGCTCCCTTTTTCTTCGGTGATCGTTCACTTTATCGAGATGTTATGATGGAGTGTGATACTTGTGGCGAAATAATAGGATTTACTCCTATTGAGGTGATTCACTTATCCGCAAACAGATTTGTAGCGAGTAATATATATATTAGAGACCTTAAGCGAATAAGAAGAGTATAAGTACAAGTTTATTTTAGAAAAGGAATTAATTATGAAATATAAAACAATTAAAGATTTTAAAGACTTACCGGCTGGTTCTATCCTCCATGAAATTAAAGAGAATAAATTAACATTTAGATGCCTTCATAAAGAGAATCTAAATAACATTACAAGAATAACTCTGCCGAAGGATATATGTGCGAATATATCTATAAACCCCTTGCTAGCAAAACAAAAGAAGTTAACTAATAAAAGAAGAGACAAAATAATCGAGTTAAGAGTGCTTCAGCAAGAAATATTTTATGGGATGAAGAATTGTCCAGAAGACCAATTACCTTCTTTCGCTAAGAAGCTTGAGCAGGTAGAATATGGTTTACAGAAACAATGGAAATTTCGTAAGAATAAGAATTTCCATTGTTGGTGGGATGTCCCTCGATGTACATGCCCTATGTGGGATAATAGAGATAGTTACGGAACAAAGTATCGGAATATTAGTTCAGATTGCCCTGTACACGGGCTTTAATTTATATATAACAGGGTATGGCCTAATTGGCTAAGGTGTCTGCTTTGGGAGCAGAAGATTGAAGGTTCGAGTCCTTCTACCTTGAAATGGTGTCACATCCCTGAGTTGTGAGCAGCGAATGGCATATTCGCATTTGCACTTGTATTCAAATGGTTAAGAAAGCAGTTTGCAAAACTGTCATTTCCGGTTCGAGTCCGGACGAGTGCTATAATTATTTACAAGGAAAGGTTATGGAATTTACCGTAGATTATTTTATCGAGACTGAGAAAGCAATTAGAGAGATTCTTTTAAAAGAGGGTCTCTCAGAGCTTAGGGATAGATTACATCGTTCTATAGGCAGTATGGTATCATTTATTACTTTATCAAATGTTTCAGGAGTCGAGTCTACTTATTCATATTTAAGATCGCTTCTGAAGGATCAAGGATATTCTAATTTAGTAGAAAGGTATTTTTATAGTGACTTTTCAGGAACTCTTCCTATATCTGTAGAGAGCCCTGACTCTCAATCTTCTTCTGAGGATTGTGATTCATCTTGTGATTTCTGTACGGGTTGTGGATAATTATATAAAGCCGAGGTCGCTTAGTGGTCGATAGCGCTGGATTTGTAACCCAGAGGTGTAATACTCACGTGAGTTCGAATCTCACTCTCGGCTCATTTTTTATCTAATTATCAATCATAGAATTTAATAGAGGAATATAATCATGAAAACAAAAAACCATTTACCTCAAATAGAATGTCGATGGATGCGGAGGAAGATTTTAATAAAATAGTGAGGGGTGCTGATGAAGCGATTAGTAAAATTAAAATATTTATTTTAAAGAAGATAGATAATCTTTATTAAAGAAATGTCTTTTTGTAAAAGTTTCTTTTTGTTCAAAGGTATCAAATATTGTAGATCATTCTCATTTAGTAAATTAACAGGGTACCCAAGAACTCACAGTAGGAGAAATTCCTACTATCTTCTCTAACATCTCAAAATACATATAAAATAGCCATCTAAATCAATTATTTTATAATTATTTAGTAAATATCTTATTTAAACGAGTTTATTATGAAATCCCGAAGTTTTATTTCTGAAGAGAGTAGTGAAGTTTTCTTCGCTCCAGATGAAGGTATTCCTACACGTCCTGTTACAGATTTAACTGATAAGTATTACGATGTAATCTATCCTGAAGGTTACAATGAACTCCGAGCTGCATTGATGATTCAGTTTGATGAAATCTTAAATATTCAAGGAATTGAGAAGCTTGATCTCCAGAGATTCAAAGATTTGTATACTTCAGTATATCTATCTGTTTTAAATGATTCTTCTAAAGAATGGAATAAGGGAGCTTAACATGAAATCAAAACCCTTCATATCTGATGATGGCGCGGACTATAAGAAACTCATGACCTCTCAGGTTAGTGAAGATCTAACTAATGTGATAACACTTCAGTACAAGAAATTCCAAAACGTTTTCGGTGATGTGAATTCGAAAGAATTCAAAGCTCAAATATCGGATGCTTTTGATTATATGTTAGAGAATCTAGACACAGAGTTACTAACTAAGTTTAGAAAAGTTCGCAAGAACATGAATTATGGGATGTATCCCAACAAGTAATTTCTTATGTCTGATAAATCAAGGCCGTATCCTAAGTACGTGTGTTTAAAATGTGGTACTAAGTATGGTTATCTCTATGGATAATAATCATTGTTTCTCTATGTATGACACTGAGTGTAACGTATGCGGAAGAAAAGATAATTGTGTTAAACCTTATGATTTCCATTTTCCTGAATTTCCTGGTCATAAGAAGCATAGTAAATAGTTTTATTGCGGAAGTAGCTCAATTGGCTAGAGCGCCTGGTTTCCACCCAGGGGGTTGTGAGTTCGATTCTCATCTTCCGCTATCTCCTTTACAAGTTAGTAGAGGAATTTCCAGTATCGATTTTCTTTCGATACCTACTTATTTTCATTTAATATAAAGGCTTAACTCAATTGGTTAGAGAGCTGCCTCATAAGCAGTTTGTCCTAGGTTCGATTCCCTTGATGGCCTGATTTATAACATTTATGTTATGCTTAATATTTATTATATATAAAAATTATATTTGAAGAGATAGCTCAGTGGTAGAGCACGAAGCTCGTTATTTATCACATTACCGCAAGGTACGGAGAATGACGATTATCAATTTTAATGACGTGGTCGTAGGTTCGAGTCCTACTCTCTTCGATTATGCGAAGGTAGCTCAATTTAGTAGAGCGCCTGTATAAATTTCCTTTTTCGCTCACATTACTGCAAGGTACGTTGATTGAGGATTATCTACCAGGAACAGGATGTTGTAGGTTCGAGCCCTACCCTTCGCGAATAGTGGTACGGAGAAGAAGAGTTATCACATTTTTATTGTAACAATTACTCTTTTTCACTACATTACCACTTTACTTCTCGGTACGGAAGTAACTCCATATTACCGAAGAACAAATAAGGAGAAAATAATGGCAACAAATTATGCACAACATGTGTCCACAAAACAAACAAATCAAAAAGATAAGATCCCTGGGACAGATCAAATAGAAAACTCTGAGGGAGGTTACGTTTATCAAATAGATAAATGGAGCCAGCTACAGAGGTTTCTTATTTTAGGCTGTGCAGGAGGTTCTTATTACGCAAACGATCATAAATTAGTTCAAGAAAATGCGGATATTGTCCTTCAATGTCTTAAAGAAGATTCCGCTCGTGTAATAGAGGTAGCAGTTCAGATTTCTGATGAAGGCAGAGCATTATCAAATGACCCAGCTATTTTCGTAATGGCGCTAGCACTTACACATGCTGATGTAGAAGGAAGACGAGCGTCAGCAGATAATCTTTATAAAGTTTGCCGTATCGGCACTCATATTTTTACATTTGCATCTTATATTGATGAACTCCGTTCTTGGGGTAAATTAGTACGTCGTGCTGTGAGTAACTTCTATCTTACTAAGGATTTTGAGCAGTTACTGTATCAAATAACGAAATATCCTCAACGTGGTGGGTGGTCTCATCGTAATGTATTATTACTGGCTCATGTTAAATCAGAAGGATCTCAAGCAGACGCTATCAAATTCGCTGCTAAAGGTTACTCATCTGATCTAGAAGGCAAGTCATCTTATTTAGATGCGGTAATGAAAGTAAGCGATAATTCCATAACAGATGCTCAGATTTCAAAGCTTATTGTAGATAATAAACTTCCTAGAGAGGTTATTCCTACTGAGAAATTGAATTCTCCTGTTATTTGGGATGCTCTATTTCAGCACATGCCTTTAACTGCTCTAATTCGTAATTTAAATAAATTAACGGCTGTAGGTGTTCTTAAGGAAGGGTCATTTAATTCTCTAAAGATGTTAAGAGAATCTTTATTAAATGAAAAATTCTTAAAGAAAAGCAGAATTCACCCAATATCACTCTTAACTGCATTAAAAGTCTATTCTAAGGGGCAGGGCATAAAAGGTTCTCTGACTTGGAATCCTGTACCTCAAGTAAAAGATTATTTAGATGAAGCGTTTTATCTATCTTTTTCTACGATTGAGCCTACAGGCAAGAATTATTTACTTGGTATCGACGTTTCTGGCTCAATGTCATGCTCATGCTCAGGTATATTAACTTGCGCTGAGATTTCTGCAGTTATGGCAATGGTAACGGCAAGAGTAGAGCAAAATTATGTTATAAAGGGTTTTTCTGGAGAGTTCCGAGATTTAGGAATAACTCCTAAACAATCTTTACTAGAGGTTATGAAAAGAGTTCAAAATCTTATCTTTGGAGCTACTGATTGTTCTTTACCTATGCAATTCGCAGAGAAGAACAAGATTGATATTGATACTTTTTGTGTCTATACAGACAACGAAACGTATTATGGGGATATTCACCCTTCGCAGGCTCTTAAGAGATATCGAAAGGTTATGAATAAACCTGAGGCTAAGCTTGCTGTGTTTGGCGTAGCTTCAAACAAGTTTTCAATAGCAGATCCTAAGGATCCTGGAATGATGGATTTTGTAGGATTCGATCCTTCGGCTCCTGCAGTTCTTAGTGATTTTACTTTAGGTAAAATTTAATCCTATGACGGAGGAGATGATCTCTTCTCTGTCAATTTACGCCAATAACTCAGTTGGATTAGAGTGCCAGGCTTCGAACTTGGATGCGGGAGTTCGAGTCTCTCTTGGCGTATTTAATTATTCAGCGTAGCTAAACTGGATAAGGCACCAATCTTCTAAATTGGTAATGTGATGGGTTCGAATCCCTCCGCTGAGAATATGTTATGAATCATTTGTGAGGTCGTAGGTTCGAGTTCTTCAACAGGTGACTCTTTTTATTACATTAAATGTTATATAATTTATATATAATTTATATATATAATTCATATATTTATGATGATATATGAGGAGATTATTATGAAGATTAGCATTCCTAGAATGATTTATAAAAGAAACAAGAAAATGCAGAAACTAGTTGCAGCACGTACTTCAGAAGTAGGTATATTTTGGTTTTGGAAGAACGATATAATTGCAGAAGGCCGTCCTTGGTCCGAAGGAGAAGACTTTGGTAAATACAAGATTTATCCTGATGACCATTCTCGAGTGTGGAATTCTTATAAGAGAAAGGGTGTTCTTACCAAAGTGTATAACATTCCGGAGAAGGATCAAAAGGAGTATTTCTTATTAGAAAGAGGCAGAGTTGTATGCTTACCTAAAGCGGATAAGTATAAATTCATAGTTTATTTTGGTAGGAAACCTTCATCTGCAGAGAAGTCATTAATTCTGAAAGAATTTAATCTTCCTCTAGCTTCTACTAAGTTTGAGTATGATGATCACTACGATCGTAACAAACAATCTGCTATAGAAGATGGTATGCACGAGGGAGATGATTCCGATGATCTTTATTCAGAAGAATTGGATATTGCAGAATTACCTAGAATGGATGACATTGCTGATATGGGATCTATTGATGATTCCGATGATTATAGTTAAGGAGAGATTTTATGAATTTTCCAAAAATGCAGTCTCCTTTTATCCGTGATATTTACCCAGATAAAAGGTATCTCTGTACTTCAAAGATTGATGACAGTTTCAGATGGGTCTTTACTGATGAGTCCATTGCAGTAGATAAGATTGATGGGACTAATATCTACTTTGAAGTAGAAGATAAATCTATCAAGCAGATTTATAACAAACATGCGGACCATACAGTAGATATATGGAAGAAGCCGGATATGAGAGTAGGAGAGGGTATTCTTCGTTCAATGATGAAGAAATATGTTCAGACTCCTGATAGGCTGAAACCTGGAATATATTGCGGCGAGCTTATTGGAGAATCTATTCAAGGTAATCCATATAAAGTAGATGGCCATCTTTGGATCCCTTTTGATCGTATGAGGAATAACTACATTTTTAAATTCTGGTTTGATTTTGTAAAAACTTTAGAGGGCAGGTCCGACGAGGAAATATATGAAGCTGTTAGCGACGTTTTTAAAGGTCTGTGGTCAATCTTTAAGAGAAATTTTAATAAGATGTCTCTCACAGATTCTCCAGTTACTGAGAGCACTAAATTTGAAGGAATGGCAGCCGAAGGTATAGTCTTTTATCGTAAAGGAAAAGAAGGATATGGCCAGTGTGCTAAACTTCGTAGAGACATGTTCGAGTGGTTTACGGGTGATGATCACCAAACCCACGAGTACACTCGGAAGAAGAGTAGGAGATAATATGATTTATCAATTAAAAGGATTTCCATATAGTTAAATAACTTAAGGAGCTTAATTATGGAAACTTACTATCAATATCTAATTGATGAAGATAATCTTGAGTGGACTTCCAATCGAACTGTTTATAACAGAAGATTAAAATACCGCCGTGAGGATAAAGGTTTAATCCATTGTGCCTTTTGTAAATATCACAAAGGAGAAAACCAGTTCTATTATTCAGAGAGAAACTGGAAGTCTTGTCGTAAAACTCAATATAAAGAGGTGTAGACAGTTGATAGAGAATTGTTAACTTCTTTATTTGTAGAGGTTCATATGATTTTTAGTAGTGGTATCAAGAAAGAAGTAATAAGAATCTCATAAAGAGTCTAACTTATATTTTAAAGTTATAAGTAATAAGTTGGGGACTAGCAAAATTTAGATACTAAGGTATGGAAATATAAAGATCTTTTAGTTATGTTAGTAGCCTTTTATTTTTAAATATTAGTGAAGGATAAAAAATGAAATCAAGACCGTTTAGTTCATCAGGTAGAGTGTTAACCGTATCAAAGGAAGAGTTAAAACGTCTAAGGGAAGATAAATATTTAGTTTTAGCAGATAGTCAGGATATGAGTAAGTCAAATAAGTATGCTACTTCTCTTCTTAATTCCCCTGCCGCAAATTCTCTGTATCATGATTTAGAGAATGAAGTAGTAGAAGACCCAGACAGAAAAATTATTTTATATATTGTAGCTGCATCGTCGAGAGTTGAAGCTGGCGAAATAGCGTATGAGGGTTATATCGGAGAGTTACTCGGAAGCTCTTCTTTGGAGCAGGCTAGTCTTACTAGTGGCAATGAGTCAATAAGGACTAATTTATGGGCAGTGCTTGTAGACTGGGGCCATGGTTAAGATATTTCTAATACTCCTATTTTTGTTATTATGTAATGACAAAGAACGTTATAATATTTTTAATATTACTCTTAAGAGGGGTGTTTCTCATTCATGGAGAAATGTCTAGAAAGAAACGTTTGTAATAAAAGAGGGTACAAGGTAGGTAATACCTCGATCAAGAAAAGCTGTTTATTCAATACAAAGGTATTTAATTTAATGGATAATCTTATAAGGTTTATAAATTTAATTAGGGGATGAAAAGGTCTCGACAGTATAGGGATACTATAAATTACAATTAAGTTGTGAAACTATAAATCTAATACTTGAAGAAACTCAAGAATTAATGGCTGCATAAGTCATTCTCAACCCTTGCATTCCCTCGGGAAGGATGTTGAGCCATAGAGGGATGCTTGTGATAAGTCACACACCTTGAGTAATGTGTAAAGAACTCATCTAAGAGAGGTTCACCATTATCTTTATAAATAAGTGATGATGCCAGAGAACTGGATAATGATTGTGATTAAAGTTTATAGGGAAAGTATATTGGACGCGGGTTCGATCGTAGGTCGACCTAGACAGTGATGTTTAGTGCAAAAGAGAGCTCAAACGGCGGAGGCTTCATAGCAATATATGCTAACACCGTACCAAAACTACAGGCGACTGTAACGATGGTCTAGAGACTTATAGGCAACTCTAGAAGTTGTACTAGGATACTGGAATTCCGGTATAAATGCTCTCCTCCAGCTTACTGGATGAAGGAATAGTCCATACCAAAACGAAAGCTTTGGACCATATGTCCCGCCATCTCCATTAAACATTATCGGGTAGCATCTTACATCTATAGGTGTCCGATATTTCGGATGATTAGCTCAGCTGGAAGAGCTTCACGTTAACATCGTGAATACCTGAGGTTCAAGTCCTCTATCATCCAATTTTTATTATTTAAGGCATCTTATGTTTGGAAAAGATAAGTCAATATTTCTAAATCTTCATCTACTTTTAAACAGGTGGACTACGCATTTTGAATATCCTATAGAGCTGAGAGAAAGAGAAGGGAAGTTGCTATGTTTAACCTCTTCTATGAGTTTCGTTTCTTCTGTTAAGGCAGACTTCGATAGTGATGGATTTTATTCAGAAGAATGCGTTTTTACAGTTATTTCTAAAAGTATCGAAATGCTGAGAGGACATTTTGAGTCATGTTTATGCTCTCCAAAAAGAACTTTAATTACTACTTCATCTTGGATGCCTCCAGAGAAGTTAGAATCTTCCGAGATTAAAGGAAGATTCCTATTATTTGAGTGTGACGAAGATCTTCAAAGGAAACCTAAACATCCTATTATGATAATAGTATATCGTATGATGGGATCTAATCATGTTTTAGCCGATACTGAATTCTCTGATGAGTGTGTTAATTATGAGCAATATCGCTAGATATTAGTTTTAATGGCCTGTGGTGTAATGGTTAGCACACGATGTTTTGGTCATCGCGGTTCTAGTTCGATTCTAGACAGGTCTGCATTTAATGTTACATTCTTTTAATTCATTTTATATATTTAGAGGATTATATTATGAAAATATACTTAGTTGGTGGAGCAGTACGCGACCGTTTATTAGGAAGAAATCCTAAAGATTTAGATTATGTTGTTGTAGGATCATCTCCTCAGGAGATGTTAGATAAAGGTTTTAAAGAGGTAGGATCGGATTTCCCTGTATTCCTTCATCCAGAGTCTGGTGACGAATATGCTTTAGCTCGTACAGAGATTAAAGAAGGAAAAGGTTATAAAGGCTTTAAATGTTCCTTTGGCCCTGAAGTAACTCTAGAAGAAGATTTGTCTCGGAGAGATCTTACTATCAATGCTATTGCTTATGATCCATCAGAGGATGTTTATATTGACCCTTTCAAAGGATGGGATGCTATTAAAAGAAAATCTCTTTGCCACGTTAGCAATGCATTCTCTGAAGACCCTTTGAGAGTACTTAGAATAGCGAGATTTGCATCGGAGTTAGACTTTAATATAGATACTTCTACTAGAATTTTTATGTCTAAAATGTCAGAGTCAGGTGAACTATCTAATTTAACCGCGGAAAGAGTTTTTAAAGAGATGAACAAAGCCTTGGCATCTGCTCACCCTGCTCATTTCTTTAATGTTCTTCGATCTGTGGGAGCACTTGAGGTAGTATTCCCAGAGTTACATTCTTTAATATTAGTTCCAGAGGACCCTAAATTTCATGAGGAGAAAAATACTTACATTCATACAATGAATGTTTTATCTAAAGTAAATTCATCCTTCATTAAAGAAGCTAGATTTGCGGCACTTACTCATGATTTCGGTAAGGCTTTATCTCCGAAGGATCAACTTCCAGCACATCACGGTCATGCAGAAGCAGGGATTTCTCTAGTAGAGAGGTTTTGTGACAGACTCCATGTTCCATCAAACTATAAGAAGATTGCGGTAGCTGCTGTTTCTCATCATATGAGAGGACATTTAATAGATTCCTTAACTCCTAAGAAGATATTAAAATTACTTAATAGTATCGATGCTTTCAGGAATCCAAAGTACCTTTATCAGTTTATAGATATTCTTAATGCTGATAAGGGGTTTAAAGAAGCAGATTATGCTCTACTAGAGCGTTCTAGAGAAGCTGTAAATTCCTTATCCTTTGAGGATGAGGCAAGAGAACTAAAAGGATCAGCTCTAGTGAATAGAATTCATCAGAAGAAAATAGCTGCAATTAAATCATTAATCACTTAAGTTTAAAGATATTAAGTTGTGAAGTGATACTCAAGTCTGGTTAAGAGGTCCTAACTAATGGGTTAGAACAGGTAACAGGTAACAGGTGAGTGGTTTAGAATTCCTACTCACTTCAAATCAGTCTTAAAAAGGATTATAATAATGTTTATAAAAACAACGGATATAGAAGAATGCATAAAGAGAGTGGATATTGTAACTTCTCTGTCGAAAGAAGATAGGATATTTTGTCCTTCGGTAGAGAGGTATTTCTCGCATAAACATATTCAAGGATTTACTTTTAGGAAGAAGAAAAGATTATTTATATGCTTTATAGGGTCTAATCATCTTATAGATTGGTTCTATAACCTATGGTTTAAAGAAATCCCTTATGCGGATAAGGGCACTAACAAAGATATTAAAGTTCATAAGGGTTTTTACAAATCTTATTTGTACATTAGAGAGAAGCTTCATAGTCTTGTCCAAGAAGACGAAGATATAGTTATCTTCGGTCACAGTTTCGGAGGCACTCAAGCAGTTTTCGGATCCTTGGATTTAAATTTCAATTTTCCAAGGAAGGATGTGGCTTGTGTTACGATGGGATGCCCTCGTGTCGGGAATGCCGCATTTGTTAAATCTTTCGAGAAAATTGTTGAAAACGTTACGAGAGTGGTTAATGGCAGTGACCCTATACCAGCATTACCCTTTAAGATTTTAGGGTATCTTCATGGAGGAAAGCTTATTCAGTTAGGAAAGAGATGCTTACTTCCTCTTAGAATAAGTAAACATTTAGTGAAATCTTACTTAAAGGATTTCACAATATAATAGTAGGAGCAGGTTAGGTCAGTTTGAACTTAAACGTTCTTGTTTTAAACAAAATTTATGTAATAAATTGAATTTATTTCTGTTAAAGAAGCATTCATTATGCTATGTAATGGCAGAGATACTAGATGATTACTAATGGATATTAGTAAAGACATGGCTTTTCATTGTGGACAGAATTATTATAAGTTAAAAGAATAGGTGTTATTGACGATGATTGATTTTCTAATTTTAGTTTAATGCTTGCTTCTCCTCGTGTGGTCAGGGTTCTTAATTATAGTAAAATATTAAAGAGAGATTTAACTTTAACAAGAAATATTTATTTGAGAGAAGATTTCATTTGTCAATATTGTGGGATTAATTTTAAATTTTCTAAAATTAACTTAGATCATATACTTACTAAATTCAGAGGAGGCAAGACACTTGGAAGAATTTGGTTTGTTCATGTTAAAATGAAAATATTATCGTAGATAATAGAACGCCTGAAAAAGATTAAATTACTTAGAGAACCTTTTAAACCGAAATGTGTACCTAATTTTCCTATCTCGTACAAGAGTAAAAATATATTATATGGAAACATTTTATTTCTGATTAATGAGGGGTACTGAGTTAGAGAGTAGTGTTATATCTTACTATATCTATTTATATAGAGTAAGATATTTTAAGGAGTTTCTCATGGCTTTTGTATCCAGATACAGAGAAGATGATGAGGGTCATTATAGAAGAGCGACGGTAGCTATTATTGCGTCTAAAGAAGATGATAAAGCTACTATAGAACGTTTGAATGATGTTATCAGTAAAGCATATTCTCTTAATTATATTAAGAAATCTGGGTTTACTGTATTACGAGAATCATGTGATAAGGGGGATTTCATCCAGCAGAGAAGAAAAGAGTTCTTCTCTGCTATTAAAGAATTTAAAGAAGAAAAGGCTCCTTACAAATATTATACTGTTATTTCTTTATATAAGAAATCTAATCCTCTTGACAGATTTACTTATGAGTTATTTGATGAAAAGAGTGTAAATAATAGATCAAGATGGCATAGATGAGAACTTTAATCATTCCTGATATTCATGAGGATTTAAAGAAGGTAATCCCTATTATAGAAGTAGAAACCTTTGATGAGGTTGTATTCCTAGGTGATTACTTCGATTCATCTAAGTCTTCTAGAAGATGTGTTCGTAGAATGGCTAAGTTTTTGAAGAAACATTTAGAGGAGCCTAAATTTCATTTTATTTTAGGAAACCACGAATTCAATTACTTCAAAGAGAAGAGATGCGTTTTCTGTTCAGGATTTTCGGAGGCGAGCTCACACCTAATAAATAGTATTTTATCTAAAGATGATTGGAATCACTTTCTTCCATTTTATGAGACTCAGGGGTGGCTTTTATCCCATGCTGGATTTACCTCTAAACTGTTTGTGCACCCGGTAAAAGGATGGCAAAGAGATGATGTATTCTCCTCTATTATGGAATGCTATTCTGAACCAAAAGGAGTTTCCCAACATAAAGCCTTTCAAGCGGGTTATTCTCGCGGAGGATGTAATTTTTATGGTGGAATAACTTGGTGCGACTTTAAGTATGACTTTGAACCTATTGAGGACGTTAAGCAGATATTTGGGCATACTAAAGGATTTAAGCCACGCCAATTCGAGGATACGGATAATTGGTGTATTGACACTTCATTAAAGTATTACACCCTTTTAATAGACGGGTGTATATCTTTTAAGAAGTTTAAATAGGGTATATTTATATGTATACTACTTTTAAATGTTATAAATTTATTATATATAATATATAATAATATATTATTTAAGGAGTCTAAAATGAAAATATTAATTTTATTTGCAGTGGTTTTTATATTACTTATAACTTCTTGTTCAGATTTACCTTTTGATCCAGCTACAATGGATGGACAGGAGTTACGAGAGGTTGTTGAATCGGAAGAGTTCACGATTTATACAAATCTAACGTATGAAGACATTCAGTCTCTTCTTACGAATCAGATGAATACCACTAATTATTGTATTTTTACTAACTATATAGGAGGAGAAGTAACTACTTCTACTCAGACATTAATTTTTGATGAAAATCTACACATAGATCCGTCTCTTTGGTCTGAGGAGATAGTAGATGGCACAAATTATCATTATTTCAATAATGACGAGTTGCTAGGACTTTCAGACTTTGAATATTCCTATGTCGTCTCCCAGCCACGTTTCTATAGAGGAACAAACATTATAGGGTGGATAAATGCTACTGACCTTATATCTCATGGAACAAATGTCCGTTTTACTGTTTGGACTATTACTAATGATATTATCCTCGATACTTATATAAACGGTACAAATAAGTACTTAGACCCTCCATTACGTTTAGAATTTTACATTTTTAAATTCTATCCAAAAGATATAGTTACAAATATCATCTCAATCGAAACAAATGTTACTACTGTAACTAATGACGGTGTCATAACAAATTATTACGTAGTAACAAACAAATAAGTAGGTAAAATCTATCTATGCATCTATTTTTATAGATAGATTTTACCAAGGAGTATTTAATGTCAGAACCTATCCTAAAATTAAAAGAGTTGTTGTGGGAAGTTACTAATAGATGTAATAAGGCATGCTCTTATTGCGGAAGCAGGGACATTTTAAATCAAGATGACGCTTCTTTCTTGATACCTAAGATTGTTGAGAATATTAAGAAGTTTCCTCCTGAGACTCTTACCTTAACAGGAGGCGAACCGGGATGTCTTTTGGAGAAAGACATCAAATTTATTATAAACGAACTTCAGGGTGTCACAAAGATAAATGTTATCACTAATGGCGAGATTTTTAGTTCTTTTGAACATGGTATTCTATCATCTATTAATCAGATTGGTATATCTATAAACACTTTTGAAGATATGGAATCCTTTTCATCTCTTAGTGATAAAGCATCAAAATATTATGATTCAGTCACAATGATAACTAATTTCGGCACTCATAACATATGGGATTTCCAAATGCTTTGTAAATTCTTCGATGATTTTTTATCTAGCCCTTTTTGGCAAGTTCAATTAACTATGGGAGAGTATCAATTGAAGGAGCCTGCTATCAGATATCTGAGAAACACTTTAATTGATGGTTCCTTTAAAAAAAGAAGATCAGCTGTTCGTGAGTCATTAGGAGGCAAAGGATCTATAGTTTTAGCAGATAACCTTCAATACAGCCATACGTGTTCAGCAGGAACAAAAGGATGTGCAATAACTTATGACGGGCTAATCATCCCATGTCTTTCTTCAAGAAGCTGGAGTTCCGAGGATTTAGATGTTCAAGAACAGATTAAAGCAGAATCTCCTTGTGATTTACTGCAACTAACATGGCAGACTAAATTTTTAAAGAATCGATTTAAAGAATTCAAATGTTGTAGGGATTGTATAGATTATCCTTGTGACAAGGAATCTGTAGACTCTCTATATGACGAGTTAAAGGGGTATGCAAAATCTGAAGTAAATTCATCTGAACAGCCTAATACAGATGTGTTTGATCATAATGAATTTGCGCCTCTGATTAGTGTATATTCTGTTTTCCAGGGAGAAGATTGAGTCTTATTTTTCTTCTATCATTAAAAGAGGCAGAAGCATATGAAAATGTACATAGTTGCATACAAACAGTGTAATTACAACAAATCTTTTGTTCAATAAGCTCTTACTCTGGCTAAGTTCGGTTTTGATTATTTTGCTATATTTAAGATAGAGAAGAATAAATATTGGTTTTTGTACTTGCGAAGATGTAGAATCTTAATGAGAAAGTGAATGTAAAGATGGTTCATGTGTCGCAGCATTCGAATAACTGATTAGGGTAATCATATGATAGTTATATGTATTTATAGGCAGCAAAGGGATGTTACATCTTTAAGATTAATTTAATATCTTAAAAAGAGAAGAGAAAAGAGAAACATCATCTCTTTTCTCTTCTATAGTTTAATGTTAGTATAAAGGCTTCTAACTCCTTTAATATCATTTCAATTCCGATTAAAAGTTGTTAACTTCTTAATAAGTTATTTAGTATTAGCGCGGGATACTATCAATTGGTAGATGGTCAGTCTCATAAGCTGTACGGTTGAAGGTTCGATTCCTTCTCCCGCTAATTATTTCCTAGTTGCTGCAACTAATTAATCGTTTATTAGATATAATGCAGGTGTAGCTCAGTCGGAGAGCTCTAAATACTTCAATTTAGAGGTCGGAGGTTCAATTCCTCCCACCTGCGTATTTTTATAATTTATTGTTATGTATCATGAAGGAGTTTACTTTGAGATTCATAACAACGCTTTTAATTACTTTAATTTTTCTTATTATATCTGTTTTTCCTAATGTAAATCTACAGCTAGATACTTCTGCTAATTTATCTAGAATAGATTCTAATGATATAGAATTAGATGTACTAGCTTCTGGGAAGATTTCTTTTAAATCGAGGCTAGAGGGATCTATTTCATCTAAATGCATTTTAGATGTTGGGACAGATCTTCTTATAGATTTTACTTTTATTTCAGACATGGGATATAATTTTAACAAGTTTTTCAAGGTATATCTTATTTCATCTTATGATTTTTTAGAAAAGAGAGAAATTCTTGGTAGAATATCTCTAGGAGCGGGATCAAAGCTATCATATATAAACACTTCAAACGTTATAACATCTGTTAGTTTAATCCCTTTTTATCACTATGAGAGATATGCAGAGAATGATTTCTTATCCTCGTTTAGATTGTCCTTTAGGCATAAAGTGAAAATAATTTCATATTTTCGGAATGCTAATATTACATGGACGATTTTCTATAAGCCAATTCCGTACGATTTTTCCTCTTTTATTATAGACTCAGATGTAAGTTTAATTTTTAAAATCCCTGATTTTATTGGATTTAAAGTTTCGTATTTATACTATTATGATATAAATACGGGTATTGACTTTAAGAAGTCCGTGCATAAAGTATTTATAGGTTTATTTTTTAGGAATTATTGAGGTTATTATGGCAAGTACTTTGAAAGAGGTCAAATCTCTTTTATCAAATATCGCTTCTTTATCTTTTCTTAATACAGATTTATCAGATCAAATATATGAATTTCTGGAGAGTGGTGACATGCTTTTTGACAATGATGAATATTTTTTAGATATATTATCTCAAGTAAATTCATCTATCCTGGATGAGATACATCAAAATAGATAATCTTTTATATATAAAATAGGGGGTTATTATGAAAAGATTTTTAAGATTTGTTATATTATTTATTACCGTGGGATGCTGTTATCTCTTATTAGAACTCTTCTTTAGGGCGCCTAGAGGAGATTTAGTAGGTATGATTATTCACAGACATCCAATTACTTTTTCTTCTTTTGTATCTTGGACATCTTTATGGATGATTCCTATAGGCGGCGTAGCAGGTATTTTTATAGGATATTTAAACGAATGGAAGTGGTCATCAAAGTTGCCAATAGCAGTTATGGCTATTCTAGCTGTGATATTTATTGATTCAATAGAACTTATTACTGGCTTTATTCTAATAAAAGGTTTTAAAATGCCTTTTTGGGATTATTCAGAAGAATTACTGAATTTCAAAGGTCTCATATGTCTTAAGAATTCTATCGCATATTACTTCATCTCCCCTTTTGCTATGTGGTTTGACGATTTAGTTAAGAAAGTTCTTAAAGACGTTAAGATGTACTCGATTCTAGATATTTATAAGAGAATGCTTACAGGAAAATAAAATGATGTCTGTAGCTAAGTTTAACGGTGCTGGGTACCCACAGATCGCTAATACAGATGGCGACGTATGCTCCTTTTGTTCTGGAAATGTTTCATTAACAGATTATCCAGAGGAACAGTTTTACTGGAGAGTTTTAATTAAGATGATTCTAATAGATGAACGTATTTGTTGGGACTGTATTAGCATCATCTACTTAAAGAGTTGATTATGTTGAAGATTAATGTTATGAATTTTTATAAGATTACAGGAATCTTCCTGGTATTAGGTACTATGGCAATATGTCAGTTTCATAGAGAAGCAGGAGCCTTTTTATCTATATCAGTACCAAAAGAAATGTGGACGATCATTACTAATATTATAACAAATACTTTTATTTCTGTTTCAGGTATAAAAGTAACGGCTAAGTCGGGATCTTTTGTTAGTCATGTTAAAGGAGGGGTTACTATTATTCTGATATTAATGGTTGGCCTTAGCGTGTATTATTCATTAGAATTAGGAAGAGAATGGTGGGCGGCCTTAGGTACAGCTACAGCTTTTCTTTATGAGGGATCGGGATCATCAGAACAGTAAGTTGTATATATTTATATGGCTAAAAAGATTTATGTAGTTCCTAAAGGCGAAGAAGCGTTCTTCGTAAGTTTATTAAGGAAGAGATTAACCTATTCTATAGAGCCTATAGTCTTAGGTAATGTTTATTTACCTAGTGAGGGAGTTCTGGAAGGTTCTTCTTTTATGCAGTTTTTAACTCACGTTGTATCATTTAATCTAGATTGGAACGTGGTATGTTCTACACTTGTTGTATCTAATGACTTATTAGAGGAGCATGGATTCGAAACAGAGAAATATTTCGAGGATGATTATTATGCTAAAGTAGCTTCGCTTATGGGTACTAAAGTATCGGCTTTTGAATGTAAGAAGTTCACTCTTCAATTAAACTTTACCGGTTATGGCTTCATATATAATTATCTGTTTAAGAAGTCTGTAGGAGCTATTGACCCGATGAAGAGGGGAGGCAAGCAGCCAGAGATATATTCTTTCTTTGAATTAATTGCAACAGGGTCACTTAGAGTAATAATAGATTATTATTTCAAACTTATTAAGAGGTATGGAATTAATGATGTCTCTGGAAGTATTTATAGATTCTATGAGAGATTAGTAGATTATACTACTGGGGAGAATATTCAATTATCTAGATTTTACACAAATATTATAGAGAATTTCTTAAGAAGACATGATGAGAAAAGAATATTAAAAACAATAGCTTTATTAGCAGAAACTAATTTATCAAAGGAGTTAAGTTTTATTTATTCCTTCTATTATTTAGATAATGCATTAAAGATAAAGAAATAGGAGTTTCAAATGGAAGATAAATTTAAATCGCGGAAGTTCATTTTAATGATAGTATGGCAGTTATTTATAATCACTTCTTTTATTCTGATGTTTGCTTTAAAGAAGTATGTATCAGTTTTGGGGGATGTATTGAACTATTCTGCTTTAGCTACTGCAGCTTACTTAGTTGCTCAAGGTATATCAGATGTTAAGAAAATAGAGCAGGAAAGAATGAAGTCGAGGAAGTTTTGGGTAACAATTTTACAAGTAGGTTACGCGGTTATTGGTTTTATTCTATACGTTTATTTGAATCAGTTTAAACAGGCTGATGTGGGTTTACTCAGAGCGGTTATATTAAACGCAGGAGCGGCTACAACTGCTTATATGGGTATTGCAGGCGTTAAAGCATTTGAACAGAAAGATAAAAGAAAACTCTAATTCAAGTTCTACTAATGTAGATGAAAAGGATTTAGTAAAAGGAGATTAATAGATGTTAAATAATATAATAAAGGTTTTAATAGCTTTAATTAATTTTGTGAAGAAGAATAAACCAGATCATCCTCTGAAGACGGTTTCAGAGGATGATCTGGTAGAGGATGATATTAAGGTAATTTCAACCGATGATGAGGGAGTTCCGGTAGATGAGGAAGAAATTATAGATGAGGGAGAGTTCGAAAAGCTTCCTTTAAGTTCTTTTTCATTTCGTGAGACTTCTACGAATGTCAACCATTCTTCTAGAAAAGGCGTTGTTCCTGAGATAGTAGTAGTACATTATACGGGTGGAGGCACAATGAATGGTAATGCCAAGTATCTGGAGAAAGTAGGGATATCTTCTCATTACTTCATTTCTCCAAAAGGCGAAATATTAAAGACAGTTGACGAGACCAGATCAGCTTGGACGTGTGGCAAGTCCTCCCATCCTAGTTTCCCTTATTTCACAAGAAGTTTAAATCGGATAGCTATTTCTATCGAGCTGGTAGGCCCTCCGTCTAGCTTAAATTTAACGAAATGGCCTAAGAGACAGATGGAGGCACTAACATCTTTATGTAGAGATATTAAAACACGTCATCCCGGGATTAAAATTACTGACCATAGTACTATATCACCTTCTCGTAAGGTAGATGTTCTTGCAGGCACCGGACCTAATAAATTTCCGTGGGATGAGGTAGTGGCAGATTCAGAGTTAGAAGCATTATAATAGGAGAGCTTATGAAGAGTTTAAAGTTATTAATGTTATGGGCAGGTAAGAATATGTATTGGTTGAAGTGGTTGATCTTAGCGGGTATAGGATTCTTAGGTCTAGGAAAGATTTCTAGAATGCTTCGTGGAGGTGTCCCTGAGGAAGATAAGAAAGATAGAGATGCTTATGTCGATGCCATATCTTCATCTAATAACGAGGTTGCAGAAAAGAATGAAAAAGTTAAAAAAGATTTGGATAAGGTTGAAGAACTTAATAAGAAGATTAAGAGTATTAAAGAAGGTGTAGATAAGGCATCTGGGACTGACATTCAGAATGATTTAAATGGTTCGGGTCTATGAGAGTATCTTTATTTCTTTTGGCTCTTCTTTGTTCTCTATTAGGAGAGTCTTTTACTAATACTAAGTTCTTTCCTGAAGGATTTGATACTCTGTCAACGAAGTCTGCTGTTCATATTGTTCCTGATAGATCGATGAAGATTTTATACTCTAGCTGGAAGATGGAACTTCTTTACAAAGAGAAGATTGCTTCTTTAGAAGAGGCAATCTTCTCATTTTCAAATTTAACTAATTCTATGGCTATGTCGATATCTTTAGAACGGGATAGGGTCACTAGTTTAACTCATAAATTCGATGATCTACATGCTAAAGATAGAAAGGGTTTTATTATCGGAGTTTCAGTAGGATCAGCAGGATCGATATTACTTATAATGGCAGCGAGTTATATCCTAAATTCTGTTAATGGTAGAAATTAACAGGGTACCCAAGAACTCACAGTAGAACAAAATCCATATCATTTTTTCAATCCATTAAAAGACTCTTTAAATGAGTATGTTATTCCTTTTTTAATTTATATATATAGTTATATGAATCATTTGGAGTTATTATGCCTTTAAGTTCTATGGAAAAAGATATTGAATTTTTGTTTAAGAATTATTCAAAGGTTCTAGCGGGAGATTATTCTTACCCGGATAAAGTTTATTTTGACTTCCTTAATGTGATGGAGACTAGCAGATCAGTGGTATCTGATTTAAGTAACAGAGTATTTGAGTCATTTGATAGGATGATATCCTCTGATACACTATTTCATCTATTAAATAGATTTACTCAGATTATTTTCCAGAAACGGGATGATTGTCTTTATTTTTATGATATGGAATTTAATGATAAACAGGATATTTTTAACATGTCTGCGGGACTCTTTTGCAGTACTTTTAATCTAGCTATTATTAATGTTGTTATAGATGATTCTATGAAATCAAAAATGGATTTTATTGTTGATAATAAGAACGTCCTTGTATTGAAGATGCGTAAGTTTAGCGTAATATCATTATTTTCAGCACTATTTTTATATGTAGTATCCTCTTATCAAGGTTTTAGTGTTGCAGAGAGTCCAGAGAATGTCCAGGAAGCAAAGCTCCGAAATGTGGAGCTAAGTATCCTCGCGGGTATGGTTAGTTTTCTATTTTTTAGACTTAAGAAATATTATAGTGAAGTTCAGAAGGAGAACGTATGAATTTTGGTTTAGTTTTTCTTCCCGGGGGATTAGATTCCGAGGGAAATCCTAGTGATAAGATTATGTGCAAGAATTTTATATCAGTACCTACTTTTACGGCTACTTTTACAACTTCTACTGGTCTTATCCTTTATTTTAATCATGGTACAAATTTGTACTTTGCTACTTCTATTGTAGAAGGAAGTAGAGTTACAGTACCTTTATTTGATTATCTTAACAGAGAAGTTTTAGATGAGATTTATAATTTTCTAATTGATTTATTTAAGATCGAGATGGAGCTTGTTTTTGATGAAGTTAATCATCGTTACGAGATAACTGATATATCACCGGTAGAAGCTTCTTCTCATGAGCATAACGAGATAGGAGGTCAGTTTCAGCGAAGTTACCGTATGGTATTCTCTCAAGGACTGGGTGGTAGCAAATGGCTTAAGTTTGATTTGATGTTGAAAGGGAATAGATCGTTTAGCTCTTTAAGAAAGGAAATAACATCTGAATTAGATAAAGCTTTAGGTGCTTTAAACATGTATGAAAAACCTCCATTTGATAATGTGGATCCTAAGCCATCAGATTCTAACCCCGCGGGAGACTCCTTTACAGGGGGAGACCGTGGTTATACCTTCGAAGGAGGTAATGGTACAGGAACGACTACTGATGACTAATATTATTAATCATGAATATTCTTCTCTATCTCCTGCAGAATATTCTAATATTTATAATCATATAAGAGGTTTTTCTTCAAAGTCTTTGACTTTGTGCAATGATAGTCATCAGATATTTGAACACTTAAACGCTTCTTCAACTTATAATTTTTATAAAGAATTGAATAGTTATTTTATTAAGGTTAGATATAACAGTATAGTTATATTGAATTATATTAAACTTTTTGAATCATCATTGTTTCCGCTTTTTTCAGTAGGAGAGGGCAATCTAACAATATCCAAATCCTTTAATTTAAGTAAAAGTAATATAATAACTCTATGTACCATTTTATTTTCTAAGTACTTATCTTTTTACAAGGATTATCGAGATACTCTATACTTAATGAAGCTTAAAGATATTGTAAACACTTTATGTAATTCTATGTTCTTAACAGATGATATTATTCAGCAATTTGTAGAAACCTTTGATGAGGTTGATACCGTTTTCGATACAGAAGAATGGATGAGTCTAAGAGATTTCTTCAATGGAAATATAGATTTAGAAGAGTATTATACTTTTAAATTGGGAAGTTTCGCTAATTTTCTTTCTTTCGTATACACTCAAACTTTAACTATTTATGATGATTTAAATAATTTTTCTAAACTTCTTTCGGAGTTTGATACGAGATCTAGTGCTTTCTTTACGGGATTTTTCAAAGAATTCTGTGGAGACAATTACAAAAGAATGCTGGATAATGAAGTAAACTTTTTTATTCTTATATCTAACGATTTTCTAAAGGAGGTATTGAGAGATACTGAGTTGTGTCAGGGAACTTCTTGTTTAGACCTTTTTAACAGTTTCTATTCCTTTGAAGTGTCGGTACAAAAACTAATTGGTTACGTGGAGGGTGATGTTGTATATATAAATCATTTAGATTATAAAGAGTTTATTAAACCTTTTAAGACGGAGACAGAGAATTTTCATAAGCGTTTATCTTCATTAAAAGGTATTCATTTTTCGTAATAATTTTTGAAGCATAAGGAGATTACATGGCTCAAGTAAAATTAACAAACAAACAAAAGAGTGTGGCTATTAATATAGAGGACTTTTTAAAGAAGCAGGGATTATCATTACATGTTGACAGCGGTGAAGGAGTAGTTCCTTTGTCAGATAGTTTAGCAGATGTTCTTAAGCTTGTAGAAGCATCTATCCTTGCACTTGCAGGATGTGCAGTCCAATCACCGCGTGGAACATTTCAAGTTCCAGGCAAGTTAGGTAAAGTAAAGACGGTTTATTATCCTAAGACTCGGCGTAAGGTTTTAGGAGGAAAAGAAGTAGACATTCCAGAGAAGGTGAGATTTTCTTACTCGCAGAATAAACGAATGGGTGAATTATTACTATCTGTTTTTAACAGTTTGTCTGAAGAGCAAAAGAAAGAGATTTCTAGTAAATAAAGGATTTTTAAATGGAAAGCAATTTAACTTCATTATTTAAGAAAACAAACGAGATGCCGCCAGCACAGGCGCCAGCACAGGCGCCAGCACAGGCACCGCCAGCACAGGCACCGCCAGCACAGGCTGTTTCTACAACAGCACCGCCAGCACAGGCGCCAGCACAGGCTGTTTCTACAACAGCACCGCCAGCACAGGCGCCAGCACAGGCTGTTTCTACAACAGCACCGCCAGCGAGGGAGAGTCATATATCTACAGGTATTCAGGTAAATAATCCTATTCAATCAGCTCCTTCAATGCAGTCCTCAGTGCCATCAAAACCAGCACCATCGGCTTCTAAAGGAACTACTATGTCTTTTATGACGAAGATTAAAGATCCTTTACCTAAGTATTCTCCTATTAAAGGAAGATATGATTTAATTTCTTTAGTAAAGTATGATTTTATAGTTAAGAATACCGTTTTCTCTACTCATTTAAGGAAGAGTATTGAAGAATTAGGTGTTATTACAGAGCAGTATTATGGATCTTCAAAGCCTCGTTATGGTGTAGTAGTTCTAAGATATTCGGCTATTGATGATAGTTACCAGCCTCTGTCTGAGAGTTATGAATTAGAAGCTGTTATTGTAGGCCAGAATCAAGCAAAACAGTTACAGAATTTTGTTACTGGTTTTGACCCAGGTACAAAGAGTATGTATCCTCGTTATGTTGATGTAGTAACAACTCATGCAAATGGCATGTACCCTACTCCTTCTTTTGAACAGGTTTTAGTACAGCAAGATAATTCAGCTTATTGGTTGAATTTTAGTAATCGTGCTGAGATAGAACAGAAGATAGAAGAGAAATGGGCTCACTTATCAGATATGGTAGCTAAATCCTATTCTAAAGAACAGTTTTTAAATATGATGAAGAACTACGGAAGTAATGACCAGCAGTATGGTCAACAGTCGGGAGGGATGCCTAATTTTAATAATGCATCAAAAACTCCTGGTGGTCAGGGTAATGCCACAGCATTTCCTCAAGGAGGCAATCCTCCTCAAGGCGGTGGTTCTCCTTTTAACGCAGGTAACCCAAGTAATTTTTAATATAGAGCAGATGCAGAAATGATACTCTTCATCTGCCCATTTGTTATGGGGATTTTATGATAGTAGTTGGTGTGGACCAGTCGAGGAGACATTCTGGAGTCTCAATTTTTCATTATAAAAATATAGAAGAATATAAAGTATATAGTTTTACCTCAAATACGGATACTAATGATTTTTCTAAAGTAAATGAAGTTTTATTTTGCTATAATAATTTTGTTTCTCAATTTGAGAGAGTAGTGAAGAGTTTTGGAATTTGGGAAGAGTTTCTTGCAGATGAAGAGAAATATCTAGGTATTGAGGCTCCCTTAGAGTCAGTAGCTTATGCAGGCAAGAAGTTTTCAAAGTATAGAGGTACTAATGTTACTTCTAATAATACTTTGGCTCAGCTTTTTATTTTGATTTTAACCTTCTTTTTGAAGAAAGGTTTCAAGTGTTTGCAATTTCACCCAAATTATACTAGAGGATTCTTCGGAGGCAATAGGAATACAGGCAAGAAAGCATCTTTAGACAAGGGAAAAGAGTGGAAAGAATTGTTAGGAGATAAATGGATTCCATATAATTCACGATCTCCTATAAATAATCATGTTTCTGAGTCAATGCTGTTTGTTTATTTATCTGTGATGCTTGTGGATGTTAATCATTCATGTATTCCCAAAGATGATTTTTACTCATTATTGAAGTGGGCCAGAGCGTGGATGAATGCTGTTGATTCATGGTATATTAATTTCATTCCAGAAAATTTTAATTAGGATATTTTATGTCAGAGTTAGGTAATTTAATGACCGCAATAAATAGTTCAGATCCTTCAAATGAAAAACCTAAAGAAGAAAAGAAAGAGGGAAATGCGAAAGCATTAAAAGAAGAATTTACTTTAGATATTTCTAAAGTATTGGAAGAAGATAAGCTAAACACATCGAATAGTGATTCCGCACCTGTTAGCGATAATCCTATGTTGTCTATGAAACCTGAGGTAGATCCAGAAGAAGAATCAGAGGATAGTATACCTCTAGGAGGTAGACAAGCAGCTCTTTATGAGAAAGCTGCAGAGAAAGCAAAGAAAGTAAAAGGAGACAATATGAAGAAAGAGAAGGATAAAGAAAGTTCCTTCCCTCTGACTTATAAAAAGGTTAATTCAGCTGCAGGCCTTAGAAAGGCTTCCCCTATTATTAAGAAATTCAGTCATTATTCAACAGGATCTTTGGCTATCGACAGTGTAACTAAAGGCGGATGGCCTAGTCCACTAATTATTGAATTATCATCAGACGAAGGTGTAGGAAAAACATCTTTACTTCTTGATGCAGCCAAGAGAATGACTTTAGTTTATGGCGAATATGTTTTAATTTTGGATTACGAGCGAGGTATTCAGTATGACTACCTCGAGCAGTTAGGAATCCCTTTTGCAGATCTATCATATACAGAAGAGGAAGAAGCAAAGATAAGAGAGACTAAAGAAGGTAAGGAAAGAGAGACTTTAAAAGAACTTATCTATAAAGACAAACTTGACTCTATTGTAGCTTCTAAGAAAGCAGTAGTTTTCATATTCTGGCCATCTTCATTTGAGGAAGGAGAAGACATTATTCATTTTCTTAATAAGATTTTAATTAAGCCTGTTAAGATGATAGCTATAGACTCCTATGCTTCAATGCTTCCAGCTGCTGATTTAGAATCAGCAGGTATGATGACGATGGGCTCTGTCGGATCTTATTTCTTAAAGAAGATGAATACTTTAAACTCTATATGGAACAGTTTTTGTTTAGTTATTAATCACATTCGCGTAGACGTATCTCGCATGATGTGGGATAAGAGAAGACCTAGCTATCTTCCACCTCCAGAAAAGACTTACTCGGATGGAACAATGAAATATTTAGCTCAGCTTAGAGTTAAATTGAAGAGAGGTGAGGTTATTACCGAGGATGTTTATATTCCTTCGATGAATACTTCAAAGAAGATTAAAGTTTGTCATGAAGCAATATTTAATCCAGAGAAACAGAAGATGTTTCCTCCAGTACCTTGTAGATTTTACATTTCGTATGGAAAAGGTATTGATAACCTTATGTCTATCTTAGACTTAGGTTTATACTCTGGAATTATTAAACAGGTAGGAGGAGCTTATCAGATTAATAGAGATTGGGCTCCTAAAGTCGAACGAAAGGTTCCAGGAAAAGGATTAACAGAAGTCCCTATGTCTCTAGTAGGCAAATCTGGATTTAAACAGTTTATGAGGGAGAATAAAACTGTTCTTACTTCCTTGGTAGGAGAGCTTAAAGAGAAAGGTCTGTTAGAATATACAGATGCTTTATTAGAAATTGATGAGAGATACGAGGCAGACACTGACACATTTAATGCTCCTACAGAACTGAATGTTGAAGATATCTTATAAGGATTATTTATGATAGTAAATGTGATAGGTAAGGGAGAGAGTAGTCATTTAGCTTTTGATAAAGAATTTCAAGATGAAGAGGTCTGGTGTATTAATTCAATAGCTTTTGACCCTCATATAGTACGTTATGATAAAATATTTTATTTCGATAGAATCTTCGAAACTTTACCAGATTTTAATTTTGTAGAGAAATCTAAGATCATTAACTTTTATAATTATCCTCTGCCAAGTATTCTAAAATCTGTTGAAGGAGCTTTAAAGTACTTTACTTCTTCTGTGTCATATGTTATTGCCTATGCTGCGTGGATAGAGCCGGACAGAATTAATCTATACGGAGTTGATCTTCATAATCCAGATGAATACGCAGTATTTTTACCTTGTGTTATGTATTGGATGGCGATTCTTCATATGTTAGAAATAGATGTTTACGTCCCGGAGAAATCTACTATGCTTAATAGCAGATTTTCTTTGTATGGTGATACTACATGGAAATCCTCCGTTAGACCCGAAGCAGAGAATGGGTTAATTAAATTTAATTAAATTTAATTAATATGGAAGTAGTCGAGACAAAGATCCTTGCTTCTGCTATCTATCAAAAGATACATACCTTCTTTAAAGAAGGCGAAGTATATATTAGATCATATCACCCTAAATTCCCTCTAGAATTTGTAGAAGGAAGAATAAAGGATGTGACAACTAGAGGTAAAGTTTTAATTCTCCATTTTCAAAGTGGTAAGCATCTTGTTATTTTCTTTAGTATGACAGGATGTATTTCAACAGAACCTATTTACCCTTTATTTTCACCTCACCATAAATTTGATATGGTGTTTAAATCTTCGAAAGAAGAGCTTTCTTTTCACTATTTCGATCCTAGAATGTTTTCGAAGATTTATTACGTTAGTGATTTAAATGATGTTCCTATGATTAAGAACATGGGATATGAAATCGTAGATTATGATATTTATCCTCCTTCTTATCGTGGTTTATTATTTAATGTTGAGTTCTTCTTAGTGTACTTAGATAGATTTAGATTTGGTCAAGGTAAATCAATTAAAGGATTACTGCATTCTCAGAGAGTTATAGCAGGTTTAGGAAATTATTTAATTAACGAGGTTCTATTTCAAGCAAGAATCCATCCGGAAACTCCTTTTAAGTCCTTGCATTTTAAACAATGGGATTACGTATTCAGTGCTTTAAACAATATTCTGATTTTATCATTTAAGTACGGAGGAGTATCTGTAAGAGATTATTACCACTTAGACGGAGGCAAAGGTTCTTTTAGTGAAGAGTTTAAAGTGTATTCTAGAGCAGGTAAGAAATGTTTAAGATGCTCAACTGTAATAAGGAACATTAAAGTGGCAGGAAGGTCTAGTTATTTCTGTCCAGAGTGTCAACAATTTTAAATGGGTTTATTATGTTAAAAAGTTTATTAGTATTGGTCATTTTTATAGGAGTTTTAGTCGCGGAAGAACTGGACCCTTATAAGGGATTTTTCATTAAGAATTTTATCACTATTACAAATAGTGGTAGGGTTATCCATGCTATGGAAGTAAAAGATCTTAAGAGTGGTCATGTTTCAGTTGTTCTCCAGAAGATGTAGTCTATTAATAATAGACTAACCATTATGTTTATTTATGCAGAAGGGAAGCACTTTCAGTCATGTAGGAGTGATTTAACTAATCATGTGAATATGGAAGCATTAGTAATATATGATGGAGATACACAGTGATAGACTGGATCACTTTTATTTTAATTTTTAGGATACATATAAATGTCAGATTATAATCAGCAGTACAGTAAAGTAATTTCAGATATACTAGAAAAGGGTATACGCAAGTCCAATCGCACAGGCGTTGACACGCTAGTACACAGAGGACCTGCAACAATCACGGTTGACCTTAATGAGGGATTCCCGATGATAACTACTTGCAAGAAACCATTTAAGCTTATAGCAATAGAACTGGAAGGATTCCTTAAAGGAGTCACGGATAAGCGTTGGTATCAAGAACGTAATTGTCATATTTGGGACGAATGGGCTTCGCCAATCCATAAAGAGACATTACTCCCTGTTGGAGAATCTTGGAACGAATTTCAATCGAAGCTTCCAGACCTTGGTCCAATATATGGGTACCAATGGCTTCATTTCAATAAGCCTTATACTCCAATCCTTCCATCAGACCAAGTACAAGCTCCAGTACGTGACGATCTTATATGGGACACTCCATCCCAAAGTAACCAACTTCCATTAATCTTCAAGAAGTTAAAGGAGAATCCACTCGACCGCAGAATGTTTTGTTCGGCATGGAGTCCAGAACAGATTGATATAATGGCTCTTCCACCATGTCACCTTTCATTTGGTTTAATGTATGATACATCCCAACTTCATTTAACATGGACACAGCGGTCAGCAGATTGGGCTCTTGGCGTCCCATTTAACATGGCAAGCTACGCTTTATTACTATCAATCTTATGTAAATTATCTGGGTTATCTCCAGGTACAGTCACTGGAACATTCCTTGACGCACATATTTATGATAATCATATTGACGGCCTACGCGAGCAGTTATCAAGAGACCCGATGAAATACTCTCTTCCTAAATTAACCTTTTCGAAATCCTACGGAAGTGATGACACGCCGTTCGATTTCCAATACGCTGATGCGGAGCTAACTAATTATGAATCCTTCCCAAAAATCTATTTTGACGTTGCTGTGTAACAGCTTCACTGAACCTTCCTCTTTCATCCTTCGAGACGAGAGAGGTCGCCTCCGTGGTCAACGCTGGTACCGAAGCTTGACTTCCGAACACCGAGTCTATCTTCGTTCAATGATGGAACACCTTTGTGGCTTATCATGGAGAAACTTATCTTCGATATTCTCCTTCCCTGAGCGTGTCTCAATCTTATATAGTAAATTAATTCAGCAGAATGTCATTTACTATGACAGGACCTAACGTAATATCATTATCTCAATAATGTTACATTTAATACCCTACTTTTATATATTTATAAATAACCTAGGAAATAGTTATGTCAAATAAAATTTGTTCGTGTGGAAAGAAGTCAAAATACTATCAGACAGAAACGAAAGAACTCTTCTGTAAGAAGTGTGCGAAGAAGTATCTCGTACACGCATCTGATATTAACATCGAATCAGTTAGCGAGCTTAATAAAAAGAAATAAGCATATCTTCTGTACTTTTAACTTAAAAGGATTATAAATGATAAACAAAACCGAAAAGAGAGTAAATGATGCAGTATCAGAAACGGCTCCCTCCAACGAGGAGATGGAATTATGCTATCTCAATAAAATAAAGGAACAGGAAACTGCCGTCATAAAGCAGGGCAGCGAGAATATCTTTGATCTCTCCTTAATCTTTGTAGGAGATTTCATTGAAATATCTCATTCCGACGGATCAGCATACCGTGGGGTAATAGATCGCATCAGCAAGCAGCGCCTTGAAGCAGATGTCACCGACCCTTTCTCAGGAAAGAATGTAGAAATGACTGTCTCATCAAATACCGACAGAGTTATAACAGTTCTTGCAAGAGCTAAGTATCAACCGCCTACAGAGAAGTGTCCTGACAAGGAATTATCTGAAACCCTTCGCTCCGACAGTGATTAATTACTTTATTTTAAGAAGTTCCTATATTTGAAATAAAATGTTCATGTGGGGCAGTATCAGTACTAAAGACGGTGGATCATTCATCCATCCCACATAAATGCAATTGCAATAAAGAGGCTCCCTCTATCTCTAAGTCCACTAACCCTAAAAAGGTATGGATTCTATCAAACGAGGGTCCAGGAGCCATATCATCCCCGAGGACCTTCGAGTATTCTCATCTTTTGATGCTGCGTTCAACGCAGCATCAATTTTGGGCTTCTTCAGGTATTTTCCTGAAGAAGACTTCACGAATACAGTAGGCGAAGCAAGCATAAGCAGTAACTGGGCCTTCAAGGTTCGTGTCCTTTGCACAGAGCTTCATTAATTGTTTTAATCTTAATCAGGAGTAATTTATGTATTTATCGCAGAAACTTGGAATAATATCTTCATTATCAATAATGACTTTAATAGTTATTCTCATGTTTTCCCATACATCCTCAGGAATAATAATATTATTTAATTATTTTTTGTTTCAATATTAGTACGAGATAAAAGATTTTATCTTTTATCTCGATTAAAGGTCATAGCATTCCTATCAAGAATCTTCAACGAAAGGTCTAATGAAAGAAAGCAATAATAAAGCTGAAGTAAGGATAAAATTAATCTGTAAATTACGTATTCATCATTTCAAGCAGTTAAATAGAGTAGAATTACCTTATGCAACGTGATTCAAATTTAAATGCGTTTATTGCGAATTAGAGAAAGAAAAGACAGTTCACGGGGGTTGGGGGATAGTATTAAATTACTGAATGTTTTAAATTATTGTACACATATAATAATAAATTATATTTAACTTATTTGGAGAGTCTAATGTCTAAATGTATTAGAAAATGTATTGAATGTAGATTCAGAGAAGATTTCGACAGATGTACTGTAGGCACCTTCTAGGCAGAGACAAAAGGAACTCTTGTAATTTGCTACGAAGGCGAATTATGGGAACACTCTACATCTTTATCATACTGGAGAATATCCTTTATATATTTAAAATTAGCAATTGCCTCTTTTTGGCAAAGGAAAACAAATGATAAACATACCTGAACAAGTAACTAATACTCCTTCATTACCTCAGCCATTCGTTAATCTCTCTAGAGAAATTAATATCAAAGATATTTCATTTGACTCTGAGAAAGAAATCATTACATTAACCTCAGAACAGGATTGTAAAGGTGATATTACTAATTTCAATATTCCGTCTAACAAATTAGATCTTATTTTAAAACATATCCGTCTATTTTACGACAATAAAATTGCTCGTGAGATGTACGGTAGGAACCCTTAATGGGATTCTTACTATTATTAATAGCAATATATCTCCTCTGTTCATGTGCAGAACCTTCAAGAAGTCCTTGTGTAGAATCTACAGGAGAAGCCTTCTTCTCAGTTGTTCTAAAAGGCTCTATATTTGTTTATAGGGCTAATATCAATGGAACGAATTACTTACTAAGCTTTCGTGGCGGAATAATAAAGGAAGAACGTAAAACGAGATTCATCCTCTTACCCAAGTTTAGTGATTCTCATTTTTCCTATCAGGTTTTAGAGGATTAAATCCTCATCCAAGGGACTTTGATATGAGAATAAAACATTTATTGATTCTATTCCTTCTACTATCCTTATTAGGGTGTCAGAGAAAATACAAACTTGATATCCGTGACGCTGTCCATAATCTAGATTGCATGGTATATTCCCATTTTCTTGGCACCAAATCAGGTAAGGGATTTTACAAAGAGTCGATTTTCTATAGTTCAGGTCATATAAATTATTTCAGCAATTCTGTATCTCTTTCATATCCTACAAACGTAAAACACCTTTCATACCGTTATTATGAAAATAATTACCAGCCTTTTGCAAACTTTGATTTAGATACCTTATACCAGCTCCAACAATATTTCAAAACAAACAAGGTTTATAATTATCATATAAGAGAAAGAGCAGTTGCTATATTAATAGAGCAGTTGCTATATTAATAGAGCAGTTGCTATATTAATAGAGCAGTTGATTTCAACTCAGGAGACAGATTATGAAGATAGATGATTCATTTTGGTTTGGTCTAGGCATCGCAGTTATGTGTTTAGGTATAGGAGGCTGTCAGGCATTATTTAACCACTCTACAGATCGGGTAGAAATAGAGAAGCAGAAGACAGAGCAACTTCGTTTACGTTTAGAGACTGAGTACGTTAAGAATAAGCTTATGTCTAAAGAATACTCTAACTTTGTATATAAAGCAAAAGAATAATATATCTTAGGACGACTAATGAGGTTATTTATCGCAACAATGTTATACAGTATATTCTATAGAATATACAATATATTCTTCTCCCCTTGTATCGTAGTGGACAAGACATTAAAAGACGATTTACATTCTTTAAAATCTTTAAAGAAACATGAACTTATTCAATTAAGGGAATGTGGACATACTCATCATCAGTTACAATCAATATTAAAGAAAGTAAAAGATTTACATTCAAGTACTGATACTACTCAGTCCAACTCTCATATGAGGAGATACTCTTGACATCTTACGATTCAGACGGATCTACCAGATTACTTATTTCAAACGTTTCCACTGATAGTTCATCCCTTCAACTAACATATCCTAGCACTCCAATTACTTTCACTCCTGACCTCGATCAGCAAGACGAGGATGATGATGATGAAGACAGTATTCATTCTCGTCCCTCTAGATGGAAGAGAAACCATTCATAGTGAGAGAGGTAACAAAGTCCTTACCTAAGACACCTTCTAGAATTACAGGAGTTTAACATGATGTCGCGATCTTTAAGAATCTGATTAACTATCTTATTCTTATTACTTGTTTGTGTCACTCTCATTCTAAATTGTATTAGAGGAATTCCCTTATGAAATATCTTCTTATAGCTCTAACTTATCTCAGTATTTTCCTTTATCCAGAGAAGTTATTCTTAATAACGGTGGATGATGTTCCAGCACCGGGATTTAATAATCTAATATCCTTTCTCCAGTCAAATAATTATTTTTCTATATTATTTGTCACAGAGAAGATATTACCCTTATCAACGAATGACTTCAACATTTGTTTTGATTCTTATACAAATCACTTAATAGGAAATCATACAAAGTCACATAGCATATCAATGTTAAAATATTCTAACTGCCACGTTATCAAGCGGGACATGCTTTATATTCATAAATTCTTCAAATCCAATTACAATTACTCCATTTCTTTATTTAGAGCTCCTTATGGCTTCATGAATAATGGAGTACTTCAAGCAGTAATGTATATGGATTACGATATCTGCGTATGGAACCTAGAAATTCCAAAAGAGAATTCCCGTAAGGATTCTTCCTATCAATTATCCAAAGAAGAATTAGTCTCTTATTTTAATTATCATTTCCCTTATAGAAGAAATCTTTGTGTGTTATTAATTCATGTAAATACTTATATATTATCTAATCTAGAAGTTATTTTTGAAGCGATTAATACAGTCGGTAGAGTAGCTACAAAGAAGGAGTATCTTCTTAGTAGAGGCCATGTTATAAAATAACAGGGTACTGGAGAACTGACAGTAGGTCGGAACACTGTTTATGTTATTTCTTATATATAAAATCTATATAAAAGAGGTGCTTAAAATGGGACTTGGATCTAAATATATTATAGTCGATAATTCTTTTGCACTTTTATTAGATACTCAGTGCAATCATTGTGATGTTGTAAACCCTTCCAAAGTAACTGGGGCGGGATTTTGTAAGTTTCAGATAGGCATCGACTCTTCTTCAAAGAAGAGGAAATGTGATGTTACTGTCTTTGGTAGATCTTCTACTTTGAATATCGATTCTAAGGAATCGGATATATTTTTTATAAAAACCTTATTGGTACAGGGAGATAATTCATGAAGAAACATTTAAATATATATTGGTTCTTAGAATCCTTATCGGATTTTCACGTTGTATCAGGTTTATTATTAGTTGTTTACTAAAAGATTGAGTACAGAAAGATTATAACATCTTGGGGCAAAGACAATGAAACGGGTGCATATAAAAATATGATAGACCAATTCGGAAATAAAGGCATATTCGCCTGTGTATCTGATAGCTATGATATTTATAATGCCGTAGAAAACCTATGGGGAGGTACTTTAAAGGAAAAGGTTGAAAATATGAATGCTATGTTAGTAGTCCGCCCTGATAGCGGCGATCCTATACAAGTTCCTATAGACTGTGTGATTGATTTAGAATCTAAGTTTGGCAGTACTTCTAATAAGAAAGGGTATAAAGTTCTTAATAATGTTAGAGTTATTCAAGGAGATGGCATCAATAAAGATGATATCGAAAATATCCTTAATAAACTAACAAGGCTTGGGTTCTCCGCAGAGAACATGGCTTTCGGTATGGGAGGAGGTCTTCTACAAAAAGACTTCAACCGTGATACTAATAAGTTTGCGTTTAAATGCTCTTGGGCAGAGATTGATGGCAGAGAAGTTGATATATTCAAAGACCCTGTTACCGACAAGGGCAAGATCTCTAAGAAAGGGAAATTATCTCTAGTACCTGAAGGAGATTCTTTCAAAACGGTTAAAGGAAACGTTCCAGAAGATATTCTAGAGGTTGTTTACGATACAGGAGCTATCTTCAATGAGTCTACTCTTTCTCAGGTGAGAGAAAGAGCTGCAATTTAATTTTAACTCAGGGAAGGATAACTTTCTTCCCTGATTGTATTAAAGTAATATTTAGGCATTAAAATGTTAATTAATATAATTTCGATTTATCTAAAATCTTTATTTAAATCTTCTATCACAAGGATACTAAAACCAACTTTGATATCTTTAGTATTATTAGCAGTATTGATAGGGATTAGCAGAGTTCTTCCTTTTATGGTTTCTTTATTAGAGGGCAAGGACTCCTGGTTTTGTATCAGGATAAACAATATGATACCTCTAGACAATATCCTTTCAGATCTTTTGAGAGGATCTTTAGTTTTAACCTCCTGGCTATTTAACGTTGTTTATGTATTTTTGGTATTTACCTTTACATCACTCCCTGCCTTCGCTTTTTATCATACTTTCTTCAAGAAGAGAGATAAAATCTTCATTTTTATTATATCTGAATTTATTATATGTTGGGCAATCTATTTCTTATTCGTAATAGGTGTTCTCGGTCTTGTAGTAGATAGATTAGCAGTAGCTTTATTATTCAATTTAATTTTCCGATTTTTATCCTATTCTCTATTTTTTGGTATTCCTCCTTTCTTTAAATCTGCTATGAAGTGGTTTCGAATTAAGAGAAGAAATAAGCCCATAGAAGGCGAATCTTTCTTAGAACAGGAGAAGACTTTTATTGATCCTATGATGTCCATAAATGAGCAAAAGAAGTTCTATACTTATGACGATGAGTTCATGCGTATGGGAGCCGTGCCTGATGAAAACCAAAAGATCTCAGAAGCATTATTCTGGACTAAAGCAGGAAGACAGTTCTTAACTTCTTTTTACAGAGGAAAGAGTAAGTGTCATGTAGAATCATTAAATTGGCGATTGATAGATGACATTGTAAATTACTTATTCTTCTTTGGAGTAAGATACGTGGTAGATACTCTAAGCCCTGATTTAAAGAAGAGACCTACAAATGATATTGCTAAATGGCAAAGCTCTGATTGTATGGATGTTTTATACATGGAAGATCTATTAGAGAATACAGAGGCTTATTTATTAGATAAGAAGCTTCCGTATACTACTCTAGGTTTTGGAAGATCTTCTTAGAAGAGTCTAATGCTGATAAGTTATGAAAGGTACTTACATATAGGAAATATTTATGGCAGAAGAAGACGTAGTAATCAACAGAGAACAGTTAGATGAGATTCAGACGGAAGCAAGGAAATATAGAGCATTAGAAGTTCTTGGTGTAGACAATTGGATAGGTTACGATGATGCTATGGAATTAGCAAAAGTGGAGGATATTTAACATGTCAAGAGAGTCTGAAGTAATAACAACAACGAAGAAGCTCGATGCTTTTATAAACACTTTACTCGATCAGTATAATGGGATGTGGATATCCTTCTTAAATAAGGATAAATACAGCATTCATAGTAATTATCAGGATGCCTATTCATACAGTATGAGCAGATTTCCTGACGAAGGGTTTGTAGTAAGAGAGGTAACTTTGGAGTCTCCAAAGCTTAGCTCAGCTATAAGGGAGTTGTGATGAAGTTACTTTTAATATTGGTTCTACTTACGGGAATATCTTTATATCCTTCAAGATTAAGGTATAAGTCCTTTACTGATATGCAGCAGGCCCTTAACTTCATAGCAGATCACTACAAACTAGCTAATCAGCATTTAGGAGGAAACTCTTGGTGGTCTACTCATAGATTAGTGGTAGTCCCTAAGATGATTAAAACACATAGTATGAAGTTGGATCTTATAGATTTTAATATAGAAAATACTTATGTAGTATACTGGAAGGAATTATAATGGTTCACTTAAATTATGATTACCCTGCAGCAACACCTTTTGATAAGGGGTTGGTAGAATTAGCGGGTAATTTAGCAGCATTTGCTCATACAGGACAAAAACGTTGGAACGGCTATGATTACTTCGAGTTTCATCCTTATATTATCTTTAATCGAATGAAGAATCTTATTGAATATGACTATAAACATCTTTGCACGGCTTTACTTCATGATGTAGTTGAGGATTGCTCTGATAAGGTAGGGCACTCGAATATTGAGGAGAGTTTCCCGTCTGATATAGCGGATGCAGTATTTGCTCTAACAAAGAAGAGAGGAGAATCTTATCTAGACTACATAAAGTGTGTCGGAAATAATACGATAGCTTTAGAAGTAAAGATCTTTGATATAACCCACAATCTGGAATCATTTCATGATGACCCAGATAAATCAGAATCTCGAAAGAAACTGATTAAGGTAAAGGAAGATAAGTATCAGATTGCATTACTTTATTTAGAGTCTATTAAGAAGAGAGGAGGCTGTTCATGCCAGTAGAAATAGAGGAGAGATTCTTAATCCCCAAAGAGGAATTTAATTCCTCCAAAGAACATATTGATCGTCATTCAGTGTCGATATTCATTCGTCAAGCATATTTAATTTCAGATCCGGAGTGTACTCTTCGAATTAGATCTTCTTTAACCACTGAACCACACCCTCCTTCGAACATTTCATTTATTACGGTGAAAGGACGGAAAGAAGGAATTTCATGTCAAGAATTTGAGATGGAGGTCTCTAAAGAGATAAGTGAGTTTCTATTTTCATTTATAGGAAAGAACTCCTTAGTTAAAGTCCGTTACAAGTATAAAGCATCTGACGGCCATATATGGGAGATTGATGAATTCTTAAATGATCAATTGAAAGACATTGTTATTGCAGAAATAGAATTAAAAGAGGGGAATGAAACCTTCGTTTATCCTCCGTTCTTATCCAGAGCATCCAAGATATCCTATGACCATTCTTTTTCTAACTCTGCCTTATCTAGAAGAATAAGAAAGAAGAATTTAGGAACGTTCATTAGATGGCTATGCAAGAATATCTTCGGTTTGTTGGGATAGTCTATGACGAAGTTAGATAAGATAAAATACTTTAAATCCAGGGTGTCATATTATTTCTATGATTTTTTCAAATTATCTGATTATGAGCTTACTATTACGGGTCAAGATAAATTTGATACGAGGGGCTCAGCATATTGGCATTCTTACGAAGAAGCATCCGCGATGTGTACTATCTGTTATTCTAATGGGTGGATCAGTTCCGGGGAAGTTACTAAGTATGAAATAGATAAGATTGCTTTTCATGAGGTATGTGAATGTCTTTTACAAGAAATAAATAAGATTTCAAGAGAAAGATTTATTTCAGAAGTGGTTATAGAGCACTCTATTCACCAAATAATTCGTAGAATAGAAAATTCTGTGTACCCTCTTATTAAGGATAAAGTATGAGTGCATATACCCTTTTACGTATAGTAAGCACGGTAATGATTGTGCTTATTTTTCTAGGTGTTTTTTATTTTGCGTCGGTTAGGATAGGAAAAGAAATTCCTTCACCGCTGTTAACTTATAAAACGTCAGAAGTAGGTATTAATTTATCAGATAATATTGTGATAGTAGAGTATCGACACTTTAAAGGCACTAATTTTATAAAGGAGACGTCTACACATTACAGTAATATAAATATTTTATGGCTAAACTCTTCCAGTATTTACTTCACTTCGGAGATCGCAGAACATCATATGTTTAAATGGGAAGATATTCATAGTAATGTAGATGATTAAGTATATTTGGAGTTTGCATGTTTTTATTTCTTAGCATTATTTGTTTATGTTGTATTTTTGGTTTGTATCTTGTTAATCTTTCATTAAAAGATTGGAAAGGGAAGGTTTATCTTCTTTCTTCTCTTTATATTGCACTCTTCTTTACATCTGCTATATTTTTTATAAAGTTCTTGGGAAGTTTATGACTAAGTTATTAGGATATGCCGACGGGGATTATCATTGTAAGTGTGATACGTGTGGTGCCGAATTCTCAGGAGATAAAAGAGCTTTTCTATGTCTCCCGTGTGCGATAAAAGAAGCTGAAAATTCTGTATCGAGTCTAATGGCTGGACTTTTCAGTAAATGTAAAGATCGAAGCGAGGACTACTCCTGCACTAAGGGATGTAAGTTCACTAAATGGTGTTATGCCAGTATTTCAATAATTCCGAGAGAAGGAGATTAATTATGAGAGATATAAAATTTAAAGCGATTTCAATTATGTCTAGTAAGTGGGTTTACGGATTTTATTCTGCAGTAGTTGATTCAGAAGGCAGAGTAATTCATTATATTTCAGATGAGTCCCTGATATATGAGGTCATTGGTGATACCGTATCACAGTGGACTAGCTTTATCTCTAACAATAGAGAGCTTTATGATAATGATATAGTTAAGGTATCTCCTCAATACGGAAAAGGCCTAAAATTCAAGGATTATTACGGTATAGTTCTTTTTGATAAAGGTTCCTTCTTTATTAAAGCATTAGATGTCGATTATGGAAATTACCAGCTTTCAGACGAAGGATATACTCTCATTTCTAGCAGGTTTGATGATGAAGGTAAAGATATTTACGAGGATAAGATATGGTTAGATTAGTAGAGTTATTTTTTGATTTTTTATGTAAGGTAGGATTCCACGAATGGGATACTATAGCATTTCACATGATAGACCCTGCTTCTTATTACGTAAAAGAAAAATGTGTTAGATGTGAGAAGGAAAAAGAATCTGTGGTTCAAAATTATGACTTATGAAACATTTATTTATACTCCTTTTCATCTCTTTCCTCTTTTGACCTTTCATTTGATTTTCTTGATTGTTTATTCTTAGACAAGGTCATTCTTTATACAAATTCCTTTGGTGGGGGGGGAACATTCATTACGAATTATTTTATGGGTGTAATAGTTTATGTTTTGCTTCAAAGACATACTCCACTAACTTTACGGATGTCAGTAATTACTTTGTCAAATGTAAATCAAATATTATAAACCATTTGGAGAAATATAGCTTATCTTTATTACGTGAGGAAGGTTATAAAATCAAGAATTTCCCTATAATTATAAAAACAAATAAGAGGTATAAATGAGAATAGTATTACGTAGAGCATGGTGTGTTAGTTGTAAAGATTTTAAGATATTCGAACCAACGGTAGGAAATGAGTCTCCATCTAAGTTAACTTGCTTAGACTGTAATGGAGAATATCAATCAACAGACCATTCAGAGATCCCCGAAGAGAAGTTATTAGAGCAGAGAGCTAGATATAGAGAAAAAGATGTGCAAGAATATGTTAAATTGATATTTATGGCATCTTCATTACATAATCTACCTGAATCAGATATCTCATTAACAGAAGATGATGCAGGCCAAAAAGAGATCAATAGAAAAGAAAGAGCTAAGCAAGAAGAATTGAAGAAACAGTGGCAGACAGAAAGAGCTAAATTACGTGAAGAGTATGCTACAAAATTCCATTCTATTGGACGTAATGAAAAATGTGCGTGTGGCTCAGGCAATAAGTATAAGAGATGTTGTTACAAGAAATACGCAGACGCAAAACATAAATATCGATTTTAATTAGATGTCTTTAATATTCCTAGATATAGATGGAGTACTTAACAGTACTTCTTTTTATAAATCTCGTCGCAAAGGCGAATATTCCCCTACAGATGATATAGACCCTAAAGCAGTTAACCTTTTAAACGAATTATGTAAAGAGGCGTCAGCAGAAATAGTGATATCCTCCACTTGGAGAAAGGGCCACACTTTAGATGAACTGAGGTACTTCTTCTCTTTTCATGGATTTACCGGAAATATTATATCGGTTACTCCTGTGGGAGGGGCTATAACTTGCAGAGGCGCGGAGATTAAATCATGGCTCTATAATTCTGCACCTACGTTCGATTACTCAAGAGACTATAATAAATATGTCATCATTGATGACGACTCCGATTTCCTATTATATCAAGCATCTCATTTTATTCATGTAGATACCTATTATGGGATAACTCCAAATACTGTTTATAGGGCGTGCCGTATTTTATCAGGATTATATGAGACAATAGGATGACATTATTTTTATATGGTTATAATTAAAGGAGTATAATATGGCATTCATACTTTATACTGTTGATAGTGAGGGAAGAAAAGAGATTGATGAAGAAATACTGGAAACAGTTGAGGATCTTTTAGATCGTATCAATTATTACAACTCAGATTTTATGTTAGACGATCAACAACGACTTAACTTTGGTTTTGTTGATATTGGAGATTTAAATAAACTACCTGTATTATCCTTGCACCAAGATTTTATTACACGTGAGAATATAAAAAATTATATAAAATAATATATCTGTTAAATTAACAGGGTACCCAAGAACTCACAGTAGAACAAAATCCATATCATTCCTCTAACCCATTAAAATATGCTATAACTAACGGTTAAATTTTATTTTTATTTAAATAATTTTTAAAGGAGATATTATGTCAAAGAAATGTTCTTGCGGTAATTTAATCCCTAATTCAAGGTTAGAGATTCTTCCGAATACGAAGTTATGTGTTTCATGTTCATCTAAGAGGAAGTCTTTTAGACTAAAAGGATTCATCGCCGCTTCAAGTAAAAGTGATTATTCCTTATGCGTTATAGACTCTCCTGATCAGATAGCTACTTGGAAAGAGCACAATTGGAGAGATAGTTATTCCTCATCAGGAAGACCTAGGATGCCTGATACTCAAAAATCGTTTATGCCTGTGAAGGATTATTCAAATGATTTGCAATAAAATCCCTACTCGAAAGGAAAGAGTATTTTGTATTCATAGAACCTCTTCAGGTAGATGTTCTTGTTATAACGATGTGAGGTATTGCGATCATGAATTAGCAGAGGAAATGAATTCCCCTGTTAAAATAGATCATAGCACTCCCACTCAATGTCCTTATGTCTCATCTAAACATCTTCTTTTTGGAGACCCTGATTGGGAATCCGCAGTACATTACAAGCTAGCTTTATTCCATCCAAAAGTAGTGGTAGAAACAGTCATTATGTTTTTAGGAGATAAGAAGATTGAGGTTGACACATCTTTAAATCCCTCTAAGAGAAAAGTCCTTGCATCATCTCCACTAGATAGATATAATTTTAGTGATGAGGTACTATAATAGCGATTATTTAATATGTAAGTATAAATTTAATTATACTTACATATTGCAAAGGATTCTTTATGACTAAAGAAAAGATAAAGACTATTTTATCTAAATTTAAAAGCATTCTTATTCAGGATAATGTAAAAAAGGTGAATATCTTTCTCCATTACACTCCGGATCCTGATGCCATGGCTGCCGCCTTAGGCTTAATAAAATTCATTACTCATATTAATAGCTCTATTAAATGTGATGTATACTATACAGGGGAAATATCCCATTCTCAAAATAAAACATTCGTAAACGTACTAAATGTCCCAATTCTCCCATTACCTGATCTTCCTTCGGCGGATCTTTTAAAGAGTTTGGAATTCGATTTAAACGTTGTGGTTGACTCCACACCAGAGAAGTCCTTGCCAGAGAAACTAAAATGTACCTTTTGCATCGACCACCACAAAGACAAGTCTCCTAAATCAGACTTAGTAGACATTCGTGACGTAGGAGCAACGTGCTCTATCATATGGGAATACCTCCAGCACGAGGGAATATCCTTTGATAAGAACTCTGATACAGATTGTAATATAGCCACCGCAATGCTAATAGGAATTAAGACAGACACTCAAGACCTTGTATCAGATACAGTGAAGAATCTTGATTTTGAAGCTTACATGGACTTACTGAAATATGTCAACAGACGTCATCTATCTGCAATAATAAATTATTCCATTCCAAATTACTTATTCGAGCTAAGATCAAGGCTAGATAAAGAAGTAAATTTCCGTAAAGGAACGAGTACATTCGCGGGAGGATTAGGCTTTATTCCACGAACAAAGCGAGACTCCCTTCCAGTCCTTGCAGATGAACGTGCTCGGGTTGAAGGTACAGATACTGCATTTGTCTTTGCCATTGTAGACGATTGCGTAGAGGTATCCGTTCGCTCCGTAGGAACAGCAGTAGACGTCCATATGCTTTGTCAGCAAATCTTCGGCAAGGAATACGCTGGAGGCAAATCAGGAGCAGGAGCCGCAAAGATTCCAATGAATTTCTTCAACATAACATCTTGCCCTGAGGAAATAAAGGCAGAAATGTGTATAGCAATAAATAATTTCATCTTCAATCAGATCTTCAATCATATCGAGTAGTGGTTAATATATGTTATTTTCCTTTTATATATAGTATATAGTATATAATTATATTAATATTAGGAGATAACAATGATTAGAGTACGAAGTACTTTACAACACCCTATAGTAACTAAACTTATAGAGGACTGTGATTTGAATAGGTTAGAGGAAAAGGTAAACTCTTTCCTTTCTGACCATCCAATTGATGTAATATCAATAAGATATACTCCATTCACTTCATATGAACCAGTACCTGATTATAGATCTACTGAATTAAGGTATGTTAGTTTTCTTTGTGAAATAATTTATCTCAAGGAGATTAGTAAGTGATAGAAATTAGTCATGATTACATTTTCACTTTTGGAAAGTATAGAGGAAAATCTTTATCATATGTCTACATCAACGATGGGGATTATCTATACCTGATTGTTTCCAATAAGATCTTATACATGAAACAGAGTTTCGATGTTGAGCAATTTTACAAAGAATGTTTTAAAGAATACCAGCCCTACCTCGACAGAATTAAATCATATTAAGATATGTCAGAGCCGGAATAAGCGAACTCCTATTTCATTATAAATGGAGATTACTTCTATATGGCATAAATCTCCACCCGCCAATAAATTAGTTTAATTTAAAGGTATGTGTAATGCTTGTAGAAAAATAATATTAGAATCTCATAAAGAGATAAACAAACAAGTATAATCATCTTTATCTAGGATGATTATACTTGTTATGAAAATTCATATACTTAACTCCGATAGAGGTATCAAATATTCGTAAATACTTAAATATTCCATAAGAGGGTATTATAGATTATAATACAGTAAATTGTTATATATATATATAACAATAAATATTTATTGGGAGGTAAATATGTTAAATTATTTCAACGAGATAGATTCATCAAGGGTATACGACGGTTCCTTACGTTCAGACGACATCGTCCACGTACGTTCAGGAAACAGCTCATGTAAAATAAATATGTCAGCCTATCAAAGATATCTTCAGGCAACCACGCCCGATTCAACATCAAAGATTCCAACGAAATTATCTTCACACGTCTTCATAGGCAGGCAGGTTCAAGATACAAAAACATTAAAAACTTATGAGATTCTCGAGGTTCATAAAATATGGGACGCTGGCTATTTTTATGCAATAAAATTCATTGCTGATGGCATGACTCGAATTCTCCCATTTGAATCAATTAATTGTATAGAGAAGGTAAATCTTAATAGAATATCACATTTCAATTCACGGTTCACGGTATTATAACATTTCTGTCTTATTATAAAAAGAAATTTATCTTAAACCGAGGAAACAATTATGTCATTAAGTAGAGAAATCAAAGAGCAGGACATGACGTCTGTATACGTTCATTTTAAAGATATTATGCATATTATGATTCATAAGAACTCTTTATCTCTTAAATCGTCTTACGAGATAGTAAGACATCTCTCTGTAATAGATAGTATCCTTAGAAAATATCATGATCTTCAAGATAAAATCCCTGATGATGCGGTTTTATGGCGGTTATTTTTTAGAATATTAGATAATGACGTTGTAGCCGTCGATATGCCAGCAGACTTTAACGAAGTAAAGGAGTTTTTTACGACTATATGAGAATAATTTCATCATATAAAGATTACTACGATTATGCATCGTGCTTTGGTATTGACCCGAAGCACTTCTACATTAGAAAGACTGAGGAATTCACAGATGATATTCCGAAGCCCGTCTCTGATGATCAAATTCTTGGATTTTGTGGGAAGCTTTATAGAATAATAACCCCTTTAGAAATCCTTCCGTACGCTCCTTCCCCATCTCCACTTGCTATAGAATTATGTAAAAGATATCTGAGAATAGTTCCATTTTCCGAAGAACGAGTATATACTTACAGAGATAAAGGAAGATCCTTTTATACTTTACGAAATAACCTCGAAAATGAATATTTATCATTATCACGAGCTAACGCTCCCTTAAGTAACTGTAATGCATTCCTTACAAAAATAAACAAATCAATCATTTTTAAAGAAAAGAGATACTGGCGAAATTTTATATCAAGCCCTGATAAGTATCTATCGTACTTCAATAAATACGATACTCCTGTCTTCTACGTATCAAAGTCCTGTGTTATAGTAAATCCTGTTTTACATAAAATCAAATTCCATACTGAGTTCACCGCCCCTCTAGCCTTTCAAGAAATAGATATGTTTATTTCAAACCAGAATATTAGACCGGACTCAGATGTCCCCGTAGGTGGGGATGATATCATAATCCTATCAAAAGGATTCGACAGAAGATCTTTCCGTAAAGACAGGGAGGAAAGAAAACATTAGTTTTAATTCCTTATAGAGTATAATTATTTCGAGGACGGCTCTGAAGACGAACAACATGAAGGATATTAATTAATCGTGAAGAAATTTACATTTTATTGGAACGACGGAAAGAAAGAAATGCTTGAGGGATATTCTGTACATCTGCTTTAAATGTGGCGGGGTATGGATGAGGAGCTTTGGTAGCATTATCTCACTATTCAACTGAGTATAAAAATCAAAGTGGATTTATAATGAAGAAAAGAAGGGGTATCCCTCCTCAAGTAATAGAATCCGTGGCTTAACTATTTAAAGTGTTATAATTTAACTGTATTTAATTATAAATAAATTATTAATATTAATTATATTAAAGGAGGGATTTTTATATGAATAAAGAATTTAAATCATATATATCAATTTTCGAGAGTTATGATATCATAAATAAATCAGTAGTATCAATGTATATTGAAGATCAGGTAAGATTAGTTCAAAAGATGGTCATAGACTTCTGTAAAGAGCTTTCAAATTCTAAATTACTTTTAAGTATGGAAGACATAATATTCATTTGTGCTAAGTATCAAGGTATCTTCTTCAAAATTCGTGATTACCTTATCCGTACTTTAAAGTCATTTCATTTAAAAGAGAATGCTTTCACTCTAGCTCTAGAGAAAAGTGTTCCATCTCTTTCTTTTGTTTGATGGAGAATATTTCAGAGAAATACAAATTCCTGGTGGAGACCCTAACCTTGTTTCCAGCACTATTCTCAAAAAGATTAACTCCGTCTATCTTCATTAAGATAGACGAGAGGGCCTCTTTATATGAATATACCTTCAATGTACTAAAAGCTGAATTTTATGCAGATGTGAAGAGATTGCATTTTGCCATGTTAAATATAGACAAGGATCCTAAATGCAAGACCAAGATCTAATAAAAGAGAACGATACTCTTCGTATAGAATACAATAAACTAAAATCTAAATACGATAATCTACAATTATTGTATAATAATCTAAATTTATTGCAGTCACCTGTTATTCGTGATAATGAGACTTTGCGGAATGATATGACTCATATTATTCATCGATTAAAGAAGGTAATTAATTTACCTATTTCAAAAGTAAAATGTGATATAATCTCTTTGATTAGGGATTTGGAGAACGATTGAATCCGATTGACTATTTCTCAGTGTACATTAAAGAAGGCATCATTGATCCCGATTCCATGTACTATATAGAAGAACCGAATTACCTAGAACCTGTTATACATCCTGAAGATTTAGACAAGATATTTCCATCTATTTATGATGCTGTTTATGTGGCAAGAGAAAACATCTTCTACATTTATGGTAAGACTCAATGGCTTGAGTTACCTAATCTTCATTACGAAGATCAATTCTTATCTTTAGATAAATTCCGTAGGCTATGCCTAAATTACAATAAAGACACGTTAATGGCTATAGAAGTTAATGGAGAGCATGTCTTCCTCAAAGAGGAAGACATCAAGATTGTTAACTGCTCTCGTTCGGAGAAGAATGTCAACAACCGCAGATACAAGGATAGACATGATATCTTATCCATTAAATCAATTAAATCCTCTTAAATGTTATAAAATTATAATATAAAATAAATTTAATTATATTAAGTGTTATAAACTATTAACTTAGTTTATATATTGTATATAATTTAGAGTTTGGAGATTTAAATGACTTTATTAAGAAATAGAGGTTTTTTCATGAGAGCCCTCGGAGATCCATCATGTAACGCTTCTTTTGAATATCCTGCCATGTCTTTTGAATATTCTGGCATGCAAGATGTAGTCTCCTCTAAAGCAGATTTCCTAAACTTAATTAGACATTACACTGTCTTATCAAGAAAACCTGATGCGAAATTCACTATTACTAAATTATTCCCGGGCGTATACAGCATCTCTTTAAAAGAAGGCGTACAGTTTGTTGACTTAAACTTTGCGCCAGCTAGTCCTGTATCTCCTACAATTACTCCTGAAGTAGTAGAGGAATCTGAAGAAGACCTTGATTACATATACCAAGGTCTAGATACTCAAATGACTTTTGGTGTTGAATTTGAATTTATCTCAAAAAGAAACACTAACTGGTTCAACTCAGTAAAGCGTGCTGTAGGGGAATCAAAGTATGAATTAATTACTACATGTCACGGTAGCAACAGTAAATGGTCATTTCAATATGATACCACTCCTCGACCAACTAATGCTCAAGTAACCGAAGGTTACACCAGAGGCCAAGAATTATCTACTCCTATCATGAAGACAAAAAACGATCTCAAGAAACTTAAAGAGGTGATGAGTCTAATTAATTCTAACGCTACTGTTAACAAAACATGTGGTTTACACATTCATATAGGCTTTAGTAGAAGAAGAAGTTTTCCTTCAAACACAGATCGTCAATTACATTCCTTTTATTATCGTAATCAGGACCTGATAGACAAATTACTTCCTAAATCAAGAAGAACCGGCAATTGTTACTGTAATAACTTAAAACATTATTTTATTTCCTCTGAGAAATACTCTAAAATTTCTTTCAGAAATTATCATAAAGTAGGTAGAACAGTAGAATTCAGACAGGCAGCGGGCACTACTAATTTTGAGAAGACAGGGAATTGGTTAATATTCATTCAGGGTATAGTAAAACTATCTCTGGCTAATTCGTGTAAAGTATATACAAATATCAACAATCTAATTGAGGATGCATGTCCTAATAGTAAATCAGCAGAATACATGAAGAATCGTGTATTGCAATTGGCTTAAAATATAACAACAAGGAGTCCATTATGGAACTAAAAACAGTCAAAAGAGGAACATCACCTGGAGAAGTAAAACCTGAAGTAAGCGGTTTTTTACTATTTAAAGGCCATCGGATGGTTTCGATCAAGGGATCGTTTCCTAGGGGACAATTTCAACTTTCCCAAAAGAAAGTTCAAGCGGTTCTGGATAATCTTGAAGTTATGAAGCAGTTTGCAGCAGGTGATTTTGATGAGAGCATTGACAATCTATCAGACGAAGAATTCCTTTCTGTTTCTTAAAGTAATTTGTATAATAAATTAGAGATTAAAGGTAATTAAACTTTAATCTCTATTATTTATAATAAAGAGATTAATAGGGAGTTCTACTGAATATGTCTTTAAACACTTTTAAAAAAGAAAGAATTGTAAGTTGGCTTAGAGAAAGTAATGTTTTATCCTTTTCTTCGCAGAATGATTTCATTTTAAAATCGGGAATAAAGTCTCGATATTATTTTGATTTTAGTCGGATTTGTACGGATTATGATTTAGGTAGAGTAGGAAAGTTCTTTTATGAAACATTATATCAGAACGAATTACTTTATGGGGATAAAGTAATTTATGGAGTGTCTTATAAAGCAATTCCTTTAGCAATTTCATTAACATTATTTCAAGAATCAGCCCGCGACGCTAAATCGGAATTTCTCCATAAGGAGAGAGAAGGTCGTGGAACATATAATTGCCGTTTATCTTATTCCTTTAAAAAGAAAGATACGGACATTTATTGTGGAGAGATTTTAGAAAGTAAGGATGTCGTCCTTATTGATGATGTACTAACCACAGGATCTTCAATTTATGAAGCTTATAATGATGTTATTTCTCAGGGAGGTAAACCTGTTGCGGTTATTGTATTCCTTGATAGGATGAATATTATTAACCCGGAAGATTCTGAAGTTTCTTATTTAAGTAATTCTTCCCTCAAAAAGAGGAATAGGGCATCTTCATTCTTAAAAGATGTTATTGATATTCCGGTTATTTCTGTAGTATCAATGATAGATGTCTTAGAATATTTATTTGTTAATCGTAAATTTACAGAATGCTGTAAATTTATAGAAGAAGAAATCGAGTATCGGTCCTTCAGACATGCTTAAATCTATTGACAATAAAGCGCAGTGGTATTCTTTCTTAAAAGAAAAAGAGGGGGTATTAAACTCTGCGGTTATGTACAGTACAAATGATTTCTTGAGACAGTATCTCTCATTCGATTTTAATACTAAGTGGATGTTTCGATATAAGAAACAGATTGGAGGCAAGTCTCCTGTTTTCTACACTTTAGATATGGTCTTTTTTATAAATCAGCAGGAACGTTCTTTATTACCCTTTACTACTATTACCAAAGTACTTGATGATGATGCAATAATTGTTCAAGGTCATTGGAACGGAATGTTTGCAGAATGTTCATTTGATAAAGTTGTAATTAAAGATACTCTACTAAATAAGAGATTAGGAAAGCTTCAATTGAAGATACTTATGGGACCTTGGTTTGATGTGATGGACTCTTGGTTAGATTACTTTCCTAATCACATTATTGAATTTTCATTTTATAGTAAGGGCCAGGGCATTCTTAATGAACCTTTAATGATTTGGGAGATAAGAAACTATTGAAGAAGATATCAGTGCGAACAGCCATAATTTCTTTATCTGATTATACGAAGAGGATGTCTTGTCCTATTTCAAAGATGAAAGACTACAAATGGCTTAAAGAGAATTTACCTATTTTAAACCCTTTCTCTCCTTTCTTAGCGAGAGCATTATACTGTATAGATTTTATTTTAAAAGGAGAGTAATTTGCGAGGTTTTTACAAGAAACAGAAACCTATTAAAGAACTTATAGAAGAAGCAGTATCTATTATTAAAGATAGGTATTCATTTTTAGAGTGGTATGCGGATCATATTATTGATTATGATACTAATAAAATTGTATTATTCATAAAGAAGGGAAATGCTATTTCTGACTTTAACATAAAGTTTATAGCAGGTGTTCCGGTGTTGTTGCGAATTTCTAATAGGTTTTAATATATGATTAATGTTTCATTAACTAATTTTCAGGCTTTTAAGAAAGCTGATTTTGACATAGATGGTTTTACTGTAGTTACAGGATTAAACGATTTAGGTAAATCTGCACTTATCCGTGCGGTTACTTATCCTATTCAGGGACAAACAGGGGATTTCTTCATTAGAGATGGGGAGAATGAAACATCGGTTAAGCAAATTTTCAATTATCCTTCACACGGTCTTAACAATCGAGAAGTTCTTTGGAAGAAAAAGAAGAAAAGTAAACAATTATATAAAGATGTCGCTACAGGCCAATTCTTCGAGAAGTATTCAAACATTAGAGAATTTGATGAGCGTATTAATGTAGGTGAGCTTAAAGTAAATGACAAACTATCTATCAACCCTCAAATTGCTCAGTGGTATGATCCTCCTTTTTTATTAATAGACTCTAAAGAGAATTTACATCGAGCACTGCTACTCGTATTCAATCTTTCTGTTCTATCAGAGATAGATGCGGATATTAATTCAGAGAATCATAGTACTAAGGTTTTATTATCTAAACTATCTTCAGATTATGACAAAGCTTACACTGAGTATAATCAACGAGATTTGAATAGTGCACAAAAACAATTAGAGTTTTTCTCCTCTCAGTATGAGGGAGTATACAATGACTTACAGAGCTTGGATTCTTTTATAGAGTTAGATAAATCATTACAAGAATTAGAAAAGAATACTTCTTTTTCATCATTAGTAGTTTCTACTATGACTTCTTTTTCAGACACTTTAACAAAGATTGCAGATTTTAATGATTTATTCTCTATTCAGAAAGAGATTTTAGATTTAGAATATACAATTTCTGTAGTTAGGGGGTCAGAGGATTCCTTTAAAGATGTGGAGAAAGATGTCACATGTCTTCAAGAATTCTTTGAGTTAATGAGTTTTTCTTATGATGATTCATATCTTCGAGCATGTACCAACGCAGTTCCTATTCTTAAGAGTCTATTACCTATTATAGATGAGTATGAGTCTTATAAACTTATGGAGTCCGAAGTTACTGGATTAAATCTTGTAGAGAAAGAAATATACTTAAATAATACCTTAAAATCTTCTATTTTAGGTTTTAACCATCAGATAGATATAATGTTTGATTATCAGAACATTGCCAGAGTAATGTTCGACGATACTTATTTACGATCTTTAGAACAGTGTCAGTCTCTTTCTCAAGAACAGGTTAAAGATTTAATCGTTTTTGAGAATTTTATTCGTATAAGTTCTATGTATCAGTCAATAGGTACTTTCACAAAGGAATTATTATCTTTAGAAAAGTTATCTAAAGATATGTATCTATCTTTAGATATAATAGATAATAAAATAAATAGTTTAGACAACTGCCCTTTATGTGGCAAATAATTAGGAGATTTTAAATGGAAGGTAAAACTTTAAGAGAGAATGTTTTAACAGGTAACATTCCAGAGAATGTACAGGCAGTGATGGATAAAGTTAATCCAGAGAACATTAGCGATATAGTAACCTTGAAAGAAGATTTAACAAAGAATATCTCCAAGTACGAAGAGAGAATTTCTAATCTTAAAACTCAAGAGAAAGAGTTATTTACCAAAGCACAAGAGATGTTTGGTATCAGAACTAAAGATGACTTAAGCAAGTTATTTGAAGACAAGAAAGTTGCTGTTTCTAATGCTATTGTAAATTTAAACAACTTAGTTTCAAGTTTACGTAATGTGTATCAGCAATGGGATCCGGACACTAAAGAGAAGTTTCCAGAGGTTATTGGTATTTGTGATAAATTCGAACAGGTTAAGTCAAGCTTAGGAATTTAATGTGATTTTAGATCTTTCAAAAGATTTAGGCACTCTTATCTCAAAAGTAGAAACAGTAAATAATGAATCTTATCAGCATGTTAAAAATATGTATGATGACATTGAGGACATGCGTAAAGTTGAGAAGGTTTCTGATGTTTCGAGAGATGTGCTTAAGACAATAAGCAAAGCATATTTAGACGAAGACAAGACAGAGTTAGAGACTATTTTATCTGATGCTGTTTCTAAGATATTTCGAGATAAGTATATTGTTAAGTTTGAGATATCAGAAACAAGTAAGAGAGCGGATATTACTTTAATAAAAGGTGATATGAGTCCAGTACCTACTAAGTCAGGTAATGGGGCCGGAGTTATTGAATTTATTTCATTAGTACTTCGTATTTTTTACATTTCAAATAAAGGGCTGCTTCCCTTGCTTATTCTTGATGAGCACCTAGCTAAAATAGCAGATGAGTACGTTCCTGATGTTTCAGAGTTTATAAATACTCTTTGTAAAGATCACGGACTAGATGTCTTTTTAGTAACTCACAACAAGAATTTTGCAAATCACGCAAACTTACATTATGAAGTAATTAAAGATCCTAGGGGAGATTCATCCGCTTTGAAGAGAGTTAAATAAATGGAAAATATAACGTCTAATAAAGATATATCAAATAATCTTCTACAGAATTACAATTTTAATTATAGGTATAACTCTGCGGGAGATTTCAAATTCTTATATTTTTCAGATTCTCATATGTCTTCAATTCCTCCTGCAGGTAGATATGATAATTACCCGATGACAATAATACGTAAATTAGATTGGGCATTAAATCATGCGAAGGCTCAGGGATGTCGTTTTGTTCTTTGTGGAGGAGACTTCAATACTTCGGTATCTAGAGAGTCAAACAGAGAAGAACATAAATTCCTTATTTCAAATATGGTGAAGAAATATGGATTATCCATTTTCTTTAATCCAGGAAACCATGATACACTAACTAGTTATGCGACTTTATTTGAATCTCCTATATCATGGTATATTAATGATGGCAGTCTTATTCCATTCACATCTTTAGAAATAGGAGACTACTTCCGTGTAGTTGCTCTTCCTTATTCTTCTCAGAATATTGAAGTAGATTCATTTGTTCATAAGCAGTGTTACTCTTATTTAGAGGAAATGAAGGATCATCCTTATCAGTATTTATTCTTTATGGTTCATCAATTGATAGAATCAGATTACTACGCTAAATACGGTGTAAACTTTAAGCTATTAAAATCCTTCAATCCTACCGCAACGCTTGTTGGTCATGAGCATGCAGATAAAGGCACTTACGAACATAACGGAATGACTTTTATCCAGCCGGGGGCCTTATCTAGATATCATAACGCAGAGGACGAGCATAAGAGAGCTCCTAAAGTTGCTGTAGTATCAGTAAAGCAGTCCTCAGGTACTTGGGATGTAGAGTATACGAAGATTCCTATTGAAGAGCCTAGAAGGGTATTTTATATGACAAGAAGAGAGGTCAAGAATGATATTGACTCTTTTAGAGATTCTATGAGATCTTTATCAGAGGTAATATTTTCAGCTTCTGACTCTAATAAAGAAAGAAGTGGTAAACGGATAAGAGATCTTATTGCTGAACACTCTCCCGATGAGGGCGTAAGAGATTATCTAGACGTTAAGTTACAGAACAGAGGATTTTAATCTATGATAAATAAAGATGTTTATGCTGCTTTAGCAGAGAAGAAGTTACTTACATATTCTAATTATGATGTGTACATTCCAAATATTATGGATAGGAAAGATAGTTTCCTTTTAAGTTCATGTGTCAATGAGTTTAAGAATAAGTCAATTTTCCTCAAACCTAAAATAAAAGCAATATCTCCTTCATCGTTAGGAAACTTCCTTAGCTGTGAACAAGATTTCTGGTTAAAATATGGAGAGTGTGTAAAGCAAGATCCATTCATTCAAACTGACACTACATTTAATGGCAGCCGACTTCAATTATTTTTCCATAAGTTTTGTGCTTATTACAATCATTTCAGAGCTTATACAGAGGAAATCTTAACAGGCATTATGCAGGAAGTTATAGAAGAAGTTCCTGTATCAGAATATAATGGGGAGGGAAATGCTCCTGATTTCAATCTAGATTTAATCCGTAATTCTTTAGACTTTTTCCTTAAGATGTATGGTTTATCTCCTAATATCTTTATCCATCCTGAGGTTAATTGGGATTTCCCAGTTTATTATGTTTCAAGATCAAAGAAAGAATACATGAGACAGGTTATTGCGGGAGCAGCAGATTTTATTATTTACAGCGGGGATGATCCTTTAATTTCATTCGACGGCAAGAACACTCCCTCTCGGAACATTCCTTCAAGACCGGGTATATTTAACCAGAATATATTTCCAGAAGATTTTGCATCTGTGACTCTTTTATCGGATGATCAGAAGGTCAAGTCTCCTAATCTATTTCAACCATTATTTCCTGCAATGCTTCATGGAGTAAAGCACGTGGGCTTTTATTATTTTAATACAGGTCAAGTTGAATTGTACCAATGGGATAAATTTGAAGATCTTCAACACTTATTTGCAGTACAATTCAAATTATTGAAGAAATGTTTAAATTATCCAAATAAGAATAAATTCGATACTAATGGACGTTGGTGTAAGAGATGTTCTGTTAAGGATCACTGTATTAACCCAAAGATAGATTTCAAGAAGGGAGTACTAAGCTCTCTTGTTAAGGATTAAACAATGCAGAAGAAAAGAAATGTCAAACCTTATTCTAAAGTAGTTATGCCTGAAAGAGAGAAATCTTCTGTAGGTAAAGAAGAGACTGAGGACAAAGTTGTAAAATCTAATAGATGTATGATTTGTAGAAAGCATGTTAAGGATGTTCATGAAACATTAATTCAGGTGGCAGTTAAGAATGATCCCTGGGTAGTTTCTGTTATCAAAGCATGTGATAAATGCTTAGTTAAAGTTAACCTGAGCAAAGTAAAAGCTGATTTATCAATAATTAAATTCCCTGTTTCTAAAGTCCATAAGTTGGATAACCTTACGTGGTATCAATACCATTTACTAATTTCAAAGATGTTTGAAAATGTAGATTGGGATAAGAAAGATTGGAAAGAAGGAAAATCTCCTTTTAAGGAAGGAGCTATGGATACTTTAAATGTAAAGGAAGAAGTGTCGGTAGATTTTATAGATAAAAAGAAAGAATAAGTTTGTTTGTGCTTTGTAATAATTAATATTAAATAGGAGTTTTATATATGACAACAGAAGAAAAGTTTGAGAAAGTCGACGGCGTTGATGTTCTTAAAGAAGATAAAATTGGAGATACTAATGAAAATAATCAGCAGTTGAGAACACTGCCTGACGGCAGAACTACTTCAGCTCCTGAACTTAAAACATTTGGTGATGATAAGAGACCTGATTTTGCAGAAGATTTTGAAAGTCCTTTTGATGTATCAGCTGCTTTAGAGGGCGAGCCTAAACCAAATGCAGTTAGTGTAGATTTCCCAGATCCGGATACAGATTATTTTTATGTAAATAATGAGTTTATATCCTCTTTAGGTGCTTGTATATCTGTGCTTAACAGTACAAGCAAGGATCTTATTCTTAGATCCGTTCATGTTCATCTGTCGAAAAAGAAATGTTATTGTATGGCCACTAGCATGCAGTGTAACATTTATAAGGAGTTCACTTTAGAGAGTTTTGAAGTTCTTAAAGATGAAGGTGTTTCTATTGATTTAGACGCTTTTAAAGTATGGGAACTGTTTAAACTGATTAAATCACGGAAGAGAATTTTAATTTATGATAAACACATTACTTTGGAATATGCAGCGGGCGTTAGTAAGGTTCATATGGATCGAAATGTTGTTGGTATTCCTAACCATTTCTCAGAGATTATCCCTGAAGCTATGGAAGAGTGGTTTAATTCTAAGATGGATGTTGCTTATAATGGTTTTTACTTTATCAGCAAGTTCATTTGTAGTGGAGGAACTCTTCAAAATGTGGTAGTTAAAGAGAGCGATCTTTTTGCGAATGATAAAGGACTGGTTCTTAGTTATAAATTTCCTGAAGCAGGTGATAAGGCATTTTCCATTTTACCTGGAGATATTCAAAAGATTATTATGTATCTCTCAGTTTTTAAAACCTCTGGTATTGATGTGAAATATTATGTTAACCCTGGAGACAGTGGTATGATGTATATTTCTCTATCAGGTGATGAGTTTACTAATTATATTAGCTTTCCTATCACTACTGATGGTTTTATAACAGTTAATGCATTGAAGACGTATGATACTGTGAATGAAATTGAGATGTCATTTAACATAAACACTGTTCTATTTAAGAGAGCTTTGAAGATACTTTCTTTAGTTCTTGAAGGTAAAACAACCTTAGATATTTCAGTTACAGACAGTTTAAAATTCCTTATTATATCGGCAGAGACTCAAGGTCGCCGTGTTTCTAGTGAAAGGGTTCCTATAGAAATGCTGAAAACTGTTGATGGTTTCAATCCAAAAGACTTTGTAACCTTTATTGATATTAAGAAGTTCACTGATACGCTCAAGTGTATTGACCCAGAAAACTTCAATCTCACTGTGTATAAGAATATCTCAGGATTCACTTCCTGTATGAATGATTTAGACCGCAAGTCTATTCTTCATATTTCAGCGTCAGATAAATCGTCTGTACTTAAATCACGTAAGGTAATAGCTGCAGAGAAAGCAAAGAAGGAAGCCGCAGCTGAAGCACAAACAGCTCCTGCTTAAAAGCAATTAATTTATATAGGATATAAGATGTCAGACTCTCAAGAAGAAATAATCAAAGAAGAAGTTACTCCTCGACCACAGGAAGCCACTCCTAAAACATTATCAGGAGATCCCTTTGAGGAGGGAGTAAAGACACAAGAGGCTAAGTTTAAGAAACCTCGTAATTTCTCTCCCTTACCAGGGCAATCTTGGGAGTCTGATCTATATCCTTATTTTTCAGTAAGAAATACTCCTCTCAGTGTAGAGGAGTCGTTAAAATACTTTCGAGATAACCGTCATAGCTTAGAATGTTGTCAGCAAGATTTTACTGATTTTTATCAGAATTTCGATAACCCATCTTGGGAAGAAGCTGATTTAAAATTCTTACTTCATTATATGGTTGATTTCGAGACAAAAGGGATGTCCTCTACAATTAAATCACTATATACTATTATCAGAACTTGGGAACAGACTTCTGGAAAGAAGATATTTCTAGATGTTAGCTTCTTTCCATGTAAGACCAATGATTATCATAAGATATGCAAGAAAGGAAATATCCGTATGGGATTTGGTCGTATGTCATCCAAACCTATGGAAGATTTCGATGTTATAGGCTTTAGTCATAGTATTTGTGCTGAAGCATTGAATGTGCCTTTAATATTATGGCACGGTGGTATGAACATTCTTAAAGAAAATAGAATGAAAACAAACGAACCATTATTAATCATGGGCGGAGTATCAGCTCAGATGTCAGAATATCTTTATGGAGATATTAAATATAAGAACCCTGAAGGAGTTGAAGAGACTCATCGAGGGATTATTGATGCGACTTGTATAGGCGACGGGGAAGTTATTTTTCCTGATTTACTTTCAGGGTTATGCGAGAATATCGACAAATGGAAAGTCAAAGGTGAGGATCATCGATTACATAAGGAAGAGACTTTATTAAATCTATACAAACATTTTCCATTATCTACTGGATATTTTGAAGGAGAGAAGTGGATTGCGGAGTGGATTGATCATGACAAAGGGATCCAGAAGACTACAAGACTGAATGTTGAGAAATACTCAGAACTTGAGAAATTCTATCCTGACGGAAAGATAAAGAAATATTTCATCGAGACAGATAATTTCGATGATGTTCCTAATATGGATATGAACGTTTTCCATGCACATTCTCAGTCAGTATCCTCTGATATTATAATATCGAAGGCATGTACTCCTGGAGGCAATTGCTCTTTTTGTATTGAGGGATCCTCCTCAGGTAGATGGCGAGAGAAATCTTTAGACAATGTTCTCAAGGCGATGGAAAGATCTCACATCCGTACAGCAGCCGATGAAGGGAATGCATTCTCATTTAATTTCAGTTATTATTCTGAATTCCCTGAGTTAATTATGGAGACGGCGAAGATATATGGATCTGAGACATTTATGTCCCAGAGAACAGATATGATTGCCAGTTACCCTGTTTTAGCTGATTATCAAGGAATATGTGGCTCACGGCAGGTAACACTTGCACTAGAAGGAGTTAGTGAGCGTATTAGAAATTACTTTAATAAGGTACTGACCTTTGAAGAAATATGTATTGCCACAGAGCATTTCATTAAGAAGAGATATACGGAGATAAAGTTTTATTGTATTGCTTCGGGTATGGAAACTGCAGAGGATTCAGAAGAATTAGAAAGATTATGTAGGCATATGAATTACTGCAAACTTAAATATGGTTCTCCTACAACATTACGTTGGAGTTTCACTACTCTTAATATGTCTCCCTACACGGCTCTTCGTTGGGCTCCTATGACTACTGTTGAGAGAATGATTCATCAAAAACCTGTTAATTCTCTTGGGGATATATTAGAGATTTTATACCAGCATAACATGAGAGTAAGAACTTCTGGACGATTAGCTCATTCTTTATTCACTCAGGTTTACACATTTTGTGATAGAAGATTTACGCAAGCATCCATGGAGTTTTTATTTGAGGGATTACGTCATCCAACAGACTGGGCGTGTAAAGATAAAGAAGCCCCTCTATTCGAGTATCTTGTTCGAAAAGCAGGTATCAATCTAGAAGAGTATGTTAAAGAGAAACCTGAAGATTTCATCTTTCCAACGGATTACATTGATATTGTTAAAACGAAGAAGTATTTTTATAGAATTTACAAAAATTGTGTAGGTAATGTTTCAACTAATTATTGTCTCCGTACTTTAGCAAATCAGAAACCGAATTGTCTTGCTTGTGGTTATTGCAAGGATAAGAAGACGATTAAGAGACAGACTCATAGAAGATTACCTGATATATCAAAGATAGATCCGAATGGTTTAATATCTATTATAAGAGATAGAAATAGGGTTAAACATCGTCTTCTTTTCAAAACTCAAATAACTAATCCAGAGTATCGTGTAATATCAAGAGTATCTCAGTCAAGAGCTGTAGGAACTTCTTTTTTGCAAGTAATGGAAGGAAAAGAACATGATGGCTATACATTTACTCACAAGGATTTTGTTAGAGTCTTAGGATCTACAAGAGACAAATGTGAGAGTAGTGGTTTTTTCGATTGGATTTATGGAGAAATGCACTTTGTTATTGAAATGAAAGAGAGAATTGATCTTGATTGGATTAAATCTTTAATTCCTGAAATGAATAAAGTAATCAATAAGGGATTTATTATAAATGATGTTCGGGATTTCGAGTACGAAAGAATGCCAAAATCATCTCCTTACTGGTCTCTATACAGAGCGGAGCTTAAAGGTCATTCTAATACGGCTGATTTCTTCGATAGTATGTCCAATCTAGAGAAGTCAATTAAGCTCAAGAAAAAGAAGGAAGTAACAAGATCCAAGATGCAAGTATTTGAATACGACGCAGATTGGGAACCTAAACTTGTAGTTCCCGCATGGGGGAAGAACAGACAAGGTGAGGATGCTTTATTTCTTTATTTTCAAATCCCAACTTCTGTTAATCCTTATCTTTTCTTAGAAGCTATAGGTCTTAAAGGAAAGTCTCTTTATAAGAATATTATTCTTTGTATGGGGGAATTTCTGGAAGAATCAATCTTAACAGGGAAAGAAACAGATTACTGTGATGTCTGCTCTAAACCGGTAGAGCAGACATCTTTCTCAAGAAAGCCTGTAGGAAGAAAATGTCTTTACCATCAGATAAAGGATGATTAAGGTTTTCTTATGAAAAGAGATTGGCCCATTAAAGAGGTTATAGACAAGAACGGGCAGATTCGTAGAGTACGAGTTCATCCTGATAATAAATTGGAGGAAAAAGAATTTCAGGAGAATCTTAAGAGCTCCTCTACTGCAGTACCAGAGGGAGACTCTTCTAAAGCATCTAAACAGATGTTTTAATTAATAATTTTAATTTATATATTAATGAGTGGAATATTATAACTCATATTTGGAGATAATTATGTTAGATTTAATTTGTAGGGATAAAGAATCATTTAACACTTTTAAAGCTTCTTTTATAGAAGGCACATATTCATCATTTAATTTGAGGAATGCTAAACTGATCCCGAGTGAGGGCTCAGTATTTCCTAGTCTTGTGGTAGGTGATGCATCCTACGAGATTTCATCAAAAGCAGCTTTTAGTAGTTTACTTAAGACCGCATGTCTTTCAAATAGTATTTTAAAAGCAGATGAAATAATTCCTGAGGGTTCAGTAAACATTTATAACGCTGTTGCAGATGTTTTTAATCAGGCAGACCAGGATTTAGTGATCAATTTTAAATTCGGAATAGACTTAACAGCTTTAGGATTTTGGGCTGAACATGTAACAGCAATGATGATTCATAATTCCTTTGAGAAGATCCAACCAATGCTTGATAGATGCTCAGATTTTAGAGCATATCTTTCTGATGAAGCAGTAAGATATGTTTTCTTATTCAGTGATACAGATAGCGAACTAGACATTGGCGGCTCTTATCGCATGGGTTTCTCTTTTGATTTCTCGAGTGTTGCATTTTCCCCTATGGCTTTAAGACCTTATTTCTTTAACAATGACTTAAATCTTGGATTTGAATCCCCTGCTAAGTTAGAGAAGACAGCAACACCAAGTAAAATATTTGGTATAATGAATCATTATTCCGAAAATCCAATGCAATTATTCGATCAATTTAATGTTCAGTTATTTGAGCTTATCAAGTCTCACAAAGATTTTACCATTTCTTACAAAGATGTTGAAGGAGGTTACTATGGTCTACGTTCTATAGATGGGACTTTAGCAGAAAATCTTTTAGAAGACTTCAACTTTTCCAGATATCTTGCAGAAAGAAATATGCCTTTTCCTTGTAGAAAGTCGTCATTTTGGAAATTAACATTTGATGTAGAGATTCCATCTTATGATTTTTATGAGAAATACTTATCATATAGTTCTCGTGTTGGAGATACTGTCGAATTGAATCTTAAAATTCAAAAGAAGGTAGGGACGTTTTTCTTTACTCCACCAATTTATTCACAGAAGTTCGAACCAGTGACAGTATCTGTTGTTGAAGAGGAAGAAGCAGATGAATAAAGTTTTATGTCTCTATCATGGGGACTTTGATGGATGGGCTTCAGCAGCGATAGTAAAGAACTTTTATAAAGTTTGTTATCCGAAATATGATTTTATATTTGAAGAAATGTCTTATGGAAAAAAGATTCCGTTTAACCTCATAGACAAAGATACTGCCGTTTATATGGTAGACTTTAGCCCCGAGAACCAGGAACTACTAGATAAATTAGTGAGCTATTCACCGTATTTCTTCTTAATAGATCATCATAAGACAGTAGGAGAGAAGCTAGACTTAACAGGTATTGCAGGGTCATATAACACTACAAAAGCAGCATGTCAATTGACGTGGGAATTCTTTTATCCAGAAGTATCTATTCCTATAGGACTTCAGTTTTTCGCAGATTTTGATATCTGGAAGAAGAGGAGTGAAGATTATTGGGAGAATTTCGTAATTCCTTTTCAGTATGGTTCAGAGATCTTAGTTACTTCTGCTAAAGATCCTCAGATGTGGGAAATATTATCTCAGCAAGATTTAATAGACAAGACCTTGGCACAAGGCAGAATAATCCAATCTTATTTAAAGAATAATAACAAAAGAGCTATGAAAGCAAGTTTTGATGTAACATTGGACGGTTTAAAACTTCTTGCGTGTTGTGGTGTCTTAGGTTCTACCGCATTTGAATCTAAGTGGGATCCGAAGAAGTATGACGGCATGCTTGCATATTTTCATAAAAGAGATAAGTTTAAATGTTCTATGTACACTGATAAAGACATTGATCTTTCAGTTACAGCAAAGAAATATGATGGTGGGGGTCATGCTAAAGCCTGTGGCTTTATTGTTAAGCATGATCAGATTCCTTGGAAAGTATTATCTAAACCTAAAGTTTCTCTAACAAAGAGGATTTAAATATGTTTAAATTATCTAGAGAATTTTGGTTACATCTGTCTCTTCGAGTTTTATTTTACTCTGTAGTACTTCTATATCTTTTTTATTTCTTAGTACCTTCTAAAGATACAAAGACTGTTAACGTTAATACTAGTTCAGAACCCTCTACATATCTATTTATGGGAATAGATGATAAAGCATCTAATTGTGTTCGTGGCCGGAATGATGTGACGATGTTAATCTTAGACTATTCAAATCATATTCATGTTATCGGATTTCCTAGAGAAACTCTAATAGACATCCCAACAAAAGGATATTACCGAATCAATGGTTTATACCCTTTCCTTACTGCATTTGGAGCAGTAAGAGCGTTAGAACATATATTCAATATTAATATAGATAATTTCTACGCTGTAGATCTTTCTGGATTTAGAGATATTGTCAAATCACTTCCATTTATTAATAAGAATTCTAAAGATGAATCCTGGATAAGACATCGTAAAACTATTAAGATGGAGATTGGACGTCAATTTAGAGTACAGTCATATTTACAGAGATCACTAAGAATAATGAAGAAACTACCTTTATCCAAGTCTTTATTATCTCTTATTCTTAGCAAATCAATTGCCACAGATATTAAGAATTCCGAAGAAGTTACTCCTTTAATCTCTTCATTTAAGAATAAGAAAGTTGTATGGTCTATTTATCCAGGGAAGTATGAGAGAATAAGATCTTCCTATTCATTTTTTCATCATAGGGAGTTATGGGTTTATCAGATAGCTCCAGAGAATTTTAATATTGTTGCTACTAATCTTTGTAATGATACAAACCCTTACAAATTTAATAATACTAATATTAACACCTCAAGAGAAGTAAAGAGTGATTTATTTCGTATTAATTGGGCTCAGAAGAAATTTAAAGAGTATTCCTCAAAAGGTATAATTAACATATCATCTGAGTATAAAGCTAAGACTAATAAGAGAGGTTTAGTTACTTACTTATTAAAGTAAGGAATTATCTATGGTCATATCATCAGAAGGACATAAAAGAATAATTAAATTAATCAAGTAATTTAACCACATTATTCAAGAGGAAGACATAACTCAGTATGAGCTTTGTTATGTCTTATACGCTCTGTTCTCTACAATAAAGATTAAGTATTTAAATCTCTTATTCACTTGGGCTAACGAGCTTTTTATGAGGCATGATCTTAAACAGGTTAAAGAGATTCTTGATGAGTGATTTAACTAATGAGTCTCTTGTAAATCAACTCGAAGAACTTCTTCGCGATAAATATGATTTAATAGAATTTATCAACATGAAACTGATGCGTTATTGTCCTAAAGATATTCAAAGCGATTGGGATATTCTCAAGAGACAAATTAACAGGGTACGGGAGAACTGACAGTAGGAGAAATTCCATGTTATCTTCTCTAACCCATTAAATTTATATATAAATAACCGTGTAAAAGGAATTATTTTGACTCGAGATCCACGTAAAAATTATTTAGCTCCTATCCCTGATGATGTATTATCTCATTTTAAGGGAGATATGTCATTTTACGATCATCAGAAGATGTCTTTCCATTTCTCCTCTCAAAGAAACCATTCAGCATTATTCCTGCATCCAGGTCTAGGGAAATCTCTTGTAATTCTCTCCTTATTCTTAGATAGACTTTCAAAGAGAGAAGCTAGAAATATATTAATAGTAGTTCCAAAGTCCTTAATGATAAACTTTAAGAATGAGATTAAGAAGTTTTGTCCTAAATTATCTGTTTTAGTGATTATGGGAAATAGGGAGAGAAAGACTAGATTAATATCATCAAATAGGTATAAGGTAAACATAATTAACTATGAGGCATTTATAAACCTTTGGAGAGTCATCCGTAGAAAGAAATATTCGATGGCAGCTTTCGATGAGTCGACTAAATTTAAGTATCATACAACATCCATCTTCAAATCTTTATATAAAGGAACAGAACTTATTCCTATCAAAGTAATTTCTACAGGAACTCCTTACGTCAGTGATACTTTAAACATTCGTAACCAATTTTATATAATGAAAGGTTCTTGTGCCTTTGAGTGTGGCTCTATAAGGGAATTCTCCCGTGACTTTAGATATGATCATTATGCAGTGAAGAAAGTTGTAGACCGGTATGCAATAACATTTACAAAGGATGAGTGCCTGGATCTTCCACCAAAGAACTTCATAAAGATCGATTGTCAGCAAAATGATGAAGAATACTCAGTATACCGTTCAATATTAAATGACTTCAAGATTTGGATAGATCAGTTTGAAGGGAAATACATCCCAATAAAACACTTATTGGCTCAGATAACTAGATTAAGACAGGTTTGTATAGGTAAATTCACGAAGCAATCATCAAAGAGAGATATGTTTCGGGATATCATGGAAGATTTTGGAGATAACCAGCTTATAGTATGGTGCGAGTGGACTCATGAATTCAATCAGGTAAAAGAAGTATTATCCGAGATGGGAATTTCATTTACATTCCTTAAAGGAAATATGAGATCTGCAGATTTCGAATCAAATAAAGAGAGTTTCATAAAAGGGGATAAGCAGGTTTTAGTAGCGATAATGAGCTGCTTAACTCATGGTCACACATTTGTCAATTGCAGCAGAGCGTTATATTACACGCCTCCACTATCCAACGAAAAGTATATTCAGTCTCAAGATAGAATATCTCGTATAGGACAGACATTGAAACAGTTTTACTACACATTACTCTCAGTTTATCCCGATAATTCAAATGAATTAAACACTGTGGAGGCATGGATATACAAGAGACTTTTAGAGAATCAAGAAACATTAGACTTCTACATGGGAGAGGATTCTTTCATTGCGAAGTCTCATTTAAACGAGTTATTTGAGTAGTTGATAACAATTTATTATGTAAGTTAGATTTAAGGAATAACATTATGAAAGCAAAAGCATTTAAAGCACCAGAAGAATTTAACTCCTCGGGATTAGAGAAAGAGAAATTTCTGGTAAGGGGTAGATGGTTTCGTGTATCAAGAAAAACAGGAAGATCTTTTCCTGTTTCATATAGAGACGTTCCATCAGACGTCATGTCCGAAGCATCTTCTCAGTTAAAGAAAGACTTTCAAGAGACTAATGGTTTGCTAAATTATGCATCAGAGAAATATGACAGCACAGTTTTCAAACATGCTAAGAAAGCATATGCGAGTGGGTTACGTTCTTCAGCTTTTGCTATTACGGTTTATTACATTCCAGGAGAGACTGACAAGGAGAACATGGAAATTGTTTCAACCATCTCAGATTATTTCAACGGACAATTATCAGACGGTTGGGGAGAAGGATTCGAGCAACAGTATTGGAAATCCTCTTCTAACGGATCTGAGTATCATTATTCGCCATGGACACGTGATGCTGGAGGAATTCAATAATCATGAATTATATTAAATTCGAGGCAGACTCTGACTGGGTCAATCATCATTTCCAAACGTTAGAACTATTCGGCAATCTTCGTGATTCTGAGGAAGAAGGGGCTTATGTATTAGAAGTTTCAGAACCATATTTATATGCTAAGGCACTGAAGTTACTAAAGAGTACTTCTAAAGTATCATTAACTTCAGATTCTTTTATAGCGTCTGACTGTCATTGTTGTGACAACTGCTCTTTCTTTATTTCAGCAAAATGTGCGGTTTACTCCTCTGCAGTTTCATTCCATTCTATAAAAGAAGTTAAGTCATGGATTGCTAACTCAGAGAATCCTAATACATGTTCAGTATTCAAAGAATATCAGGATCTTATTTAATGAAATCAAAACCATTTATTTCCAATGATAATGCATTTAACACTGCCTATAATAAGGTAAGCGAATTATTTTCTTTAGGATCTCCCGAGAAACTCGAGAATGGTTCTATCATTTACCATATAAAATCAAAAGCTAAGAGTATGACTCGGGTTTATGATCAGATGGAGAGAGAATTAAATCTTATGGGATTTGATTATACTGTCGAAGGAAATCTTCTAACATTATTTAAAGTATCGGATTTACTAAAATCTTCCTATGACTCCTTCCAGTCGGAGGAGTGGATTCCTAAAGACTTAGTCAAAGGAGATCTTCATAAGAAATTAAACATTTCAGAGAAAGAAGATATTCCAGTATCTAAGATAAATGCAGAGGCAGATAGATTAAAGAAGAAGTATGAAGATACTGATGAGAAGTGGGATAAAGACGATCTAAAATTCTTCCGTCAACTTAACTTCGCTAAAGTAATGAAGTCTAAATCAGGTGTTTTATCTCATCAGGATGCTGTTATAGACGGTATCGAAGAGATTGAAATGTCCTTATCTAATTTAAAGATAGCCGTAAAGAACAAAGATAGTGAAGCAGCGATATATCTAGAAAATATTAAAGAGGTCGCTGAAGATACTATATACATGTTACGCGGGTTTTAATGTTATAATCTTTACAATTAATTTATATATTTTATACTCTAGGAGTATGCAATGTATAAATCATCATACCAAGAATTTAGTTCTATTATCAATAGATTTTTCCCTGAAAGAGTTCCAGCATATAATAGTAGTTCGTTATTTATAGTTCCAGAAATTACTAATATTCAAAAAGAAGAGCCGGCTTACGAAATCGGATTACCTTTCCCTGAAACACTTATTGTTGAGAAGTATATCGACAATTTATCAAACCCTGTATTAACTGAGGACAGCTTTTCTGCTTATTATATGAGAGCATTGTCTCCAGAAGAGATACTTATATTAGAGAATATCTCAGAAGTTATGAATAATCCTGTATATTTTGAGATAACGTTATGTCTTGCAGAGAGCATAGGGAGTATGATAGGTTTATTTGATTTATGTTCTCCTAAAGAGAAGAGCAGAATAATCCCTCTCCAATATGAAATGTACTACAGAGATTCTGATAGAAACTATAAAGTAAGAAAATCTCCTTTACTTTCTTCATCGTCTCCTAATATTGATGAGGGTTCTATAGGGTCCTTCAATGCTAATGTAAGTGATTTAGTATGGCATTTAAGATACTTATACGGCCCAGCTAAGTGGATAGTCTCCTGTAACCCTTTGAATGTTAAAAGAAGAAAACGAGATAAGAAGATGATTAACCTTCAATCACGTCCTACCTTTAATCTCTTATCTCTTCCAGAGATTAGAAAACGATATAATTTAGCTAAGAAAGATTCACCTTCATCCCAATTACCCGTTCCTAGATATATTAGAGGTCATAACCGTAGATTAATGTCTGATTATTACAAACTCGAGAATAGAGGAAAGATAATCACTGTCGATTCTGTTTGGACAGGCCCTAACGAAGCATCTTATGACGGATGCAAGTATATCGTTCATTATGATAAGTAGTGCTACCTCCTTTATTTAATATAAATATTATTAATAATATCAAAGGATTTGAAATGAATGATCTAGTTACAGACTTATTAAAATCGTTATCCAATTTAAGTGCTCCCTATTTCATAGGGGCACATTATTCAAGTGAACCTTCAATCTTAAACTCTATTGCAAGAGCTAAGAGGGATGGTGTATCAACTTATCAAATAATGTTAGGCCCTGTTCAGTCATGGTTCCCCTCCAAGTTTGATAAAGATACTATACATGAATTCCGTACTCATGTTGATGGATTAAGAATATTTGCCCATGCTCCCTTTTACATTAATCTATGCTCAGCAAAGGAACAACATCGTATCTTATCCTACAAAGGTGTTATTGCCCATTTATATCTAGCAGAGAAATTAGGTATAGAAGGTGTTAATATTCATATAGGGTCAGCGGGTAAAGAAGCTACTACTGAAGAAGCGAGAGCTAAGGTAGATGATTCTATATTAAAGATATTTGAATCGTATTCAGGATCTGTTAAACTTATTTTTGAAAACGCTGCAGGAGACGGAACACGTATAGGATCTAATATAGTAGAACTAGCAAAGCTATCTAGGGGTGTAAATAAATATTTAGGTCGAGATGCTACTGGAATATGTATTGATACAGCGCACGCATTTGCAGCTGGCTATGACGTAACCACGGAAGAGTTCGTTCGGGAAGTATATTACGAAGTAAATGATGTCTTATCACTAGTTCACTTAAATGATGTAGAACCAACAGTATGCAAGCTAGGCAATAAGAAAGATCGTCATGCAGGTATCGGAAGAGAAGGAGGTCTTGGCCTCTCAAATATTCTTCGACTGATTCAGGTATTCAAATATGTCCCGATGATCTTAGAAAGAAGATCTGATGAGGGAATCGACAATGATTACAATGTTCTACGTCAGTTTGTATCAGGAGCGGATGCCACTAACATTGATTTAGGCACTCCCGAAGATAACACTCCGGCTCCTCGTAAGAAAGCAAACAGACCTTTTAAAGTAATCAACTAATATCCTGGAGAATGTTTAATATTAAAGCGAAATATAACAATGCAAATGTAATGCTCCCTGATGAGTCCTATATCGACTCTACTACTAAATCACAGATGTACTCATTTTTAAATCATCCAACATTTGCTAAATATTATATATCTATTATGCCTATTAAAGAAGAATGATATTGTTTGTTATTTTTATCCTTTATTTAAATAATAAGAGTATGGCTTTAACAGCGAGACAGAAAGAAAGATTAAAAGAAGAGGTTGATAAATGTGATTTATTATGCTCTAACTGTCATTATTTAATAGGGTAGGAGCATGGATATACTTTACAAAGAAACAATTGATGTTATAAATTTTGTGAAACCAGTATATAATTTCAAATTATTTACATAAGGAGTATGTTATGAATAAAAAAGATTATTTAGAGGTTTCAGAAGGAGCTACAGCTATAGTTTCATGTGCTAATTGTCCTTTGTCCTATAAACAGGCTTTAGATTCAGCTTATCTCGTAGTTAAAGACACTCCATTATGTTTAGAAAGAGAGAAAGGTCATGTTTGTCCTGGATTCCATAAGGTTATTTATACTGAGGGTTATATCTTAGTAGACTGTCGTATTAATGGTCATAGCTCATTTCATATGATATGAAAATATTAATAGTAGATGCTCCTTTATGTGTGGCTTATCTGTATGCAGATTTTTATACTAAGTCAGAGAGTATTGATTTCACTAGAGCATTATCAAATAAGTACTAGTATGACAAATATATTTTCGTAAAGCTCTGTGAAAGAGATACAAATAACGATTTCAGACGTAAATCAATTGCATCTAAAAGGATTAAATCATGAAAGCATTAAAGAGGTTTATAAATCAGTGTATTTGATTTCGTTAATTTAAAGGAGAGTGGTTTATGAGAATGTGGAGGGTAAACCCTAAAATTTTATGTATTCAGCACCTTCTAGGAGAGCATTTTGAGATTCATAAACATCGCCATAATTTTGTAAAGATGCATAATATATCGGGAAGAATAAGACCTGTTACTCAGATAGAACCGGATGCGATGCAGTCTCGTCATGATCCTCTTGTAGAGGAGTTAATCTTAAGAGGAGTTAATCATAAGTCACCTTATGAGCAACCATCTTTAGAATATCTATCAGATGATTTGCGTTATGCCAAGGTAGATAGACTATTATCCCTACGTGACCTCTTATCAAGATGCTCTAAGTGTAAAGATATGTATTTAAAATTAGTAGATAAGCAGACGTAGGCGGATGTTTTTAATATTCAAAAAGGACTCTTGTTTAGTTTGAGAAATTAACGGGTATCCAAGAACTGATAGTAGGAGAAATTAATAATAAGCTCTCCAACCCATTAAAATATTATATAAAAGAGGATATTATGTGTAATTATTCAGATACAATTAGAAAATGCCCTGTATGTCATTGGCAGGGTATGATATTCTGTGAAGAAGGAAACGAAGGTCCTTATGATCAAGACAGGTTTATTTGTTTAAACTGTACAAACACTGAAAATGTAGAAGATTGAGTGTTATAAAATAAAACCTTAATTTATATATTAAGCATAGCATCGCAGAATATGGAAGTCTCAATTCCATTACAGAAGCTTAATTAACTTCTGAATGGTTGAATCTTAGGTGATTACGTAATGTGAGACATCTACATATGCGGGATGCTATACTTACCTCTCTCAGATGATACCACTGCACTAGCAAGTCACTCTCTGTGAAACGGCGAAGAGAAAGAGGGTAACAGTAAGTAATTCCCTACTAGGGTGATTCCTAGCTTATCATTTATTTGATACTCTTCAAAGCCTTTTATCCTGTAAGGTTGTATAGATATATGGGTCAGAGTAAATTCATTTATTCTGCAAATACCTCTCCCTAGGTTTGTATCATAACAACAGGAGATGGTTCTCTGCCATGCCAGTAACATTAGTTACTGAGCGAAAGAGCCTGAGACGGAAGGCATTACAAGAATCCGTCATTGATTTATTGATACTCTCAATTTCGCCTGCATAGGGCAGGGTCTCCGTTGAGAGATTAGTATCTCGGGTTTCGGCAAAGCTCGTTAGAAGTCGCCATGGTAAGGCTTCAAGTTTGCCCCGGTTTATTTTAAGTATGTTAAAGAGTGAGATTGTCTTTGGAGAATAGAATGTTATTTACATTTCTATTTGGGTTCGATCCCCTTCAATCTTAATAGATATTTTGCAGGATATCTTCACTTCTAGGATTGATAGCGAGATGCATATAATAGTGAATAAGTAGAGAAGCACTGACTATTATATTCTATCGGCAGAGAAAGAGAGGAACGTCTTTCTTGTAGGTTATGTCCGTAAAGCATGCCCTTTTATCTAAAAGGAGAGATGCCGGTTAGAATCCGGACCGATCCAAGATTATCCATCTCTTGTGTCCATGGTCTAATGTTAAGACGCTCCTCCTTTATGTATTATATTATCGCAGAATGGTTATTGCTACAGATTTAATCCGTAAGGCTCGACGGGGTCGAGAGGATGAGTTCTCAGATGTAGAGATACATTTTCGAATGTAATATCTGCAGTAAATAAGCCTAAAATTGAGATCATGTGAGGTTCAATTCCTCACTTCTGCAAATAGGTAATTAGGGTAGGCAGGCCTTGGAGTCGCCATCCTTTAATAAGTAGAATTGACACTCTAATTGTTGTATGGTTTAGCTCGGTAATAGAGTTAAATACCTTTCGTTAGAGATAAATGAGGCAGGTTCTTTTAGTGTAAAAACAAGCCGTTTTTATTACCTATAAAATCCTAACGGACTTAAACTTGCAAGACTGTTCACCAAGTTTAAACGAAATTAGGTGTCTCCCTTGATTAAGAGGTTGGATATCGAATGCTAGAGAAGCCTGGTTATTTACCTGAGTCGTAATAGCTACTAGATAAAACTCTGAAAAGGATAAGAGATAATTATTATAATAAGACAGTGATAGTAGAGGAATCTATTATACTTAGTACGATGGTAGCGTTTGAAGAGGTGTGAGTCCTTCGATTTCTTAGACCAGAGACTTATTAATAGCGTAACTCTGACAGTATTCAAACGGAATTAGTTCTGTATAGGACATTTGAATTCTATAATTTATAACCGGGACAATACAGAAACATCTTTATCCAACTTTGTTATTGAGGCGATAAACGATAGCCCCACTCCCAATTTCAATAACTAATTCATGTGCCGGAATGATGGACGGCCAGTATACTATGCGGAATTAGAACCTCATGGTTTTGAAAGTTTATTCCTCAAGAGGAATGGCTCGGAAGGATAGGTCGGGATGAGCAATCCTTACAATAACTATAATTCGGTTCAAGTAAATAAATACCTGGTTCAAATAGCTAACCCAACAGTATTTATGAAATGGCGTCGGAGCACCAGAAACTTTCTATTGAGTAAAGATAACGAGTAAGACTTAGGCTACCGTAGGAAATGCCGGTATATGCGATTGATCCAATAAAAGCTTTAAGTACAATTTTACTTGCCTTGAAAAATATCCGGAAGAGAAGCATTGTTTCTCGGGGCGGAATAGTATTGATCTATTTAGGATTCTTTATGCAAGAGGATGATTCATTCAGATTAGATATGTACAAATACAGAACAAAGTTCGGTGTGACAGTTTATCCTCCACCTCCGATAGTTTTCTTCTCAGATGGACTTTCCTCTTCTGATCTAGCAGAGAAGCCTACGTCTCCTAGGTTGATTTCCTCATTTATGTCACACTTCTACAGCCTAATCTCTTATGTCAAGAACAAATTGTACAGAATTTTAAAATGTAAAAGGAAATAATTATGTATTCAGAGAAAGTTAGGGAATTTACTAAAGCATGTTGTGATGGAGACGTTCCGGAGAAACCAATATTACTTTCAGAAGAAAAGGTTTCTTTTATTAAGAATATGGTTAATGATGAAATGCAAGAGTTAGCCGAAGCAGGTAATATAACTGAACAAACTGATGCTTTAGTCGATGCAATATATTATATATGTGACACAGCAGCCCGACATGGTATGAACCTTGATCCACTGTTTGAAATTGTTCACCGAGCTAATATGCAGAAAGTCGTTGATGGCAAGGTCATCCGTAGACAAGACGGAAAGATAATGAAACCAGATACCTGGCAAGACCCCGAACCATTGTTACTAGAAGAAACAGCGAGACAGGAAAGAGAAGGGAGTTTCAATGGCTAATAAAAGATTATTAATAGAAGCGGCAGAAAGATTTATTTACAAATGCGAGATAAATGTTGCCCGAAGTAAAGAATCTTATAAGATGTTTAAAGAGGCTCTAGATGCTTCAGAAGTTGATAATACCTCTAATCGCCTTAAATGTTTTGATTGTTATACTGAATGGAAGATATCTGATATGGTAGGTACGCAACGTTGCCCAAGATGTAATGGTAGATATATTAAATATCAGACATGACTTATAAAGGATAATTTAGGGGAATTAATTTCACGAATGCTTTATTATATACAAAGATACCTAAGATTACAGACAATAAGGAAGCTTTTAAATCATCTATTCAACTTTTAAAATTTATTAAGAACAAGGCTGCGTATGCATTAAGTGCTAATCAGGTCGGATTAAACCATCGTTTCTTTGTTGCACGTAAATTCAAATCTCTTAAACTACCTACAGATATTTTCTTTAATCCTGCTTATGTAGGATTTCATGATAAAGAGTTAGTTCGCGAAGGCTGCTTATCATATCCAGGAGAGTCATTTATTATTCTTAGATATAAAGAAATTCAATTACAGTATGAGGATCCTCGTGATAAGACATCTAGCTTAGTTAAGCTTGAAGGATTACCTGCAGTAATTGCTCAGCACGAAATAGATCATTTAAACGGAATATCAGACCGTGATTTAAATATTTCAGAATCAGATTTAAGTAAATATTTTTTTATGTTCAAGTCCGACGAAGGGCCTCAAAGGAGTTAATATGTCACAATGGAACAAATGGGAGCCTCTAAGCTATTATACATATTCTGATGCAGAGTATATAGTTATGGCTCGACGTAATAGAAAGTCTGGTTTAATCAAGTTTAAATCTATTAGAGTAAACGGAAACAATAGCCTTGTCAATGAGTCTAAAATTAGTCTTCCAAGGACTCTTATTGACTCTAAGAAGCAGTGGTACACTATCTGTGAAGCTAATTCTTAATGCCTTTATTTGTATGTGAGTATTATGATAGACAATTTAGAACGAATATCTCCTTTACTATCTTTCGATTCGGAAGATGATTTTTATTTCTTACAAATTCTGCAGAGAAAGAAAGATAATCTAACGCAGTCCTGCAGTGTCAGAGTAATTAAGGAATACTTCATTAATAATCTTAATTATCTTAATGAACATTACAATGAAATAAAGAAGTTATGCGTGATTTTCAATGCAAGAGCGGTAATAAATCTAAACAGAAGATCTTTTAGAAAGACTGCATTATCAAGCTTGTCTGAACTAGCTAAGCTTGTTTCTCAGGATTCCAACTATAGAGCAGCCCGCCGAGTTTATGCATCCTCTTGTGGAAAGAAATCAAACGAGTCCTCTAAGAAGTGGATTGTTGATGTTGATAATTGTACGGACGCAAGTGATATGGAAGATTTAAAATCTTATTTATCTACATTAGCACCTGTAGGGGAGAAAGTATTATTAACTCTTCCGACAAAGTCAGGTTTCCATCTAATAACAACTCCTTTTAGAGTAGATCATTTTAAGCGTGATTACGACCATGATATTCATAAAGATAATCCAGTGAATCTCTTTATCGCTTAGGAATGTTATTTTTTGTAGTGATAGATTTTTACAGAAATTTAATATGAAGTTATCCAGAACCAGATCAAAATAATTTTAAGGAGTAATAAATGTCTAATAATGAACGAATACTGAATACGAGAGAGAAGACAACCTTTTTATAGAAATGTTAGAGGAAGAAACGGGAAAACGAGATCAATCATGTAATACTCCCGCACATGTTTCTGAAGAGGATACAAGATATCCTCGTGAGATGTCTGACGAAGATTTAGTTAAGTGTTATGAGCTTTTTGATAATTCTCCTCTTTTTGAGCGGGATAATTCAGGGAAACACGTGATTTATAAACCTATTGATTGGGTAAAGGATCCTTTTGCTTTTGAATTTAATATGGATTTGAATAAATTAAGATCTTTGGACATGTTCGGTAAATATGTTGGATGTACAGGCTTTGTAGATTTTGATATTTTTCATCGAAACATATCCGCCTTTCTTAGATAGATTAGAATGTTATCTTATTTATAGTTCTAGGGAGAGTCTATGTTAATAACTAGACATATATGTTTTACTCGAGATATCGGAGTCAATGGAAACCTCTTTGGAGGAAAACTACTCGAATGGGTAGATGAAGCAGCGGCAATCCATGCATCTCTTATTATCAAGGGGCTTAATGTAATCGCCAATATTTCAAATATTGCATTTAAGTATCCAGTTAAAGTAGGAGACATCTTGCAATTTCATTCTGAAGAAGTTTCTAAAGGAAATTCTTCTCTTAAGATTCACATTTGGGTTACTAAAGAAGCTAAGAGAGTCTGTGAGTGTGATGCCATCTTTGTTCATGTTGACCATAAAGGTCGATCAAAGAAGATTGACTGGAACAAAGAAGTTCTTGTTGGAGACAATTCTAAAGTTCTTCCTCGATGGAAAGCGGGTTACACAGAATGGGAACGTAAATGAGTTTTCCATCAGTTTGTTCTCATTGTGGCACAAAATACGGAGCTAGCTGGTCCGATATCTCAGGTATTTGTGGTAAATGTAAGTCAGGAAGATCTCATGACATTAGATCAAAATATTCAACTTTCTATGCAATTCCATCTAACACTAGATGGGTAAACATTATTTTAGATACGGGCATCCTTCCACTGCATCTTATTCATCTAAGTCTCATAAATGGACTTATCGTAACGGAAAGAAAGTTAATTCAAAGGTTCTTTGGTGGAATGACCGTTAAACATTTTATATTTTTCTTAGTATTACTTTCTTCTTTAGTGTATATAAGTATGCATAAGTATTATGTATATTATTTATATTCTTATGTAGAGAAGAGACATTTTTCTAAATCTATTTTAACTTATTATTAGGAGATTCATAGGTATAGAGTATATTATATCTTTTATAGATATTGCATTTAAACTTGCAAAGCGAATTTATAATTCAATTAATATTTTACGGCATAAATCTTATGAAGTAGTTATATGTTATTTAAAAATACAGGAATTTTATGCTTAGAAAATTCGATCCTTTACATTCAGAACATCTCCTTAGTAGTGAAAGGATAGATAGATAGATAGATATATATATATATCTCAATTTTGTGAGGAGCCATTTAAAAGAGGGATGATATTACTCTTATCCCTTTAGGCCTTCGTAGTAGAGAAGATAAGGAAAAGTAGCATCAGGCGAAGCATATAATGCCTTAGCAATTTCAGTACACTGGCAATGTTGCGCAGAAGAATATAAAGGAGAATAATTATGAAAATTAAGTTTTACGGAGTTCGGGGCTCTTACCCAACACCAGGTAAAGATACAAATGAGTACGGAGGCAATACAACTTGTGTTACTTTTACTAATGAAGTAGATGGCAAAATAGATAGAGTAATTATTGATTGTGGAACAGGTGCAATACGACTAGGTAAAGATATTATTGGTAACCATTTTGCAGGTAAAGAAGATCTTAATATCATGATGTTATTTACACATCTTCATCCAGACCATACCCAAGCATTTCCATTTTTTGCTCCTAATTATTTTCCAAATGCAAAGTTAAATCTTTATGGAATGAAAGCATTAAACATGCATGTAGGTAAAGTACTTGATAAAAGCATGCTTCCTCCAACGTTTCCTATTGAATATAAAGATTTAAAGTCAGAAAGAAAACATAACGTATTAAAAGATGGAGACAAAATCACATCGCCATTAGGTAGTATGAAAATAGATGTTATGCAAGCCTATGCACCTTCCCATCCACAGCAAGGTGCTTTATATTTTAAAGTTACAGCTCTACACAACAAAGATTGTGCTAACTGTAAGTTAGATAATAAAGAATGTAATGTGGATCCACATCTTGATTTATGTGGATCCAACACTAATTTTGATAAATTCAAAGGTAAGTCAGTAGCGTGCATATGGGATAATGAATCAAAAACAGGCGGAGATAAAGCAGTAATAAACTTTGCTAAAGACTGTGATGTAATGATCCATGATACTCAATATACTCATGAAGAATACGAATCATATAAAATGGTTGTTCAAGGATTTGGACACAGTACTTATGACATGGCAATCGAGAATGCAATACAAGCAAATATTAGAGATAAACTTATATGCACTCATTATAATCCAGCACATTCAGATTCTAAGCTTGATCAAATTAAAAGTGATGTCACAATTATGTTGGGCGTAAGTCAATTCGAAAGAGATAACATTTTTAATATCGAAATGGCGCGAGAAGGATTGGAGATAGATGTATGACTTCCTCGGGAACATCTGCAGTATCTCCTATTATAGGCTTTTGCTCTAACTGTAATTGCTATTCCTTTGGTCAGCATTTATCAGAGGGATTTTATTGTCATGTTTGTTATTATACTACTCCACCTAACTTCTCTAAAGGAGACTCAAGTGATAAACAAGTCCGGAATAATTCAACTAACTTACTTTCTCGTAAAGAGATAATTAATTGTTAACTGTTTTATTTTAATATTTAGTAAGGAAACATAGTGTTTAAATTTATTGGTAGATTAATAAAGCATGAGCATCGGTGGATACCTTTTGTTAGGAAAGGCGAAGAAGAGCATGGTAAGTCTACTGGAGTTCGAATTTGTACTAAGTGTGGAAAGAAACAGTATAGCTTTTATGATAGATTTACTTATCGAACGTTTTGGAAAGATTATTTCGGTTTTTAAGGTGATTTTATGATTTCGTATTATTTCAGGTGTGAGTGTTCTCACGTGTTTGAGAAGTTTAGATTAGGAATAGCAAGATATGAGCAATGGAGAGTAGGAAATTACTCTATCTCTTGTCCTGAGTGTAATTCAACAAAAATTAAAAGATATATGCCTAAAGGTTCTGGATCTTTTAAAAGTTTTACTTGGTAGGAGTAATTTATGAGTTTTAAAGCATGTGATAACTGTGGTACGTATCTAAAATATGGTTCCGCATTTATCGCTGATACAAACAATACTCTTCATTTTTTAAAATGCCCTAAAGAATCTTGTAATTTCAGTCATCCATTAACAGAAGAAGAATTTCCTTATCTAACAAAAGAAGAGAGGCTTTTATATGAAGGGCTTTCCCCTGAGGATTATAGCTTCTTTAAAGGAATGAACGAACTATTATTTAACATCAAGATACAATGTACTTATGACGATGTTAAAGAGTTTTTCTCTAAGAAAGATGCTTCCTTTGAGGAGATAGTCTCTTTTAAAAATAAAGCGGATATAAGTCTGAGCAGTTCCATGTTACTTGCTTCAGTTTTATATAGATTTAATAATGGCCTCATTATGTTTACTCTAAACGGGAACATACTTCAATTTACTTTGTATTAATAATTAATAGAGGATTAAACATTGGTTAGTCAATAATACTATTAGAACAGACAGAAAACAAGACTCTATGTATAAGGAACATTTAAAAAATTTAGGCTTAGACGCTAATAAAACGTATATAGAATTAGGAAAAAAGATGGTTTACCAAATGGAAACCAAATGGAAACCCAGATTAGATTAGATCAGTCTAGTATAGATCAGATTAGATTAGATTAGATCAGGTTAGTATAGATCAGCCTGACATAGAATCGTTTAATCGTTTTTGGGATCTGTATGATAAAAAAGCATCTAAAGAAAAATGTTATAAAAAGTTCGTTAAATTATCTAAAGAAGATATAGATAAAATATTTGAAACATTGCCAAATTATTTGAACTCTACTCCTGATAAACAGTATAGGAAAAATCCTGAAACATATCTTAATAATAAATCTTGGAATGATGAAATTATTGGAAACAATAAAAAACGTGATATGTCATCAATGGATCGTGAACAAGAAATGATATTATCAAAATTTCAGGATTAATTATGATACCTAAAGAAAAAGTAGAAAAAGTAACGAACCACATTAAGAGATTATTCGCTAGTAGAAATCAAATATCAGTTGAAGGCTTAATGACTTCTTGGCTTGAGGATCTTTTGTATAAATATAATTATCCAGATATAGAACGTGCATTCACTCATTATCGTCTATACGGCGACGATTTCCCTTCCTTGCCTAAGATTATTAAATTGATAGAAAAGTCACCTGAGAAGGCCTCCAGAGCCGCCACAGCGTGGGTTCACGTCCTTCAGTCAGCGGATAAAGGCAGTTCAGCCGGATTAGATCATAATATTAAGAAAATACTTAAAATGGTTACTCTTAATGGGCTGACCGACGTGATAGAAGCTGATAATTTCACTCAAGGAAAAATTGAAAGAGAGTTCAAGACTGTTTATAAGGACGCTCTCGAAGGTGTTCCAATTGCTGGTAGTGAAAATAAGGAGTTAGACAATGGATGAACCAAAGTATAGATATTATGATCCATACAATGAAGTTATGTCCTATAGTGATGGGCAAAAATTATCATCATTTTTTAAGAAGTATGAATTATTAAAAGAATATGGAAATAAGCCTATATTAATGAAAGATGCTAGATTAAAGGATAAAAACGGAAAAGATATCTATGACGGTGATATACTAAAATCAAACAATGTTTTATACACAATGACTAATGAGGCAGGCAAAGCAATAGAAATACACAATGAAGAATATAACCATCACTATTTTTTATTTAATCACATATTATTTTTAGAAGTTAGAGGAAATATTTATAAGAATCCAGAATTATTACAGGCTTCAGGCAATGAATAGTTTTTTTAATTTATTTTATAAGCAAATGTCAGAACCTTTTCCAGATAACTATCTTCATTATTGCCCTAATACTGGTTTTTATATAAGTGAAAAACTAGAATAGGAAAAATAGTACATAATATAATTACTATGTTTTTACTAGTCTTATTTGATCTTTTTGGATGGGAATATCGGTTTGATATGAGGACTAATATAATAATGTATGGAGATTGTGTTAATTGTTATCCCTTAGCTATCTACAAACTAAAAACAATAATTTTAAACTTAAAGGAGTTAGACAATGAATAATCCAGGCGTTTTAATTCTTATTTATATTTTTTCAGTATTATCTTTGGAATGTTAGGTGCTATACTATACGATGTTATTTTCAGAACGAATGAAAAGACTCGACTGATATTTTCTTTAAGCAAAGTGTGTGAAAACCTTATAGTATTGAAAAGCGAAATAAACGAATTAAAGGAGAAAAAATGAGTAATACAGTTATTTTAGTGTTATTTTGTATTTTAATTAGTATCGTGTTTGGCTTATTGATATCTGCAATATATGAAAATGTAGTATCAA